CATGTCCAAAATTGAAATCTCAAAAAAACTTTCAAAACAAAAAAAACACCCCTCTACTTTGACAACCTAGGAACGTTTTTCTATACTAGTTGAACTAGAGCTACCTTCAATTATGTAGTATATCCCTTCATTATCTAGGTATGTTTTTTATAGAAATCTATAGTAGTTACCTAGACATGTAGGTAAACATCCCCTCTATAAGCGAAATCTATAATTTTTATACTCATTTGGCCTAATCGGAGGATACTTAGTACCTTTTTTTCAGTTAAATTTATATGTAGTATTATCAATAAAAAATATATTACTACATACTATCTAGCTATAAACTTCTATCTAATCTATACTACATAATGGCACTCCGCTTATGCTAAACCATTCCTTTCGCGCAGAACGGTCATCCTTGATTGACTCAATATTGAATTTTTATAATGACGCGTGATTAGATGATCAATCTCAAATATGGTATCATGTGAATTTATTCCATACTTCTCACACGTCATTATAATTATCATCTGCATCATATCGTCTGTGATGAATCCACCTGCGTTGCTTATCACATTATCTATACTCTGCATCATATTCTCCATCATTTCATTCTCGTTATTCTGTAAAACTATCTCCTCATTTTGTTGTCTACGTGTTTGGGATCTTGTTTGCATTCTGTTCTAGATGTTCTCTAAAGGCGCTGGATTTATACATTTAAAAAATAGATCTACATCTCCTTCAATTTTTTTTCTACTTAGTACTTTAGCAATTTTTAGAAAAAAATATTATATATTTTATCCTAACTACCTAGCTAATTACCTGTTTATGTTTATCCATATCTAGCACGCATCTCTGCATAGCTAAGTTTATTTCCGTTTTTATCTGTCATCATAAATTCAATAGCTGCTGTTGTTCCTTGAGAAAATAGCACGTCAGCAGCTTTTTTGTTATCCTCATCCATTCCTTCGTAAAATGGCCATACACTTCCAGCACTCTCTACAGGTGTAACTGTCGTTGTTCGTGTCAAATCAGGCTTTGGAATTCCAGTTTCAGGACTTTCTACATCGATAGTAGCTGAAACTGGTCTAAATAAAGTAGGTGGCTCCGATTCTAGACAGAAGCATGAATTCTCTAGCTTCACAGATAGAGGACGACTAATATCAGCCACAGATACTTGACGACCATTTGGCTCGTTTGGTATAAAAGTATCCCTTCTACCCCAAGAATTTGATTGACCATGTGGTAGTATCGATGATTGACGACCAAGTGCTACAAAAGGTGGTGATACATTTGATGCTTCACGACCAATTGTCATAGGTGACATCTCTGATGCTTGACGACCAAGTGACATCGGTGGTGCCTCTGATACTTGACGACCAAGTGCCACAGGTTGTGGTAGATATTCTAATACTGTCTGTGATTCCAAATCGTGAAGGAAATCTCCGAATCTTGATTCGTTTTCATGTCCACCGGTATACTCAAAATCCACTTTACCATATGCCATATCACATGGCAGAAATGGATATATATCTAATTTATCACTCATCCAATTTTGTAGTTCATATACCTTACCTGATCTTGCTCGATACAACTCTATGGATCTCATACCTCCACTTGTCCATCCCATAACGCCAAATCTGCTCTTTCTTGTCATGACATTTCTAACGGTCTCATGAGCCATGTCAAAATAATGGCCTGACAACTGGGCTCTTATATCACCTGCGCTGTGAACCTTACCTTTTTCAATCATCGTTTCAACCTGTAGCATATCACCGTCCTCATCAGTAATTCCAAAAAATCTCTCCGCTGGTGCGTCCGTGACAGTCGTATCAATAGTATTATTAATAGTATTAATAGGCATCATACTAGTATAATCACTCGAATTTGACATGATGTTGCTTGATGACTCAAGAAAATTCATGAATTTATAAATTCAACGTAAATGCACTCCATAACTTCAATTTTTTTTTCATTAGTTAAAAAGGGGATTTTTAGTGCAATAGAATTGAGTTACAAACGTGTAAATTCTTTGCAAAAATCAATTTATTAATAAATGAAAAATAAATAAATAACTATATTATATTAAATGCCGTATTTCAAAAGATTAGACAAAAATGCAAATATATTATTTATTGAAATACCATATAACTGTGGTGACTGTGTTAAAGATTATATTAGTAAAAAATTCAATATTCCAAAAAAATCCATTTATGAAAATGTAAGTAAAGAAATAATTGAAAAATATGGATTAAAATATAATAATCCTGATAACATGTCATACAATTTGTGTATGTTTCTTAAAAATGAATTTGCTATTGATGAAAATAATCTAAAAATAATTGCAATTGTTAGAAACCCATATGAAAGAATATTAATTATTCTATACTTTTTAAGAAAAATAACGAAACTGTCTACAGAGAGAGAGATAAATAATGAATTAAAATTATTTTTATTAGACGATCATTATTTAAATCAACCACAATATTATTATGTTATAGATTCAAATGGAAATGTGGATCAAGAAAAAATCAAAATTTTGAAAAAAGAATCATTACAAAATGATATGCATAATTTAGGATATAATGACTTTGTTCAAGATATTTGTGAACCAGTTTTCAATTTAAATGAAAAATTAAATCGCGAATCACTAGATTTAATTAATCGATTTTATCATTTAGATTTTGAATATTTTCAATTTAACAAGCTTTAACTCTATACATTACCAATTATACGATGTTTTGATAATTTAAAATACTTTGGTTCTTTCTCTATTCCTATAAATTTTCTATTTGTATTTAAACACGCCACCCCTGTAGTTCCCGAACCCATCGTATTATCTAATACAATTTCACCTTCATTTGAATATGTTTTAATTAAATATTCTATTAATTTAACCGGTTTTTGTGTTTCATGTATTGTATCAAATTCTACATCGAATTCTATCAACTCATTTGGATAATTAGTAAATTTTTGAGTGTACTCACTATTACCAACTAATTTATTATTTTTACCCAAATGATGCTCCTGATTTAACATTTTTCCTAATCTTTCTTTACTATTTTTCTTTTTAATATTTGTAGAAATCAACCCTTGAGGATTGTAGGTCATATTGCCAGTTTTTTTTGATGCAGCAGCAGCTCCACCTTTTGAAAATATACAAATATCTTCCGTACATTTCATAGGCCTATAATTGGCTAATAAAAATTGTGTGGTTTTGTTTTTCTTCCATATTAAATTATATTTGAACCATTCATAATTAGAAGAAATCAACATAGTTGTAAATGGTTGTTGACCAAATAATACAATAACACCGGATGGTTTTTTCAATATTCTTTTGTATTGTTCCCATAATTGATTTAAATCAATAATAGTATCCCATTTACATTTAGTAGTACCATATGGTAAATCACATAATATTAAATCTACTGTATCATTTTCTATTTTATTCATTTCTACAATACAATCTCCACAATATAAAGTAATGTTTTCATTATTATAATCTTCTATACTATAATTTTCAATTTCATTTAATATTTCTTCATTCTTTTTTTTAACTTCTTTTTTTGATACTTTTTCCATTTATAATATGTAATATAACATATAATATTTAATTATTTTACATATAAAAATTAAATTAACTATTTTTGAAAAAATAAAGTTTGTATAGTAGCATATATATAAAGTAATACAATTGCTGTAAGTGGGGAAATTATCATATAATCTCTCCAATCTATTTTATTTTCTATAGTTTGTGTATTTTGTGGTGTATTAGCTGGTATCATATCACTAGATGGTGGTGTATCAAATGGTGATGGTATATATCTTGATCGTAGTTGCATTAATATAATCTTTTATAGTTTATATTTAAATCTGTTTTAAAAATAATTAACATGAATAAGTAGAGAGAAAATAAAATAAATAAATATAAAAAGAAGACTATATTTATTTATTAATGTCGATGTTAAATATTTATTTTCAGAAAAATGATCATTATAGAAAAGAATTAGGTCACAAAACTTTATTGTTATTTCAAGTAGGCGCTTTTTATGAAGTATATACAAAAGTAGATAAAAAAACAAAAGAAATAGTTGAACCACAAGTATTAGATTATAGACAATTTACAGAATTAGTACCAGGAAAGAGAACTGAAGATATATTATGCTTAGGGTTTAGAGATTATATGTTAGAAATAAAGTATTTGAAATTAATTCAAGAAAACGGATATACAGCAGTAGTATATAATCAAGATAGTCCTTCAACAAACACTACAAGAAGTGTATTAGGAATTTTTTCTCCAGGAACCTATTTTGATAATAATAATAAAAATCTCTCTAATAATGTATCATGTATATGGTTTCAAGAATTAAATTCAACTGTAAATAGTTCGCATAATAGTTTAATAATTGGGATGAGTAATATAGATATATACACAGGTAAAAGTAGTATGTTTGAATATATGATAGAAAATAGCCATAATCCAACGACATATGATGAAGTAGACCGATTTATAAGTAATTATAATCCAATTGAATGTATAATAATATCAAATATGGAGGATAAAAAAATAAATGAAATAATAACATTTACAGGAATAAGTAGTAAGAAGGTTCATAAAATAAGTACAACGGATAAAAAAGCATTAAATGCGGAAAAACAGAATTATCAAGAAGAAGTATTACAAAAGTTTTTCGAATATAATATAGCAGAGTCAATATTAAAATCAAGTCTTTCCTATGTATATGCAATTAGTAGTCTAATTTATTTATTAGAATTTGTAAATATGCATAATTCAAATTTAACAAATAAAATAAAAGAACCGATTGTAGAAAATACGTCAGATAGAATGATATTAGGAAATCATTCATGTAAACAATTAAATATATTAGATGATAATAATTATAAAGGGAAGTTATCATCAGTAAGTAATTTTTTAAATAATAATATAACATCTATGGGTATAAGAAAATTCAAATATCAATTATTGAATCCAACATTTGATAAAGAAAAATTACAAAAGGAATATGATTTTACTGATTATATATATAATAATTGTGATTTCAATAAATGGAGAGATTTGTTGAAAAATATAAAAGATATTGAAAAATTAAATAGGCAAATAATATTGAAAAAAATAAATCCAAGTGGATTTTATCATTTTTATGAAAATCTCTCGTTTATTAAAAAAATATATGAAACAATTAAATCAGATAAAACAATTAATTTATATTTAAAAAATTATATAGATGGTGATATAATAAAAATATGTAGTGATTTTAAAAAAGTAATTGATGATACATTAATAATAGATGATTGTAAATCATTAAATAATATAGATTATAATAAAAATTTTGAAAAAAATATAATAAAAGGAGGTGTAAATAGTGAATTAGATTTATGTATATACGAATTAGAAATAAATACGTTAAAATTAGAAAAAATAAAGGATTATTTACATAATTTATTATTAAATAGTGAAAAAAAGAGTAAAAATGATATGGTATCGATTCATACTACAGAAAAAAGCGGAATGTTTTTAGAATGTACTAAAAGAAGATCTACATTATTAAAAAAAGAGTTGGAAAAACAAGAAAACAAAATAAAGTTGCAAATAGTATATAATGATAAAACAATAGAATTTGAATTAGAAAATAATATAAATTATGTAACAGGTACATCTTCAAAAGTATATATTACAAGTGTATTAATAACAAATATAACAAATAGTATAACAACGAATAAAAATAAAATGAGAGATTTAATAATATTAGAATATAATAATTTTGTTGAAAATATGAAAAATTACCAAAATGAATTTAATAATATAATAGAATTTGTCACACAAATGGATATTATGCAAAATAAATGTTATATGATTAATAAACACGATTATTGTAAACCAACATTATATAGTGGTTCAGAAACAAGATCTTATATAAAGGCGACATCTATGCGTCATGTATTAATAGAACATTTACAAACAAATGAATTATATATAGCAAATGACGTATATTTGGGTTGCGATGATCAAGAAGGAATATTATTATATGGAACAAATGCAGTAGGAAAAACAAGTTTAATAAGAGCAATAGGAATATGTGTATTATTGGCACAAGCAGGATATTATGTACCATGTATGGAGTTTGAATATAATCCTTATAAATCATTATTTACTAGAATATTGGGAAATGATAATTTATTTAAAGGATTATCGACATTTGCAGTTGAAATGTCGGAATTAAGAGTAATATTAAAAATGTCTGATGAAAATAGTTTAGTTTTAGGTGATGAGTTGTGTTCAGGTACAGAACATGATTCAGCAATAGGAATATTTGTAGCAGGTGTAGAAGATTTATATAAAAAAAAGAGTAGTTTTATATTGGCTACACATATGCATGATATAGTAGAATATGATGAAATAAAAGAAATGGAAAATTTGAAATTGAAACACATGACAGTAATATATGATAATGAGAATGATAAATTAATATATGATAGAGAATTAAAAGATGGTCCAGGTGATAGTATGTATGGATTAGAAGTATGTAAATCTTTACATTTACCGGAAGATTTTTTGAAAGAATCATATCGAATAAGAAATAAATATAGAAAAGTGAATTATGATATATTAAGTTTAAAAACGTCACATTTTAATAATAAAAAAATAAAAGGGATATGTGAATTATGTAAAAAAAATAATGCAATTGAAGTACATCATTTACAACATCAACAAAATGCAAATAAAAAAAATAAAATAAATCATATGCATAAAAATCATTTATCAAATTTATTATCAGTTTGTGAGGACTGTCATAATAAAATACATAAAGAAGGTATAGAACATAAAAAAGTAAAAACATCGGTAGGTGTGGAATTATTACCTTTATGTGGATTAGAATAATATATTAATAAAATATATATGGGTGATTCAGAAATAAAAAAAATATTGCCGTTGGCTATATCAGTAACAATAGCAATAATAGGTTCAATAGTATTTTTTGGAATGATCGGTTTTGATTTAGATCCAGTAGAAGAAACAGAAGTAGAAAAAGTAGTAACAGTAGAGGCATTTGAATCAGATATGAAAAATGATTTTTGTGAAGGTCATCGTGGAGATAGACATAGATTAGATAAAAATTGTATGAAATTAACAAAAGATAATTGTTTAGCATCCCACTGCTGTGTTTTTACAAAATATAGTGATAAAGAGGAAGGTGTATGTAGATCAGGAAATGAACATGGACCAACATTTAGATATGATGATAATGGTAGGACACATGATATAGATTATTTTTATTTTAAAAATAAATGTCATGGAAAGGGATGTCCAAAATAAATAATATATTTATAAATTATAAATATGATATTTACAGATGTATTTTTTGAAACTACTAATCCACATACACCCTATACAAGATTAGCAAAATATGATGTATTGGTAAGTATAATATTTCATACTGTTAGTTATTTATTAATTATTTATATTTTTTCTTTTTTATTCAATTTAAAAGTAAATAAACAGACTTACTTTAAATTAACAATATTTTTAATTATAGTTATGATTTTAGGTTATATAGGAAGATTATATAGAGCCAAAAGTAATTATAATTATTTAAAATCGAAATATGGTTCCCAAGAAGCTTTATATATAACTAATCAATTGACCTATAATGGTTATTATACATATTATTTTCTAGGTTAAATATAAATGATATTAGATAAGTATTTAACATTTCAACAAAAAATATATATATCTTTAATAGCATGTGCTATATGGATATATTTTAGAACTGCTGAATGTTATTTAATGATACCAAGGAAATCATTATTTTCCGTAATATTTGTTGTAATTTGGGTTTATATAAATTATTATGAACCTTTAATTGCACCAATAGGATTATCCACATTATATTTATATAGTAAATTACAAAAAGAAAAAGAAGAAGATTAAATTTAATATTTAATAAAAAATTGATAATAAAAATAATTTATTAAATATATACATAATACAATATGATTATTCCTGTGAAATGTTTTACATGTGGCAAAGTTATTGGAAACAAGAAAGAATATTATGATCGTGAAGTCCGAAAATTAAAAATGAATAGAGGTATGGAGGTAGATAAAGTAATATATTTAACAAATGAATTTGTGGATTTAACTCCTGAAGGAGAAGTATTAAATAGATTGGGATTAAATAAGATGTGTTGTAGAAGACATTTATTGACTCACGTTGATATAGAATAATTTCTTATAATATAATATAAAATGGCAAAAACATATAGAAGAAAAATATCTAGGAAGAATTCCAAGCGAAAAAATATGCGTAAAAAAAGTGGTAAAAAATCCACAATAAAAAGGGTAAGAATGTATAAGAAAAAGTCTATGCGTAGAATGCATAGAATGAGAGGTGGATCAGGTGTACCAAATGGTCCTGTAGGATATTCATGGAATGGTGGTAATCCTGCAACATGGCCAGGAGTAGAAGCATCAAAGGGAATGGATACACAAGGAATGGCTATGTCAAATCATTTTGCGTTATCTAAGAATGGTGTTTTAGTAGGTGGAATAGAACCAGCACGTTCAACTAAAGATGATCCTATAATTACCCCACCACAAAATGGTGGCCGAAGAAGAAAGGGAAGAAGGGGAAAATATCATCAAAAAGGAGGGTTTTTACAAGATATTGTGAATTTAGGAAGACAAGGAGTCGTAAATGTTCAATCAACAATAGATGGAATATATGGAATGAGACCACCTGTTAGTCCATATCCATACGAAGATCAACCAATAAATGCTGATTATAAATTTGTAGGTACAGTTCCTCCTGATGTAAGGCAAATATATGTCAAAGCAAATGAAACAGTTGGAAAATTATAATTTTTTTTTCTAAAAATATAACATAATGGAAGTAAGAAAATTATGCACTCCTGCTATGATTTATTTCTTAGTATCGATTTTTTCATTTTTGATGATGTTATTTCAAAATATGGGAAGCAAAACGCGATTTAATTTAGGTTCTTATAGTTGTCCTTGTTCAGAATCAGGAAGCTATTTAATACTAATATTTAAAGTTATTTACATGTTATTTGTAACGATTGTTTTGGATTCTTTATGTAAAAACGGTTATAAAGCATTATCGTGGTTTTTAGTATTATTACCTTTATTATTATTTTTTACATTATTAGGTTTATTTATGGTAAACCAACAAGCAACTATGGTTCTTATAACTGAAGAGGAGTATATGTAGGGAGTTTGGGGGTTCCGTGGGGGTTCCGCTCCCCTGCGACGGTTATGCGGTGGGGGTTCCGCCCCCCTGCGACGGGGGTTATGTGGCGGGGGTTCCGCCCCCCTGCGACGGGGGTTATGTGGCGGGGGTTCCGCCCCCCTACGGCGGTTATGCGGCTTCGCCGCGGTGCTGAGTTTCTTTAAGTTGTTTTAGTATATATTTAATAAAATAACTTAAAAATGAGAATGATGATAAACAAATAATATTTATGTTAATCATTTTAAAAAAATATGCTTATGATATAATATAATGAGTATTAAATATGAAGATACAACATGGAAAATTATAGAAAAAATGTTTAATGATAATCCACAAATTTTAGTGCAACACCATTTAGATTCTTATAATGATTTTTTTAAAAATGGATTACCAAGAATTATTAAAGAAAATAATCCTATTGTTTTTCAAAAAGAACAAGATAAAGATAATGAATTTAAATATCGTTTTGAAATGTATTTAGGTGGAAAAAATGGAGATAAACTATATTATGGGAAACCTGTTATATATGATGATAATCGCGAACATTATATGTTCCCTAATGAAGCACGTTTAAGAAATATGAATTATGGTATTGCTATTCATTATGATATTGATGTAGATTTTGTTATTAGAGATGATGAAGGTAAGGCTGTTAGTCATTCTCATACTCTCGAAAAAATATTTTTGGGGAAATTTCCTATTATGTTACAATCTGATTTATGTATTTTAAAAGGATTAGGTAGAGAAGTACGTTATAATATGGGAGAATGTAGAAATGATTATGGAGGCTATTTTATTATTGATGGTAAAGAAAAAGCTCTTGTTAGTCAAGAAAAATTTGCTGATAATATGCTTTATATACGTGATAAAGTTAATGATTTATATAGTCATTCTGCGGAAATTAGAACTGTTTCTGAAGATGCGTCTAAACCTGCTAGAACTTTACATGTTCGTATTGTTTCTCCCACATCGTTACTCACCAATAATCAAATTGTCGTTAATATTCCTAATGTTCGTAAACCTATTCCACTTTTTATAGTTTTTAGAGCATTAGGTATCATTTCTGATAAACAAATTATTGAAACATGTCTTTTAGATCTTGATAAAAACTCTAATCTTGTTGATTTATTTATTCCCTCTGTTCACGATGCAGGCAAAATTTTTACACAAGAAACTGCTATTGAATATATTAAACTGTTTTTAAAAAGAAAAAGTACTGATGAAGTTCATAATATTTTAAGTAATTATTTTTTACCACAATTAGGTGAATTTAATTATGAACAAAAGGCATATTTCTTAGGATACATCGTATATCGATTACTTTTAGTTTTTACTAAAATAGAACCTACTACTGATAGAGATAGTTTCTTATATAAACGTGTTGAAGTACCCGGTGTATTATTATATGATCTCTTTAAAGAATATTATTTACTTCAATTAGAAGCCTATAGAAAGAAATTCGATTATGAATACACATTCAAAAAATCCAAAAATTTATATCAAAAAGATGGCTTTATGGATTTGATTTTATCTAATTATGACAAGTTTTTGAAAGAAAGAATATTGGAAACAGGTGTTAAAAAGGCATTCAAAGGCAATTGGGGAGCACATGAACATACTAAAAAATTAGGCGTTGTCCAAGATTTAAATAGATTATCTTATAATAGTTTTATCTCTCATCTTAGAAAAATTAATTTACCTATGGATTCTAGTGCAAAAGTTGTTAAACCTAGATTATTACATGGATCGCAGTGGGGTATTATTGATCCTGTAGACACACCTGATGGTGGAAATGTAGGATTTCACAAACATATGGCTATTGCTGCTTATATTACTAGTGGATGTTCAGGATATCCTATTATGAAATTTTTACGAAGCAACTGTAATTTGAAATTATTAGAAGAGTGTAATAATAAGTTTATTTTTCAATCCTGTAAAGTATTTGTAAATGGTGCATGGATCGGTGTAGTTCAAGAACCAAAAGAACATGTAAAACTAATTAAACAATACCGACGAAATGGATTAATTCCTTTTTATATTAGTGCTAGTTGGAATATACAGCTTAATGAACTTCATGTTTATAGTGACTCCGGTAGATTATGTCGACCAGTATTTTATATTGAAGATGATAAAGTCAGCTTTATGAAGAAACCTATTATGGAAAAAATTAAATCCGGCAGTTTCTCATGGAAAGAATGTATTACTGGTTTTGCTAAAAAGAAGGATGAAAACTATAGTCTTACTAATTGCAAATTATATTCTTTGAAAGAGTTGTATGATATTGATAATGTTGACAAATTAAATGGTAGTGAAGGATTTATTGAATATTTAGATACATCTGAAACAGAAGGTGCATTAATATCTAATGAATACGAATTTGATTCTAATAAACCATATACACATGCAGAAATTCACCCTTCTTTAATATTGGGAGTTATGGGAAATCAAATTGTATTTCCTGCTAATAATCAATTGCCAAGAGATTTATTCTCTTGTGGTCAATCAAAACAAGCTGTTTCTTTATACCATTCCAATTTCTTTTCAAGAATTGATAAAATGGGAGTTGTTCTAAATTATGGCCAAATACCTTTGATTAAAAGCCGATATATGCAATTTATTAATAATCAAGAACATCCATATGGAGAAAATGTGATTGTTGCTATTATGGTTTATGGTGGTTATAATGTAGAAGATTCTATTTTATTTAATGAAGGTTCTGTAAAACGAGGTCTATTTAGAACAAGTTATTATAATATGTATGAATCACGTGAAGAAAGCTCTAAAGTAGGTGAAAGTGTTGTTGATTCACATTTTGCAAATATAGAAAATCATAATGTTACAGGATTAAAACCAGGATATGAATATAGTGATTTAGATGAATACGGTCTAATTAAAGAAAATACTGAAATGAGCGACAAAAAAGTGGTTATTGGTAAAATTACTACAAATTTAAATAATCCTAATTTATCTATTGATTCTTCTACTTATCCTAAGAAAGGACAATTAGGTTTTGTTGATAAAACATTTATTACTGAAGATGAAGAAGGATTTAGATTAGCAAAAGTCAGAATTAGAGAAGAAAGAATACCTGCTATAGGAGATAAATTTTGTAGTAGATGTGGGCAAAAAGGTACTGTTGGATTAATTATTCCTGAGCAAGATATGCCTTTTACAGCAGATGGAATTAAACCGGATATTATTGTAAATCCTCATGCTTTACCATCAAGAATGACAATAGGACAATTAGTTGAATCACTTATGGGTAAAGCTTGTGTAACTGTAGGTGGTTACGGTGATTGTACTGCATTTATTAATAAAGGTTCTAAACACGAGTTATTTGGAGATATACTAACACAAAATGGCTATAATAAAACAGGTAATGAAATATTATATAATGGAATGAATGGAGAACAAATGGAAAGTGAAATATTTATTGGTCCAACTTATTACATGAGATTAAAACATATGGTAAAAGATAAAATTAATTATCGTGCTAGAGGTCCTAGAACGATGTTAACAAGACAAACAGTATCAGGTAGAGCAAATGATGGTGGGTTACGTGTAGGAGAGATGGAACGTGATGGTATTATAGCACATGGTGCAGCTGGATTTTTAAAAGAATCTTTGTTATATAGAGGAGATGAATATTATATGGCTGTTTGTAATAATACAGGATCTATAGCAATTTATAATAATAGTCAAAATATATTTTTGAGTCCTATGTTAGATGGTCCTATCAAATTTAATGAGACGTTGGATAAAAATTTAAATGTTGAGAAAGTAAGTAAATTTGGTAGAAATTTCAGTATTTTAAAAATACCTTATGCTTTTAAATTATTAATTCAAGAATTACAAGCTATGAATATTCAAATGAGATTAATTACTGAAGACAATATTGATCAATTAACTACGTTATCTTATTCTGATAATATTAAAAAAATTATGAAACAAGATGATATATCTAATTCTATTCGCACATTAGTTTTAAATACAAAAAATAGGGTACTCGGAGATCAAGTATTGCCAAATATTGAAGAAAATATGGATAATAGTCCAATATTTGGAGCAGTTGAAAAGAAAACAGAAGCAATTGAACCTGAAACATTAGGATGGCAATTTGAAGATTATAATGAAGAAACAGGTGAAAAATATGCTTCACTTATTTTAGATAAAAATGGTAAACCTACTGAATTATGGGAAGTGGATGATAATGATGGATTACCTAATAGATATCCTGCAGGATGGAATGTACAACAATTAGTATATAAAAATAATATGCCAATTAAACCTAATATTATGATTGAAGAACTAAATAAAAACCGTGTTCCAAATAATTGGTCTATTAGTCTTTCTGAAATCCGCGAAAAAGAAATTGGATTACAAATGGATTTTAGTTATTCACCACCTTATGCACCTGGATCTCCTGCATATACTCCTTATTCACCACCTTATACAATTGATTCACCTCCTTATGCACCAGGATCTCCTGAATATAATCCTCAATCTCCACCTTATACAACTGACTCCAAATCACCTTTATATTCTCCATCTACACCACCCAGTTTAACATCTGAAAATGTTAGTCATTTGATTGAATCAAAAGATCCTAATACAGGTGTAATATCTGTAAGACCTAGATATGGCTCAGAATATGGAAATATAGGATATTATTTTATGAATATGACAAACGATAATAGGAAAGAAATAATAAAATTGCCTTTTGAACAACAAGTATCAGTATTAAAAGAAGTTGTCAAATATTTAGAAACGAAATATGGAAATGATTATCCTGAAATGTTAAATGATTTGAAATATATAAATTTAAAACCATATATCGAAAATGCTGTTGGAAATAAAGGAGAGAAAATAACATCAGATAGTGAAAAAGGACAAAATAATATTTTTGTAAATCCAGTAATAATGACATCAGGAAATATAGAACCTCCAACAGAAATAGAGATAAAAACTGAGGAAGAATTTAAAGATCCAATAATGGAAAATATAGAAAAATCTCAAAGTTTATTAAAAGTACCTGAAGAGAAAAAAGAGGAAGAAAAAGAAGAATCACAAGAAGGTGGTAGTAATGAAAAAAAAATAATTAAATTGGGATAAAAAGAATATAACAAATAAAAAATAAAATTGATAAAAGAAATAAATATAATATTTTATTATAAATAATATATTATGTCTTCGCAAGCAAGTACGACTATTCAATCATTATATAAATCAAGAGTAAATTTATTAGAATTATTAAAAACGCAAGGTTATAACACTAGAGATTATGAAGAATTTAGTGTAAATGAAGTACATTTAATGAATCAGAAAAAACAATTAGATATGTTATTAACATCAGAGGATGGTGCAAAAAAAACATATATAAAATATCATTTAGGTAAGACAATATCTAGAGAAAATATAAATGACTATATAGATGATTTATATAATCTAGATCAAATCTTAACAAAGGGAGATACTTTAACTATAATTATAAAAAAAGAACCAAATGATACATTAATCAGTATTTTAAATCAGATATGGTCACAAGATGGCATATTTATAATAATTTATAATTTAGAGAGATTGCAATATAATATTTTAAATCATGAGTATGTACCAAAGCATGAAATAATGAAGGATTCTGCAGTAGAAGAATTAAAAAGACAATTTAATTTAAAAAATACAAGTGAATTGCCAACAATTTCAAGATATGATCCAGTAGCTCAGGCAATAGGAATGAGACCTGGAGAAATATGTAAAATAACTAGACCAAGTAAAACATCAATAACAACAAATTATTATAGAATATGTTCTCTATAATAAATATATATGTCAAACTTGAATAAATATGATAAACAAATAAAAGAAGTAGATCAAAGAATTTATTTAGTATTAGAGAAATTTGTAGATATATTTGTAAATAGTAAAAGACAGCCAAATGTAAAGGCATGGCAAGATGGATTAAATCATATAGAAAATGTAATAAAAAATACCAATAAAGACATATTTTTATTGATAAATACAATAGAAACAGATGTATTAGAAAAAGGTGTAATGTTAAAACAAATAGAAGATAAAATAGACGAATTAAAGAAGAAGAATAGAATATTAATGTTGAAAATGTCAAATGTACAGGCTTCAGCAAATTCAGCAGAAGGATTATTTGAAGATGAAAAAGAACTATATAGAAATAATGTATTAGAAGTATTTTTATTGGTAATAGGAATATTAATAGGATGTAGTGGTTTATTTAAGATATTTAGTAGTAATTAAACATTTTTCTATTGTTATGATATAGATAAATGTTTGCTAATTTAAATCAAGGAAAAGAATTATTAGAATATGAAGTAGATGTTGAGAAAAAGGTTCAACCTCATTTAAAATTAATAGAAGAAACATCTAGTCCCGAATTGGGATCTTTAATGGAAGGATTAAAAGGGGAAGCTCATACAAATACTAAAATAATTGAAGGATTGAGTGATATAGAAGATGAATTTAATAAAACGTTGGTTGATTATAACAATACATACAAATTATTTAGTGAAGATTTATTAAATAAAAATCAATCTAAAAAGAAGGTTGTTGGTTATTTGGGCAAAGTAATAAGTGATGAAGAAGGTAATAAAAAATATGTAAATGATTTTGGTTTTACTCATATGTATAATCAATACTCATGGGAAAATAATAATAGTTCATGTCCTCAATCAACTGTAAATATGGATGGAACTATGGCAAAAGAATTACAAATAGGACCTATTATGGGTGCAGGACAACCATGTAAAATAGCTGGCAAAAACATAAAAAATAAGGATACTGGTGAGGAGGCATGGGTTGATATAAGAGGTTACAAACATATATATTCTGATAGTGAAAAATCAACTAGTTGTAGAAAACAACAACCATTTGAAATCAATAATAATGAGTATAATGCCATACCTACAGGTGGAAATATGACATCCACTAAAGATTGCAATACTTTAGATGTAAATCCTGATTTATGGAATAAGATGATGAAGTTGAATAAAAAACTTTCAGATCTTGCACAAAATATAGTAACTGAAATGAAAAAATTAAAAGTAGAAGACAAACGATTACAAACAACTATAAAAAATAAGAGGGAAAAGGCTATGGTGTATATTAACAATTTACAAACAGATAAAAATGATCTTATATATAATAGAAGAATGATGATGACTGTTGCTGGTGAAGAAGAGGATTCTGAATTGCAAAGACGTTCTTATTTTTATCAATTTATCATTTATCTTGTGTTCATGATTGTAATAGTCTTACTAACAAGTCATTTAATAGCGAATAAAAGTCAAGATGTTTCCATAGTAGTATATTTAATAGCAGGAATATTTGCTATAATGTTTTTAGTTTATATATTTAGAGTAATTAGTAATATGAAAGTGACTTTTTAAGGCTATAATACTTTTTCAATTTAATTTTTCTAAAAGTATTATATATTATGTCTTTTGTAAAATCAAATATAAATGAATATTCAGGTTTAATTAAATCAAAAATAAGTGATAAAGAATTAGAATTCAAATTAAAAGAATATGATTCACTTGCACAGCATTTAAATAAAATAATGACTTCAGCACTTCAAGAAAATCATTCCCAAAAAAACACAGGTACAGGTTATACTACAATAAATGGGTCTTTGAAACAAGTAAGTGCTAGTGGAAAAGATTATATATGGGGTGTAAATGAATCAGATACTATTTGGACGTGTAAAAAACCTTGTACAAATCAACCTAATTGGGTAAATGTCGGAGGTAGATTGAGTCAAGTAGATGCAGATGATACAGAAGTATGGGGTGTAAATGCAAATGATTATATATATAAAAAAAATGTAAATAATTCGAATGGTTGGAAAAATATTCCAGGTAGATTAATAAATGTTACTGCAAGTGGTAAAGATTATATATGGGGTGCAAATAGAAATAATAATGTATATAAATGTAAAAAGCCTTGTAATGGCGAATGGAAATTAGATGAAGGTCTATTAAAACAAGTAAGTGGAAGTAGTGATAAAATATGGGGTATCAAAAGTAATGGGACGATTTGGTATAAAAATATAGATGGTACAGGCAGTTGGTCAGTTTTACAAAATGGGCGGGCGAAATGGATTTCAGCAACAAATAAAGACAAGTTATTTGTAGTAGGAACAGATGATAGATTATATAGTTGTGATCAGCCGTGTGAGCAGCCAGGAAAATGGCAATTAATAGGTGGTCAAGACAGATTGAGATTTAATAATGTATCAGGAAATACTGATTCGGAAAATAGTAAAATAGATTGGTGGGCTATAGATAATAATCAAATAATCTCTCATCAACCGGCAATAGATGCTGGTGGTTGGAGAACAGAGAAAAATATGTTTTATAAACCAAAGAATGCTGTATCAAAAGATGATAGAACTTATTCTGATAGTTTGAAATTTTTTGGTAAAAGGGCAAATGGAGAAGAATGTAAAGAGGCAGTTGTATCTGATACATTTAGACATGATGTAAAGATGGAAAAAATATATATAGGAAATTCTGATAAAAATAGTAAGGAAGTAACTTTACCGGAGGAAAATATGATAGTAAGTCCAAATCCTGCGAATTTTCAAGATGATTCATGGCCTGATACATTTAGTATAGAAGTAAAAGGTAATAAATTAACTGTATCAAGAACAGATGCGACTGGTGGATGGGGACAGCCATTAGAATTAAATGCTACGTCGACAAAAGGTGATGGTAAGGTAAATGTGTATGAAAAAGTAATATATAATGAAAAAACAGAGAATTGTTATGGTGTATTAGAAGGAGCTGATTTAGAACCAACATATAATGCAGATGTAACAACATATACACCTCCTGGAAATTCAACATTATTAGGGGGAAGAAAAACAAAGGAATTAATAGAGAGATTAAATCAAGTAAATAAAGATATAGAAAAAATAATGAACGAGAAGAAACAATATACCATAGGTGTTGAAAAGACGGGTAAAAAATATTTGAGTGATAAAAAGGAGAATTCAAAAAAATTGGATGGATTGATTGAAAAATTGAGAAAAGATAGATTAAAAATAAATAAATTAATGAAAGAAAATAATGATGTAGGGGAAGAGGAAGATACTTCTATACAAAATACTGCGTCTTGGTATAAATTTTTAATATTTTTAATTGGTACAATAATAATGTGTTATTTAACATTTTCAATAATATCAACAGAAGGATCAAATGTATCACCATTTATAATGACTGCAGCTATAATAGCTTTATATTTGGCAATACCATATTATTGGAGACAAATAAAATATTATGGATTTGATAGATTAAGAACATGGTTTAGTAATATAAATCTAGTATTTTTACCATAAGTTATTTAATAATAAATATATTTTAAATAACTTATAAGAAAAATAATGATGATTATTTTTTATAATGATATATTAATATATTATGGAATTATTAAAAAATCTGTTAGAAACTGATGTCAATAGTAAAAAAGTGGAAGACGGAAATAATTATTTAGATTTTAGAAAGAAACAAGAGGATGGAATTTTATCAAAAACAAAAATTCAGGAAGGATTTCAAGTATTTGACAGAGAGATGCAAAAGAAGAATCCCAATAAATTTCAAATAAATGAAAATTATGATCCTGGGCAAAAAATAATGTGTGCCAAAGAAAAGACTAGATATATACGTATTGAAAATAATGGTGTAGATTATTTGCATATTAAAGAATTAAAGGCTTTTGATGAATCAGGAAGGGATGTTGCCAAAACGGGTAATTATAATTATTTAAATGATTATGATAAGACAAAGGGATATTGTCGATTGGATCAAGGAAATATAGCAAACGGTGTTTCAATAAATCAAGGATTACGGACGACTGCTGAATGTGAGATGTACTGTAATTATAATGTAGGTATGCCTGCTGGTATTTCATGTTCAGCGTATGAAGTAGTAAATGAAGGAAAAGGTGAAGGAAGAAATACGTGTTGGACATATAAAGGAGATACTGATTTAAAAGGAAATGGTGGTGCAGATGCTGAATGTAACTTGCGAAAAAGAAAAACGGGTACAGCAACGGCTAGTCAATCATCAAGATTAGGTGAATTTATGTCATTTAATCCAATAGATGGTGGTAGTAAATCAAAATTTAATCATACATTAAATGGTGCGGGGCAGTGGTGGGAAGTGGATTTAGGAAAAAATTATGATATAAAAAAAATTGTTGTATTGAATCGTAATGATTGTTGTATGGAGAGATTAAAAGATTCAACAGTAATTGCATTAGATGAAAATAGAAATACTATTTGGAGTGCTAAATTAAATTCAGATGCAGAGCAAACATTTTCAGTAGATGTAAAAGTGGATAAATGTGGTGGTCCAGTAGTAGAAAAAAATATAATGGAAAGCGAAGAATTGAAGCAATTAGAAATAGAATATTTCCGTGATTTACAGGAATATACGCAAGCATTTGATGATTTAATGAAAGAGTCACAATTATATGTGGAATCTGTAAATAGATCAAATCCTTATTTAAATAAGAATATATCATTAGGGAAAGGTGGAACAGGTTATGTTACAAACAGAGGTGTATGGAAACATTATGGTAATCCATCTATAGCCAATAATACAGCAGGGAAGAATGGTTGTGGAAATGGTGATTGGGGGGGTGCAGAAAAAATAGAAAATATAGAAATAAAGGCGAATATGGTACAGGGAGATTTTTTAGAGGGTGGGGCGAGTCCGTTAATATTAGGTAGTCCAATAATATCGGGACAATCGTGTGGTAATGAGGGTCAAAATATATATATAACACAAGCAGCGAAATTACATAGTGATGAATATTTGGGTAGTAAAGTATTGGGTGGAAATATGAAATTGCAAGAAGATTTGGGAAATAATCAAACATTAGAAAAATGTAAACAAAGAGCAGAAGATCAAGGGGTAAATTATTATGGAATGACGAATTTAAATAATACAGATAGGGGTAATTGTTATATAGGTACAAATCCAAATATGACATGGAGTTATACAGATACAGTAATATGGAGAGTTGATCATCCGGCTCCAATAACTTTTAAAAAAAAACATCATAAGCATGGATCATGGTTTTATCCGAAAATAACACATATGTCATTTGATACAAATGGTATATTTAGATTAATAGGTCCTGGGTATCGTGATAAAGGGAGAGATTATTTTAAGACAAATATTGGTGGGTTGCCTGGTTTATGGTATGAGTGTTGGCGTTCACCAGCGACGGGTGGTAGTAGATTAACATTAAAATCGGATGGAAATATGGTAATATATGATAATATGAATAATATAATATGGCAATCAAATACAAAAGGTGGTGGTGATGCATTAGTATTGGGTGATACACTAGGAAAAAATTTGATAAATAATTTTGGAAAAGGTACTTTACAAACATATATAACAAATGATGCAGGTGGTGTATATGGCTATATAGATGGAGAAGGGTTTAAATTAATAAATAGAAAATGGAATGCTCAAAAATTGGATGGGAATGATGCAAATTTTGGTTTAGAAAAGTGGGTAGGTAAATCAGGTACAAATGCTATTGGAATATATAAGGCTGAAGGTGCAAATAGAAGTATGATGGGAAGAACAGCATATATAAATGATGATGGAAATTTGAGTATTTATGATGGAGATTTGTCGAGTCAATATGGTGATGAAAAGCCGCAATATTTAGGTACATATGATTCACGTGGAAATGATATAGCGAGTGGTGAAGGAAGCGTAGAAGATGCAACAAAAGCCTGTTTTAATAATGATGAGTGTGCAGGATTTGTGCATCAAAAATCAACAAATAAATATTATTTAAAAAATAAGAATATGTATCCTCGTGGATTAAGACAATTTAGTTACAATAATGATATAGATTTATATGTAAGAAGTTCAAAAGTAGAAAATGATGATACATGTGGAAAAAGAGTATATTATTCAAATCAGGATATGTTTAATAATTATCCGAAAACATCGGTATCGATGAGAAAAAATACAATTTGTAGTTTAGGAATTATAAATGAGCGCGAGAGAGTAAATATTCAAAATCAATATATAAAATTGCAAGAGAAATTACAAAATATAGAGAGAAAAACACGTGAGTTGGGTGCAACAGATGTAAAATTAAATAATTTGATGAATAAGAATTATGAAAAAATGAAGAAAAGTTTAAATAAATATGAACAAACATACAAGGATATATTTACAGTAAAAAAACAGATGGGTCAATCAAATGCGATGGAAAGTGATAGTGAGATACAAACGTTAGCATATAATTACAAATATATAATATATAGTATTTTAGCAATAGGATTAACTATAGGGGCATTAAGAACTCTAAAATAAAAAGTGAAATATATATTATCTCTATGGATAATATATATAATGGATTTTAATTTTAATGAAAATCAATTTAAAGAATTACAAGAAGGTCAACAACAAACGTTAACAGCAATAAAAGAATTACAAGATGAAGAAAAGAATTTATATACTGATTTGGAGAGAGCATCAGTAAATCCATCATCTAGTTTAAGTGCTCAACAAGGTATAATAAATAGAATAAATGAATTAGTAACATTAAGAAAGAATTTATATGGTACAATAAAAAATAATTATGAGGGTGTACAAATGAATGTTGCTGAGACAAGAAATAGTTTAGTAGATGAGATAGCTATGACAAAAGTAATGGAAAATGAATTAGCAAATGCAAGAAAGAATTTAATGGTAATAGAGGATCAAAAAAATCAGAAATTAAGAATGGCTGAAATAAATACGTATTATGGTGATAAATATTCGGCTCAAGCTGATTTAATGAAATTAATAATATATACATGTATTCCAATATTAATTATAGGAATATTAGCAAAAAAGGGTATAATACCGGAGGGTTTAGGTATGGGAATAGTAGGTGCAATATTAGTAATAGGTATAGTAGTAATATTTTATAGAATGATAGATTTATGGAGAAGAGACAATATGAATTATAATGAATATAATTTTGGAACTCCAAATGAAAATCAAACAGATGATACAGGAGATGATGCTGATCAACCTAAATCGGCTTTAGATATGACATTAAGTTGTGCTGGACAAGCTTGTTGTCCTGATGGAAATGATTTTGGTTCAAAATGGGATCCTGAACAAAAGAAATGTGTAAGTGCAAATGAGAGTGATAAAGAGGGGTTTGTAGGTGCCAAATGTGCTCAATATAGTTTAGATGGAAGAAGTGATAGTAATATAAATATATTTAAGAATGGTGGTAAAGTAATGGGTTATAGTGAAAATTCAGATAATTATGCCAAGTTTTAAATCTAATAGTATATTAATATGGCAAATGATAAAGAATGTGAAGGATGTTTAGAATATGACGATTTCACTAAGATGGTAAATGTGGATAAATTAAATGAATTTATAGGGAAAACCATGAGTGAAGTAACAGGTTTTTTAAATACTTATGAAACGCAGCAAGATCAAATAAAGCAAAAATTAGATAAAAAGTTAGATGAAGATAGATATAGAGCAACAGCAATAAAAATAAAGAGAGATTTAATAGAGGAGCATAAGAGAGAGATGAATAGATTAAATGGGATGAATGATTTATATAAGGAGCAAGACAGGAGTGTAATAAATTCTCTTTATTTATTAGAAATGTTAGAGAGAGAGAATAAGATATTAGTAAAGAAGATGTTAGATGAGGAAAATACAATAAATTTATCAGATAGAAAAACGTGGTATGAAAATAATGAAAATGAAACGGTAAATTGGTGGAAGGGATTATTAAGTAAGTCGTATTGGGTGATGGTAATAGGTATATTAATAGCAATATTATTTAAAGGGAAATATAAAGATATTCGATATTGGATATTTTTGATATTAATATTTGTATTTCCTCCATTAGCTTATTTTATAATAGATGTAATAGGATCGATAACAGGGTTTATATGGGATCAAGTAAAAAATATATATTTATACTTGTAATGGGGGTTCCGTGGGGGTTCCGCCCCCCTGCGACGGTTATGCGGTGGGGGTTCCGCCCCCCTGCGACGGTTATGCGGTGGGGGTTCCGCCCCCCTGCGACGGTTATGCGGTGGGGGTTCCGCCCCCCTGCGACGGTTATGCGGCTTCGCCGCGGTGCTGGGGTTCTTTAAGTTATTTTAGAATATATATTATTAAATAACTTAAATAGATCGGATGAAATTTCTTTTTATTTTTAATTAATCTCTCTATTTCTCTCGTTGATTTCGTTTTTCTATTCTTATATAATATTCATGGATTTATGATTTTAATATACACATTTCAACATACTGATATGAGAATTAAAAAAGGATTAAACGAGAGATTTTGAGAGAAAATAAATAATAAATATGATCCTTGTATTTTAAAATGAATTATTAATTAATCTCTCTATTTCTCTCGTTGATTTCGTTTTTCTATTCTTATATAATATTCATGGATTTATGATTTTAATATACACATTTCAACATACTGATATGAGAATTTAAAAAACATTAAACGAGAGATTTTGAGAGAAAATAAATTAAATCAAGTAATGTATTAAATATAAGTTATTTATTATATTATAATTATGATAAATACTAGACGAGCTACCATGGCAGACTTTTTATTATTTGAACAACCAAATAAACCAATAAATAATGTAGTTATAAATAAAAATCAACAAAATTTTGGCGAAAGAAAGAGAATTAAACCATGACGTACTGGATCAAAAAGTCAACAACAAATAGTACCCAAAGGATTTAAAAAAGGATTTAGAAAATAGATTTACTCGCCTATGAATATGTATGAATGACTTATTATGACACATAATGATAATACGTATTTCAATCTATATGGACTGAAAATAAAAAATAAATTATTTTATAATATTTATTCTAAAATAATTTCAATAAACTTAAACATTCATTCCTCCAATTTATTCTTCTTCTTCTAATTCTACATCAAAATCGTCATAAATTATAGATAAATTATGCCAACCACCACGCTGTTTTTTTCCAAATTTCTTATTCATGTAATCAAATAAATCACGACCTTTTGGAATATTTTTACCATGATGTAACTGATACCATATTTTAAAAGTCTCATATAAACTGGTTTCCTTGATTTTTGAACCCTCACAGACCTTAATTTTATCTGCTACAAACTCTGAATAATAATCTTGCGTATTTCTATAATTACCACTACTTTTCTTTACAATATCACAGATTTGTACCAAACCATTTGTTTCAAATGCCTTCTTCACCAACATCGACATAAATATTGGTGCCCATATTTTGAATTTATCACCTAGCTTTTTATCCAACGGAAACTGATGTTTTCTCATCGAATCGAAATCCTTTGGTTCACAAAACTTTGATATAAATTCACATACACAAATTCTTCTCCATGTACCTTCATCATTCGATGGTACATCTAATAATGTATTTGTACATACAACCAATTTAAACTGCGGTATAAAGGTAATACTATCCTTAAATAATGCACGACCTTGTAAAGGATCACCACCAGTAATTTCTTTCATAATACCTTCATTTATACGATCACCTTTACTAGGCTCTTGCATAACCGCATATCTTGCACCTTTTAATTGCACGACTTCAGACGAAGTACTACCAATAGAATTTCGTTTTTGAGTAATTAATGTAATAGGTACAGTTGCTTTATAATCACCCAAACATAAACTCATCAACTCAACTGCTTTAGATTTACCATTACTACCGGAACCATTATATATATTAAATGTTTGATCATTATTTTCACCAATTAATGTAGATGCAAAATGCTCCCACATATAATCACGTAATTCTTTTTCAGGAAATAATTTTTGCATAAAATCATTCAACTCATTAATAGTATTTTTATGCTTGGTTTCATCATATGGAATATAATCGATTTTGGTAGATTTTGAAATATAATCATCCGGTTGTCCTTTTCTGAATTTTTTAATTTCGAAATCTAATACTCCATTATTAAAACATAATAATTTTGGATTGGCATCTATTTTATCAATAAAATCCTTATCATAAAAGATTTCCTTGGCCTCACGCATAATATTATCTTTGCATCCTCTTCTTTTCAAATCATTTGTAATCACACTAATTTTTGTGCCACGTTTGGAAATAGCCTGATATTTATCTGATGCAGGATCTAATGTTCCACTTGCCATATAATTTAATATTTCTTTTTGCTTTTTATAATAAATATCAAATAACCCTCGAGATATTTCCATTCTTAAACTGGTACCTGATTCATTTTCTTCCCATTTATGATTATTATATACATACCACAAATCACGTTTTATAGATACACATGTGTAACGATCTTTAAACATTTGATATAATACATTTGCAATATCAAAGTCAGTTTGATTTTCAATAGTTTTTTCTACATGATAATCAATAGTTTCCTCGCGAATTTTTATAAATTCACTAGGATTATCATTTTTTGCCCAATAAATAATTGATCGTTTTGTCAATCCATCTTCATTACATATATCAAAATTACACCACATATCATAAAACTCAGGAATTTTGTCAAACGAAAATTTTTCCGATTGAGCACTAAATCGCATCCATGTTAGAAACAACTTGTTATGAGTATTTTTTAATGCCCACCCAACACGAATCCATTTGTCATATGGATTATAATAATTCGCAGTTAAACACATAGTATATTCATGAGTTTCTTTTACTTCATAATCTTGTAATTCAACTTCTTCTAAAAATTTTTCTAATGCCTCGTCTAATATTTCAAGCGACGTAATATCATTTAAATTATAATTACGATTTTTTTCAATAATTTTCAATTTATTTTTTTTCTGCTTTGAACTAACATTTGAAGTTTTATATTCGTTATATTCATCTGCAATATTATCATTAATTTCGAATGATTGATGATTTGGATATCTAACAGATAATTCGAAAAATCTCTTCTTTATATCAAATTCTTTTACTTCATTTTCATATAATATTACTTCATCATCTTCATCAAACTCTATATCATAATGATATTTTAATAAATATGGTTGATGTCCAGGTTTTCTTGATCCATATAATTGCCAATTGGTAGTACCTCTTACAATTCCTTCATCAATCACTTCATCCCATGAATTTACTAATGGTAGCTTTTCCCATACTTTTCCTATTTTTCCTAATATTTTATCTCTCAAAAATGTTTGCATAGATTGCTCCATATGAATACCTATAATCATATGAATACCATCTTTGGTAATATTTTCTAGCAAATTAACATCATCCTTTTCAAATACAAATATAGGAATTTTCGTGTTTGATGAAATATTTAATAAACATTTAATTTCATTCATATATAATTCAATAATGTTTTGAATATCACTCTCATCATGCTGTCTCTCTTCAATATCTGTATTATATCTAAAATCGAAATCAAGACATAATGGACCAGCAGATGGCAATTGTTTTTCAGTCAGAAATTCAAACTTACCATCTTCAAATACATGTTTAATATAATGTTTATTAAATGCATCAAGATCTTCAATAGAATAAACACCACCTTTTATTGATAACGAATTATCTCCAATACGGGTATGAGTGTGTTCTTGACCTTTTGCAGAATATAATGATTTCAAATAGGCATCGTAATTTAATTTCTTTGGCGGCATGGTTTAATATTATATATATATACTTTTTTTTTACATCAATTTTTTATAGTATTTATCCCTAAAAACATTAAAATGTAATTTTTAATTATATATTTATTAAAATAAGGACATAAACATAAGATAATAATATATATTTAAATGACTGATAATTCTAATCTTATTACAAAAGATACTATTAAACGTCTTTTACAAGATGTTAAAGAAATAATAAAAAATCCATTAGAAGATAATAATATTTTTTATAAACATGATGAAGAAAACATTTTAAAAGGATATGCATATATTTGTGGTCCTCCTGATTCTGTTTATTTTGGAGGTAATTATTTTTTTACATTTACATTTCCTTATGATTATCCTCATTCACCACCAAAAGTTGATTTTGAAACGTCTGACAAAATTACTCGATTTCATCCTAATTTATACAGAAATAAAAAGGTTTGTTTATCTATTTTAAATACATGGAGAGGTGATAGTTGGTCAGGATGTCAATCTATTAGAACTGTATTACTTATTTTAGTTACCCTTTTAGATAATAAACCATTATTACATGAACCAGGTATTACTGAAACCCATCGCGATTTTGAAAGTTATAATCATATTATTTCTTATAAAAATATTGAATTTGCAGTTTTGGAATTAATGAAAAAAGAATCACCATGGGTATCTGAACCATTTTTAACCATATTTAAAGATAATATGATTCAATTGTTTAATAAAAATAAAAATAAAATCTCTCAAATAATAGATGATAACATTAATAAATTTGGTAAAAAAGACATTAAAATATATTCAGGTATTTATACTATGAATATTATTGCTAATTGGTCTAATTTAAAAAATACACTATCTACCATTAATATTCATTAATTTATATTTTAAAAAAATATTGAAATAAATAAATGAAATAAATATATATACATAATATATCAATATGCACTTTTGCAACAAATGCGATAATATGTATTATATTAGAGTATCTTCTGAAGATGCTAATTCATTAATTTATTATTGTAGAAATTGTGGTAATGAAGATGAAAATGTTACAAAAGATAATATTTGTGTATCAAAAACTCAATTTAAAAAGTCTGAGCAAAAATTTAATCATATTGTTAATAGATTTACTAAATTTGATCCTACATTACCTCACATAAATTCTATTCGATGTCCTAATTCTGAATGTGTAAGTAATAAAGAAGATGGTAATCGTGATGTTATATATATTCGGTATGATGATACGAATAAATTATATATTTATCTATGTGCCAAATGTGATACTGTTTGGAAAACTGAAAAAAGTAATTAATTTTATAATATAACAGTTATAAATTATTATATTATTATAACCAATTTTATTTTTTTTAAAATAAAATTGATTTTTAAACATTATTAAAAAGTAAATATATTATATAGTATAATGAGTGATTTAGAATTATCTGATACTGAAAATTTTGGAGCTGAAAGTGAGGATGAAGAAGTTTCACAAAAGCCTACCTTTTCTAAGTCTACAAATAATCCTACTAAAACTAAATTGAAGAATACTCTTGTTGAATATGATGAAGAAGGTAATGTTGTTGCTGATTATGGTGAGGGTGATGATTCTGATGCAGAGAATGATGAGGAAGAAGAAGCACAAGAAAATGAAAATTCTGATGTTGAGGCATCAGATGATGATGATGATGATGATGAACCAGGAATGGATGAAGAAGCTATGGATACAATTAATGAAACTCCCACCAAACCTGTTACTAAATCAAAAAAGAAAACAGAAACTGAAAATATTAATATTTTAGGATCTAATTTAAATTTACCATCCGATATTCAAAAAGGTGATTCTGATTATGAATCGGATGACGATGAAGAAGAAGATGATGATTATTTACAAAAATTTGACAAGGAAATGAGAGATAATTATATTCTTAATAATCATGTTGAATCATTACATGCCAATTATGATGAAATTTATAATATGGCAAAAGTCGTTAGAAACAAGGAAAATATTATTGTTGATGATTTACATAAAACCGATCCTATTTTAACCAAATACGAAAAAACCAAAATTTTAGGTTTAAGAGCCAAACAAATCAATAATGGTGCCAAACCATATATCAAGGTTGATGAAAGATTAATAGACGGTTATTTAATTGCAGTACAAGAATTGAAACAAAAAAAAATTCCTGTTATTATTCGTAGACCATTACCTAACGGTACATCTGAATATTGGCCTTTACAAGAATTAGAAATTATTTAATTATTTGATATTTTAGACCAACAACAATAATACGTAAAAAAATTACTTTTTTTTGGCCTTCTTTCTAATAATTCTATAGATGATAACATCCTTTCTTTACCAAATGACCAATTTTCCCAATACATATATATATTAATTTATTTATATATTTTTAAATAAATTAATCTAACATTTCCATCTGTTTCCACAGTCTAAACAACTTACAAATGTTGTCATAGGCTCATCCGCAGATCTTGTCTGTAATTGATAATAACTACATTTCTTTGATTTACATTTTCTACATGTAAAATCATCTGATGATGCTTCCAATACTGGCTGGAATTTATTTTTATCTCTAATTCTCTTTTCTTCTATTAGACTTTCCCATTTTTCAGGAACCATATTTTGATGTGTCATAAATGCTAACTCATGTGCTTTAAATTCTTTATTTTTAAGTTTTTTCATCAAATCAGGATTTTTTAGATTAATATAAATGGTCTTAAATCTATCCAAATATATTTGCACAAAATATTGATTATCCCATTTTTTTACTATATTTCTCTGATTTGCAAATTCTAAACTATAATTATATATCCCTTTTTCCAAATTTGTTGTTATGTTTACATCTTCTATTAATATGTCTAATTTATTTGTCATATTTTTTCTAAATTCTTCGGAATTCTCTATTTGGCGCATCGTATATTTTATTATTATTTATAATAATATTTCTTTAATCAATTTTTTTTATTAATCTTCTGAAGTCTCATAATCATAATCTTCGAAATTTAATTCTGATGTATCTTCCCATTCATCTTCATCTGATGAACCTCCTTCTTCACCTTCGATATCTTCATCTTCTACTACAAAATCATCCTTCAAATATCCTGATTTAGTTTTCATTTCATCAGGAACTGTATCCAATTCATCTTCCTCTTCTTCATCCTCTTTTGCAGTACTATTTAAATTTTCAAAACCTCCAAATAAATGTTCATAAATTGTATCCCAATCCTCTTCTAATAAATCTACCATTTTTGATGGATCTTCACCTTCATCACTATATCCTACTAATGCACAACAACCAAAATATAAATCTTTATCTACAGGAGGTGGAAAATCATATTTATTTTCTGTATTTGCCTTACCAACTTCCCTTGCATACAAATATACGTACTTTAATTCTTCAGATATATTTTTAACCTTTTTTGTTTTCCAACTAGTTTTCATTTCAAACTCATCAGGCTTCTTAAATTTACATTTTTTATATAATTCATCTTTATCTACATTAAATTTTGTTGATTTAATTTCACCACTTTTATCTACTAATAGTATTTTTGGCATATTAATATCATTTAAATAATGGGTTTAAATAGTTTATACATATTATATTATACCATGATTGTATACCTTGATAATTTAAATATACAGTTTTCCTCATTAAATAATTTAAATTCCACTAATTCTATTTTAAAGGATTCTTTTGAAAATTATTATTTTTATTCAGATGAAGGAATTTTTACTATTAATAATAACAAGATTTTTAAACTATTTTTTGATTCTTCCAAGAAATCTGATAAATTAGATAAATATAATATTTTTATTCAAGATAGCTACATAAAAGAAAAAAAAGAATATTTTTATATTCCTATTAATAACATATACAAGAAACATAAATTTATAAATTATAAATTAAATGATAAAAGTCCTTTAACACTTAAAATTATTATTAATGATAATAAAGTAGATAATTTTTATTTTGAAATTTCTGATAATTCTATTACAGAATCTATTAAAGAAGATATACTTACGTTTTTATCTATATTAAAGTTTTGTTAATATATTATATTAATATGCTTCCTTGGATTATTCAAATGTCTGTTTTATCCCTTGTTCTTATTATTTTGGTTCATTATTTGTTTACTTTTTTTAAAACAAATTTAACAATCCCAAAAGTGAAAGATTTAGTTTACAAGCCTCAAGAAAAATATAATGATATTTTTAATTCTTTAAATAATTCTACTAATAATATATTACCTACATCTATTTCACAACAAGAAGAAAGTAATATGAAAAATGAATTGAAAAATTATTTAAAAGAACTTAATAAAGAAAAGGATTCAATTTCTTCTTCATTAAATAATCCTATAGATTCTTCTGATATCCAATCTGCAAATTTAGCATCTTCTAGTTTTTCTTCTTTTTAATTTTCTATACTTACATGTATAAATAATATTTTTAAAGATATTAAAAATAACAATCTAATATTTATAGTCATGTTTTTAAACGAAAGAAATAAACAAGATCTTTTACATAGATTACCTAACGTGAATCTTTCTTATGAAAATATACATAAGAAAGTTTCGAGTGATTTTTTATATTTAATACCTAAAGGTCGCAAATATTTGGTATGGTTTACATATTTTCAAGATAAAAAGGTTTGTTTATTTATAGAATTAAATATAGGTAGTAATAAATCAATAAAAGACATTATTATTGTTCCTCAAATGTTTGAAAAAAAAATAGTATTAGGCACTATATTTTTCGGCACATTATTTAAAACAGATAAAGACGAACAATTTTTTACAATAGAAAATATTTGTTATTATAAAGGAGTAAATATTGAAAATAAAACTGAAAAAGAAAAAATAGAATTATTGCAATTTATTTTGAAAAAAGAGGTTTCATGTGTTAAAATAGGCAAAAAAGGAATCGGATTCGGATTACCTGTTGTGTGTAAAAATTTTAAAGAAGCTATAGAAAAAAGCCGATCATTACCTTATCCTATTTACAGTATTCAAGGTAGAATATTTAAAAATAAAGGAAATACGTATAATAGTGTGTTATATAAAGATTTTAATTTAGAAAAAATAGATAAGAAAATATTTGCAGTAAAAGCTACACTAACAAATGATATATATCATTTATTTTATAAAGGGACATGTGGATTAGAATTTTTCGAAAAAGCATATATACCTGATTTTAAAACAAGTGTAATGATGAATAATATTTTTAGAAAAATTAAAGAAAATAAGAATTTAGACGCTTTAGAAGAAAGTGATGACGAAGAAGAATTTGAAAATATAGATGAAGATAAATTTGTGGATTTAAATAAATGCGTTCATATGGAATGTATTTTTAATAGTCGTTTTAATAAATATATACCAATAAAGGAGGTAAAATTAGATGTATGTGATAAATTTAATCATAAAAGATAATAATTTATTTTTATCAATCTTATATATATATGTCATCTTTAGTAGCTCAAGCAACAGATGTAAATCCTCAAAATAGTCATTTTAAAGATCCATTATTATCTAGTCGTGTTGGAGCAGCTAGTGGTTGTGGTGGATCAGTTACTAGTCCTGATGCTCTTAAACAAAGTGGTATGTATGAAGTTGTTAAAGTCGGTGGTAAAAAGAAATGTCCTAAATCATGTAATTGTTATTGTCACAAATGTACATGCAAAGGTAGATGTCCAAGAAATTGCAAATGTCCATGTCATGGAAGAGGATGTGCAAGAAACTGTAATTGCATGTGTCATAATCAAAGAGGTGGAAATGGTTATGGTTTTTCCAAAGACCAAGCTTTGGCAAGTACTTCAGGTGTTAATTCTGTAAATGGAAGCGTTCATTTAGGTGGATTCGATTCTTATCAAAATGTTGGTGTAAATTCAGATACTAATATGGGTGCTTCATCTCAAAAAGGTGGATATGGTACAGGTGGAATACCATATTATGGTTACAGTCCTGTAGATGAATCATTATCTACTTTTGCTGGATCCGGCTATCCTCCTATTACAAAAGGATTAAATAGTCAGTGCCCTCCTCCATTAACTGGTGGAAGAAAAACTAGACGTAGAAAGGGTAGAAAAATTAGAAAAACGTATAAGAAAAAAACAATTAAAAAGACAAGAAAGAATAAAAAGGTGAGAAGAAGAAAGACTAGACGTGTAAAAGTACAAAGAGGCGGTTACTCTCAATATATGTCAAATGTAGCAAATAGTCCCACTTATTCTACAGGTGCACCTCCTATGTTATCTGCAAAAGAATCGATGTTAGCAAATCCTGTTCCATACACACCTAAAAATGAATGTTTAAATACATGGAAACATTTAGGTGATATGCCTCCATTTAATGAAGTATTTAAGTAAGCTTAATTAAGCAGACTCCTTTCATCGGGTTATCTTTTTTTTTGATTTTTTTTTCAGATTCTGAAGAATTATCGGGATCATAAATGGTTTCCCATTCATTATTAAAGTATTTTTCATTAGAAGAAGAGATTATTTTATATTTTTGTTTCATATAATATGATCGTCTTTTAGCCCACTGCTTAATAAATAAATCTTGTGAATCAACAATATCAATAACTAATGGTTGTTGATGTTTTGTTCGTAAAATACGACCCACAGACTGACATACATCACTTTTAGGTGATGCCATAATTAAAGTGGTTAGTGTTTTGATATCAAGTCCTTCTGATGCCATAGCATAAGTAGCAATAATGACTTTTTTAGTTTCACTTTTTTTAAGATCTTCTTCTTTCATACCGCCAATATAGTATCCAACTGTAGCAATATTTTTATGTTCAATAGCTTTATATAAATAGGTAATTAAACATTTATTATGTGCTAAAATCATAATTTGTTGTTGTGGATTTAATTCGAGTTCTTTGATAAGAACTTTAATAATAAATTCACTACGATGATTATAATTGCATAATTTTGAAATCATAGTACTATACATAGGATTTCCTTTGTAATCATAAACAACTTCATTAAAATCATCATCATTAACATAATAGTCTAATTTTTTAACAAGAACTTTGTGTTCTTTAGTATCTGTTTTTTCTTTATGTACAACATCACCTAAAAATAGTTTGAATACTTTTGTAAGTCCATCTTTTCTTTGCATAGTGCCGGATAATCCCAACGTATAATTGGTGGTGCATTTGATCATAGATTTGCTGAAAACTTCAGCCCCAAGATGATGAGTTTCATCATATATAGAAAGACCGAATGAATCAAACATGTTTTCAGGATAATCTTTCATAGATAAAGATTGTAACATACCAATAACAATATCTTTATCTTCAATATCAATCGTTTGACCTTGTATTTTTCCAACTCTAGCTGTAGGTAAAAACTGTTGAATTCGTTCGATCCACTGATTTAAAAGAAATGATTTATGAACAACGACAAGTGTTTTCTTTTTTAATTTAGAAATGATATATAGTCCCATAACAGTTTTTCCTTTGCCTGGATCTACATCTAATAATCCACCACCTGATTCGCCAACATGATCAATATATTTATTAACAATATTGATTTGATAATCTCTCAATTCTCCATTAAATGTAATATTTATATCATCACCTTTTGGTAAACGAATATCATTAACTGTACCAAAATGTTCAATACCAAAATATCGTGGTACATATAATTTTTTAGGAGATTCTCTATAAATGGGGAATGGTTCAGGTTGTACAGGTGATTTAGGCAGGAAAGGTTTTACATTTAGTTGATCGCGTATAAATAGTTGTTCTTTAAATGTAATATTTTCTTTTAGTATTGAATATCCTTTTTTTCCAATATAATGCATATCTTATAATAGTAATATATGATTATAGTTTTAATCAATTTTAAAATAATATTTAGAAATAAAAAATATAACAATATGATATATGCAATTAGTTAACGATTTGTTTTTAAAAAAGAATCAAAATCAATTGTTTGTATTAATACTTTTGGTTTTATACATTATTTTAGATATACAAACTCCTGGTCAACTTGCCAAATTGATAGATAATGTGTATGGAAATATTGTAGTTATATTAGGTGCATTTTATTTATTATCTTGTTGCAATCCTATTGTAGGTGTAATAGGTTTATTTGCTGCTTATGAGTTGATTCAAAGATCTAGTCAAAGAACTGGTACATCTGCAATTCAAAGATATTTACCATCACAAATGAAAAAGGATGGACATTTTAGTGCTTTTAATCAATTTCCTGTTACTTTAGAAGAGGAGGTTGTTGCAAATATGGCACCTTTAGTTGTTAGTGAAGGTCCATCACATGTTAACTTTAAAGCAAATGATGAAGAGACACATGGTGCAAGCACCGTATAATGGGGGTTCCGCCCCCCTACGACGGTTATGCGGTGGGGGTTCCGCCCCCTGCGACGGAGGTTATGTGGCTGCGCCACGTTCGTTTTTATGCGGTGGGGGTTCCGCCCCCCTACGACGGTTTCTTTAAGTTATTTTAGCATATATATTATTAAATAACTTAAATAGGTTGAATGGAATTTCTTTTTATTTTTAATTAATCTCTCTATTTCTCTCGTTGAATTCGTTTTTCTATTCTTATATGAAATCTTTGAAACATAGAAATAAATATGCATTTTTCAACATACTGATATAAGAATTAAAAAAAGATTAAACGAGAGATTTTGAGAGATAATATAATTAATATATATATGCTAGGTTTTGAAGCAGCATTTGGAAATAAACAACAACAAGAATTTGCTGATCAACAAATAGAGTTTAATCAGGCAAATCGTCAATTGAATCAAATGAATCGTAGAGCACAAGAAAAACAGAGAGAAATTAATGCATTAATTATCAAGACACGAGATAATAATATTCCTCTTATAGAGAGACAAGAAATGGTAGGTAAAACTAGTCTATCTGAAAGTGATTTTCCTTGTCCACCAAACTTTGGAATGTTTACAGTAAGTAATTGGGGATGGGTTGGTGGTTGTGGATTTGAAATATTTGATAAAGACGGAAATAAGTATTGGATAGATATTAATCCTATTTATAACTTAATGAAAGCTGTAAAAGAGGGACCTGACTATGCAACAAAGCAAGGAAAATTAAATGAAATTTCTGAAGAAAATAGAACACCTGAAGCATTATTTGCAATTTTTCCTGATGGTTATAAAACTTCAGCTACAGGTGATTTAATAATGCCAACACAAGCAGCAGCAGCCGGAGGTGGAAAGAAAAAATCAAAAAAATCTCGTAAAATAAGGAAAACAAAGAGAAAATCTAAAAGAAAAACAAAAACTAAGAGAATAAAAAGAAAACGTACTCGTAAACATGCATAAAATATATAATTTATTCTTTCTATTTAAGTTATTTAATAATATATATTCTAAAATAACTTAAAGAACCCGTCGTAGGGGGACGGAACCCCCACTTAAAGAAACTCAACACCGCGGCGAAGCCGCGTAACCGTCGTAGGGGGGCGGAACCCCCACATAACCGTCGTAAACCCCCTAGCTAGCTTCAAATTCACTACTAGTCTCTGATATTCTTGCTTGAGGTTCTCCATTTCCACCACCTCTTGTACCTGTTATAAATCCCATCAAAAATCTAAATATCTTTACTGCTACTATTACTATTAATAATGCTACTATTAGTATAAATATTTTACTTTTTTTTATATTTTCCCACGACCACCAATTATCATCACCATCACTACTACCACTATGTTTCCCTTCATCTACTAATAATACACCTTCCTCATTTACTGGTTGACAATCTATATAAATATCATCATTCTCTCCATCACCTAAATTAGGACCCTTTTCATTAAAAAATACTTCATTCTCATTTGTTTTAATATAATTCTCTTTTACTATTTTCTTTAATTTTAAAATAAATTCTTGACTTAAAAATATTCCATCCTCTTTATTAAATACTACATAATCATATTCACTATTGCAAGGATCTACCAATAACTTCCCTTTGTATGAATAAAAAGGTTTTGAAGGCACTAAATTATTAAAACTAAATCTTGATAATGATAATGACGCTGATTCTTTTGGATTTGGAGTTCTTAATGCTGCCTCATTTAATATGTTTGATAATTGCATCGACCCCAAACTATCTTTAGTTCCTTTTACTAAAGGAACACAAACTATTAAATTTTTACCATTTCCACCATGAAATAACACTAATTCACCCTCTGTTTGTACACCACCAAAACGATGTAATGATGGTGTATATATTCTTGCATTTCTTAGACTTAATTTTTCTTTATTAAATTCTACTTGATTTCCATTTAATCCTGATGTAGGCTCTAGATTTAGGTAATATTCTTCATTTATTATATTTAATCCTGTTTCACCATATTTAAAGTTATAATAACATTTTAAAGAACAACTACCTTGGATTGTTGATGGATTTATATCTACTGGAGCATTATTATTTTCACAATTCATATTAATATATATTTATAAAATATTAATAAAACTTATTAGTAATTACTTTTTCTAAAACTATTATATATACTTATGAAACTATCCAAAAAAAAACTTGATAAAATAAAAAATAAGAAATATTATTCAAGAAAGATACACAAAAACAAAAAAAAGACCAAAAATCCTTATTCATTAAGAAAAAGGAAAAACAACCATTTAAAACACAAAACACTCAAAATTTATATTGGTGGTGATCCTGGGGATGAAGGTACTACTGAAAACTCATGTGGTAAATCATATTTAACTACAACAGTAACGAATATTTCTTCTACTACTTCCGACTCTATTACTGAAGACCAATTTTCAAGTGCTTTAGATAATATAAATAAATTCTTAACAGACGAAGATATAACAAATAATTGTGCCTTAGATGATTTAAAAGATGATAAAGAATTATTAAGACAAATATTTGATGTATTAAAAACTACTACATATTATAGTGAAAATACAGATTCTATAGATAATCTATACGAATCTGCTATAAATAAAATTAATAAATTAATTGCATGTAAAAAAATTTCACAAGGAGGCCAAATAGGATATGAATTAGCAGGCGTTGGAACCGATTTTAGTGACTCATTTAAAGAAGAAATAAAGTCTAAATTAGATAGTTACCCTAATGTTATCTCTATATTAAATAAAAAATTTAGATTTATTCCAATTTCAGGAGACGGCAATTGTTTATTTAATGCTGTAGCTGTATTACTATTTTATAAGGATCTTATGAAAAACGCCGACACTAAATGGACTGTTGATAATGAAGATATTACAAGAACTAGTGATGGTAAAGTCCAATTTATTGGAAATTTAAAGCAAGTATTATTAAAATATGCATGTGATAATCAAGAAATATTAACTAAAAGTTCCGAAGAAGGTGGTTTAGGATTGAACGAAAAGGAATATTCTAAATTAGTTCATAGACTATCTATCATAAAAACTCCGACAGGTGGTAACGTAGATAAGGAAGGATGGGGTAATGAGATTGAAGCACAATTAATGGCAAAATATTTTAACGCTTGTATATATATTTATAGTTTAATTGAGTCTACTGAAACAACTGAATCAGGAGAAAAAATGTACAATCCTACGCTTTACAAAATAAATAATAATGGTGAAATTATATTTGATGAATCTGTTGATGGATGTAACGACGAAAATACTATTTATTTAATAAATATAGGCAATAATCATTTTGATGGATTATTACCAGTTCCTGATGATACTCTTGTAACACCTTTTTCAACTACATCTGATGGTTCTTCACCAAGTATTAATATGAATAATATTACTGATACTTTTGTTCCACCACCTGTTACACCATCATCTGCTACTGCATCAACAGCTACTGCATCATCTGCTACTGCATCATCTGCTACTAATTGTAGTTCACAAAAATATGATATTGAAGATATAGCAAGAGTTCCTAGAGATCAATCAGCTGCTCTAAATAAATTAAAAGATTTATCAGCAGATAATAATACTGATTGTCCTGATGAAGCTGCTGAGAAATTCAAAAAATATCAAACAGCATTTTTAAGACTACATAAAGGTATTAAAATAGATTCAAAAACAGGTGAAGCTTCCTCTATGGCTACACCTCCTGCCCCTGATTCAGATTCAAGTACATCTTCAGGAATGGGATCAACATTTTCAGGAATGGGATCAACATTTTCAGGAATGGGATCAGCATTTTCAGGTATGTTTAGTGGTATGTCTTCTTCAAAATCTGTACCAACAAGTGGAAATATAGGATTGGAAATTAAAGAATTAGATGACGGTAATGAATTAAAACATGTTTCTATAGACATTTTCACACCCGATCACGGTGCAGAAGTTGTAGTTAGAGATTATACAAAGGACAGTTATTCTGATTACAAAACTAAGATGGCTATGAAGCCAGGATATAATGATAACCCTGTAGCTAATCCTTTGGATGCAGAAGAACTGATGGAAGAGGAAGGAGATGGAGATGGAGATGGAGGAGAAGGAGAAGGAGAAGGAGAAGGAGCAGGAGCAGGAGCACTCACAACAGCAACATCAACAGGCGCATCAGGAGAAGGAGAAGGAGGAGAAGGAGCACTCACAACAGCAACATCAGGAGAAAGAGCACTCACAACATCAACATCAACAGGCGCATCAGGAGAAGGAGAAGGAGGAGAAGGAGCACTCACATCAGAAACATCAGGAGAAAGACCAGTCACAACAGCAACATCAACAGGCGCATCAGGAGAAGGAGAAGGAGGAGAAAGACCAGTCACAACAGCAACATCAACAGGCGCATCAGTTCGAGCGCGCAGCAGAGGCCCAGCAGGAGCAGGAGCAGAAGCATTATCATCAACAGGAACAGGAGAAAGAGCAGTCACAACAGTCCCATCAACAGGAGCAGGAGCAGGAGCAGGAGCAGGAGCATTATCATCAACAGGAACAGGAGAAGGAGAAGAAGAGGACTTCGGAGAGGAGTATTAGAAGAAACATCATCAGTAGATAAAGAAGAACCATAATTAAATAAAAAAAAAATTGAATACTTTTTAAGATATAAAATATTATTAAAAAGTATAATTAAATGGCTTCAAATCCACTTCTTACATGCTGGTTTATAGTTTATAGATATATTACAGGATATCAAACAAATATAAAATTTATAAAAGCAAAAAATAGCAATCTTAGTATAATTGATAAAAATGAAGAAAGAATAGATAGATATAATTTATTATATAATTACTATGAAGAAGATATTGAAGATCAAAAATACAAATATAAATGCGGAAATTGTCAATTAACAGTTGGTGCAGCAATATTTATGTATAATGATGAAACATTTTGTTCTCCACGATGTAGAAATGCAAAAATAGTAAAAAGTAATAAGATCGATACAAATTATAAGAGCGCAGAATTTTAAATATATGGAATATATTTCATAGTAGCATTATCATATAAAGTAACTTTAAAAGGGCTATTCATACCTTCAACATAAACAGTATCTCCATCATATACTTCATCACAACCATATTCATTTGTACAACTTTTACTTTTAAACGATATAGGCAACTTTATTTGATTATTAGAATCACTTAGAGTATAATATTGCCATTTATCTCTCCTAACATAAAGAGGTCTGCCCATTAAAGGTAAAATAGTTTCAGGTCCATTCAATCTTTTTAATATACCTACTTGTCTATAATTAGTATCAACAGCACGTGTATTTATATTAATAGGAACACCTCCTCTTATATCATTTGTTTGGACAATACGATCATCTTTTAAAGGCGGTGAATAAGGATTTAAATAAACATCATTTTCTACATTTGATAAACTATATGAAGGTTTAGGAAAAAGTCCAAACATAGATTGATTTGGAGACTCAATAAAAACCGTAGAATTAGCATTTTTTTCTTTACTTTGAAAATAAACAAATGTAAAAAATACTAAAAATAATAATGATATTATAACAAATGCTATAGTAAAATTTTCTATACAAAAAACACCAGGTGGGCACTTTTTAACCATATAATATAACAGTATACTTTATTCGTATCTATAATGCTTTTAAGTTATTTAAAATATATATTTGCTAAATAACTTAAAGAAAGCGGCGAAGCCGCGTAACCATCATCCCCACTTATTGTTTTTTATTACCTCCATTTAATATTCCTGTTAAACTATCCATATTAAAGGTTTCCAAAAATCCGGAGGCTTTTTCTAAAAATGGCTCTATAGTTTTAATATTTTGCATTAACTCGTTTTGTTGTTTTAATAATGTTTGAGTTTGATCAGTTAACCCCTTTACTCCATTTTTACCAACTGACTTTTCCAAATTTTTGTATGCCTCTTCTAAATTCTTTGCATAGTCAATTCTATTTTTTTTATTATTTGAAATTGTTGTTACTTCTTCTACTACTTCTGTTTCTTCAGAAGCATCTGATGCAGCTTGATCATTCGCTTTCTTTTCAGATATTTTTGTTTGTATTTCTTGCTTTACGTCCTTTCTTCTATCTTCAAAACCTTCCTTTGAGTTGTAATAATTTATTGTTGTCTTTTTAGATGCAACAAACAAATTTGTTGTTAACATAGCAATTAATAATACTACTATCATGTTTTTACTAAAGTATGTAGCTAAAAAGCCTACAATTAAAAAGAATATTACTGCTTCTGTATTTCTTACAACTAAATATCCTAATAAATTTAATACAGCAAGTGCAAGGACAATATATAATACATTTTTATCCTTTAACAAAGTATCTATTTTCGGCGCTTTAAATTTCATTATATACTTATTATAGAAAAAAGATTAATTGCTATTATTGTTAAAAAAATTGACGTAAATATATTTGTAAAATAAATGTTATTATTTTAAGTATCATGTCTAATTTTAAATTAGCATTAGTTGAAATATATAATCCACAATTACATGGATATTATGATAATAATAAAATTAATAGTAATATTTATTCTCAATATTTAATTATTGAGTCTCTTAAAATTGACGAATTTTATGATGATATTGATTCTATTAACTGGTATATTTCCGATCTTAATAACAGATATTATCATATTTCAAATCAAGAATGCTCACAAGATCATCCTACAATTCAAAATTATAAGCATTTTATTCATTCTAAAAAATATATTAAATTTGAAATTATTCAGGAAAATCCCATTCTACTTGACAAGGAAGATGTTATTAATCCATTATCTCCTACAAATAATCTTCAATATTCTTTGTCTTGTGCTATCAAAAAAACATTTTGGATAAAAATTTTCCAAAAAAAATGGAGAAATTTTCATAAAAATAAACTTAATTTTATGAAAAATTTAAATAATTTGAAATATCGCGAATTACACGGCTCTTGGCCTAAAGAATATTATGTAAAATATACATTCTAAATTTTACTGTTTAGTTTTTACCCTTCATTTTATAAGAAGAACCCTTCTTCTTCTTTAATTTTTTACTTCTTCTTCTTCTTCTTCTTCTATTTTTTCCATATGTATAACCACCACGAATAGGACCTCCAGGCGTACCACTACCACTACTAGGTCGAAGCGTATTGCTGATTTGCTGTAATTCAGCTTCTAAACCATCAAGTGCAGACATTATAGGGCTTATATCTACACTATTCAAACTATCTATTACATTACTAATAACACCTTGTTGGGCCGTATCAACAGCCCGCACCCGTGTCTCTAGCTGCTCAACTGCGTCGCTATGAGTTGCTGCTATACTGGCTATAGCAGCTTTAATAGCTTGTAATTGTGTAGTGATAGTTTGGATTCTAGTGACTATTTGAGTTTGAATACCATCGTTAATGACTCCAATCTTATTTTGAATCCCCGCTGTAAGAGTGTCTAATGAACTCATTCTATTTAATACTTGCTCAAAAGGTTCTGTTGATGTTGCCATAATATATATATTAAACGAACATTTTTTTTATAAATTGATAGTTAATTCATCTAAATCCTTTTTAATTTTATTCAATTCATGTAATATATTTTTTTGATCTTTTGTAGCTTGAGTAACTTGATTATCAGTAAGTTTTAAATCTTTTGTAATGGAATCAATATAATCCAAAATCATTTGAAATTGCATAATTTGTTTTTTTTTATTTTCAACAATATAATTATGATATTTGTTATAATCTTCTAAAACTCCATTTAAAAATTTATTTTCCTTACTTGTTTTTTGTAATTCTCTCCTTTTAACACATAATAATTTTTTTCTATTTTCTATTTCTGCTTTCATTTGGTAAATTGAATGATCTCTTATAGCTAGTTCCATATATAATAAGTAAAGGAAACTATTTAAATTTTTCTTTATACATTAATTATTATTATACTACATATGTAGTATAATATAATATATATAATAAGTATATTTTTACTTACATGATATAGGAAAAAATTATTAATTTAAAAGATATAAAAATCTTGGTATATAATATTTAGGATGTCTAAAAACCAAAATGAATTATTATTACATGAAGATGAAAGTAGATATGTAATGTTTCCATTACAAGACGATAGTATATGGAAGATGTATAAAAAACAAGTAGATTGTTTTTGGAGGGCGGAGGAAATAGATTTATCAAAGGATTTGACTCACTGGAATAGTTTAAATGAACAAGAGCGATATTTTATTTCGATGATATTAGCATTCTTTGCGGCAAGTGATGGGATAGTATTGGAGAATTTGGCGGCACGTTTTATGGGCGAAGTTCAATTAAGTGAAGCAAGAGCATTTTATGGATTTCAAATAGCTATGGAAAATATTCATTCTGAGACGTATAGTTTATTAATTGATACATATATCAAAGATAAAGACGAAAAAACGAAATTATTTAAAGCCATAGATAATTACCCATGTATAAAGAAAAAGGCAGATTGGGCTATAAAATGGATACAAGATAAAAGAAGTTCTTTTGCAACAAGATTGATAGCATTTGCATGTATTGAAGGAATTTTCTTTTCAGGAGCATTTTGCAGTATTTTTTGGTTGAAAAAACGTGGATTAATGCCTGGACTTACTTTTTCGAATGAGTTAATTTCGCGTGATGAAGCACTTCATACTGAATTTGCAATATTATTATACAGTAAATTAAATAAAAAAATACCAAAGGCAAAGGTGATTGAAATTATTAAAGAGGCGGTAGAAATAGAAAAGGAATTTATATGTGAAGCTCTTCCATGTAGATTAATAGGAATGAATAGTGATTTAATGTGTCAATATATAGAATTTGTTGCGGATCGTTTATTATTACAATTGGGTTATGATAAAATATATAATGCTATTAATAGTTTTGATTTTATGGAAATGATAAGCATACAAGGTAAGACAAATTTTTTCGAAAAGCGTGTTGCAGATTATGCATTAGCAGATAAAACAAAAACAGAAGATGTGTTTGATTTTAACGCAGATTTTTAAAGTGGGGGTTCCATGGGGGTTCCGCCCCCCTGCGACGGAGGTTATGTGGCTGCGCCACGTTCGTTTTTATGCGGCTTCGCCGCGGCGCTGAGTTTCTTTAAGTTATTTTAAAATATATATTATTCAATAACTTAAATAGGAAGAATGTATTTTCTCTCAAAATCTCTCGTTTAATCTTTTTTTAATTCTCATATCAGTATGTTGAAAAGTGTATAATAAAATCATAAATCCATGAATCTCATATAAGAATAGAAAAACGAATTCAACGAGAGAAATAGAGAGATTAATTCATAATTCATTTTAAAATACAAGGATCATATTTAAGTTATTGAATAATATATATTTTAAAATAACTTAAAGAGCGCGGCTTCGCCGCATAACCGTCGTAGGGGGCGGAACCCCTACTTAAAGAACATAATCCCATTACTTTCTTCTATGACTACGTTTCTTCTTTATAGTACGTTTCTTTTTCATAGTACGTTTCTTTTTCATAGTACGTTTCTTCTTTATAGTACGTTTCTTCTTTATAGTACGTTTCCTTTTACCTCCCATACTTGTAACAGAGACGGTATTGCTACGTGGAGGACAATTCTCAGGCTCATTACTGGTTAGAGATGAAAGAGACATAGTACTATCAGGACTAACATTTTGCGACATACTACTCTGAGTACTAGAACTATCCGATATTGGGTCATTCAGATTAGTTAAATATTTTGTAAGAACCTTATAACGTTGATTATTTTTTTCTCCATCCCTATTTTCTCCTAAAGAAAAAGAATATAATCCATCATTAGTTATTATATCTACTCTATTTGGTTTTGAAAATATACTATCTTTTGAACATTCTCTTATTTTACCTTGACTATAAAATCCGTTTATATCTAAAATACCACTTGAAAGTGAATCCTTTACGCTATCTATAATCAACTTATTTTTTGTTTTATCAATTATTAAATTGTATAAAGTAGCAGAAAATTGTCCAACAGTACCTCTAGTAGGAAGCCTAACTAATATATTAAATAATATTAAATAACTGTCATTTTCCCACACATATCCATTTTGCTGAACCTCCTGTTTATTAATATTATCCACGGGAATGTTACGTGTAATAATTACTGAATCTGTCATTATATATTATAAAAATATATTAATCATTTTTTATTTTTTTTAGATTCTTCATATTGTTGGCATTTATTTTTATATATTTTAACGTATGAATCACATAAGCTATTTAAATAATAGTTACCACAAGTCTCTTTAATAGCATCTTCATAATATTTACATTTTTTGTCGTTATTTGAATCCATATATTTATTAAATAATAATATTTAAATAAATAAAAATATATTTATTAAATGGTAAGAATAGCTTTTATAACAGGTATAACAGGTCAAGATGGTTCTTATTTGGCTGAATTATTACTAGAAAAAAACTATAAGGTATATGGTATTGTTAGACGTACATCATTAGTATATAGTTATTCAAGAATTGAACATATAAGATCAAAAATAAATCTAGAATATGGTGATTTAACCGATGGATCGTCTTTAACAAATTATATTCATAAGATAATAGCAGATAATAAAGATTTCGAAGTATTTGAAATATATAATTTAGCTGCACAAAGTCACGTAAAAATATCATTTGAAATTCCTGAATACACAAGTATTGTAGATGGATTAGGTACATTAAAGTTATTAGAAACAATAAGAACCTTACCTGAACAAGTAAGAAATAAAATAAAATTCTATCAAGCAGGAACTAGTGAAATGTATGGAGATGTATTAGAAACGCCACAAACAGAACATACACCATTTAATCCTCAATCGCCTTATGCCTGTGCAAAAGTATATAGTCACTTTTTAGTAAAAAATTATAGAGAAGGATATGGGTTGTTTGCTTGCAACGGAATTTTATTTAATCATGAATCACCAAGACGTGGAGAGAATTTTGTAACAGCAAAAATAATAAATGGAATAAAAAAAATAGAAAGGGCTGAAATACCATATTTAGTTTTGGGAAATTTAGATAGTAAAAGAGATTGGGGACATTCTAAAGATTATGTAAAAGGAATGTGGTTAATGCTTCAACAAGAAAATGCAAATGATTATGTATTAGCTACTGGTAAAACAACAAGTGTAAGAGAATTTGTAGAAAAATGTTTCAAAAAAAGAAATATAAATATAAAATGGGAAGGTGAAGGAGAGGATGAAGTAGGTGTAAATGAAGAAGATAATATGATTATGGTAGTAATTGATAAAAAATATTTTAGGCCATGTGAAGTAGATTTATTATTAGGAGATGCAACAAAAGCGAAAAAAGAATTAGGATGGGAGTTATCATATGATTTAGATTCATTAATAGATGATATGTTTGAATAATTATTTAAAAATATAATTAAATTTTAAATAATGTGTGGAATATCAGCGATTTTGAATAAAAAAAGTGAAACTCCTTTAAAATTACTTTTAAAAAGTATATCTTTATTACAAAATCGTGGCTACGATTCACTAGGGATTGGTTGTTATTATGAAAATAATAAAATACTGGTTAAAAAAATAGCATGTGAAATAGAAGATTTTGAACAAGAAGTAGAAAATACGTTGGGAGAGAAAATAATAACAACATTATTGGCACATACCCGATGGGCAACACATGGTGGTGTAAATATAAATAATTGCCATCCTCATGTATCAGATAATTTCATATTGGTTCATAATGGAATTATTGAAAATTATAAACAATTGAAAGAATTTTTGATAGAAAAAAAATATAATTTTTATTCAGAAACAGATAGTGAAATTATTGTAAAATTATTAGAATATTATTATCAAGAAGTATGTTCAAAATCTATAGAACGTTCTATAGAACATGTTATGAAATTATTAGAAGGGACATATGGAATAGTGGCAATAAATAAGGAAAATCCTGATATCCTTTATGTATTTAAAAATGGTTCACCACTTTTAATAGGTGAAAATGAAAATAATATTATGGTTTGTTCAGAATTATCAGGATTTGCAAATCAGGTAACAAATTATATAAAAGTTGAAAATAATGAAATATTTTATATTGATAAAAATGGTTATAAATCAATAAACAAGAATACTCATAAAATAGTAAAAATAGAAGATAATTCTTTATTTTCTCTCACACCAGCGCCATATGAATATTGGACAGAAAAAGAAATAATGGAACAAGATCAATCTATATTAAGATCAATAAATAATGGAGGAAGATGTAATGATAATATAATAAAATTAGGTGGATTAAATATATTACAATTTTTTAAATTAGAAGATTTTAAAAATATATTTTTTTTAGGTTGTGGTACTAGTTATAATGCATGTGCATTAAGTACATATTGGTTTAAAAAATATAGAGTATTCAAAAATATTCAGTTTATGGATGGTGCAGAGTTTCAAGAAATGGATTTAACTATGGATCCAACTATAGTAGTATTTTGTAGTCAATCAGGTGAGACGAAGGATTTACAAAGATGTATAGAAATATGTAAAAAATATAATACAATAAAAATAGGTGTAATAAATGTTGTAAATAGTGTAATAGCAAATGAAGTAGATTGTGGAATATATTTAAATGCAGGAAGAGAAGTAGCAGTTGCGTCTACAAAATCATTTACATCAACAATAAATATATTACATTTATTAAGTATTTGGTTTAATCAACAATTAGGGTATGTAAAGTCATTTACAAATGAAATAAATGATATAAGAAAGTTAAGTGATCAAATAAAATTAATAAATAATAATTATGTAGTAAATATAGAAAAATATTTGTCGAATTTGAATAAACCATCGTTATTTATTTTGGGAAAAGGAAAAATGGAATATATAGCAAAAGAATCGTCACTAAAAATAAAAGAAATAACATATATTCATGCAGAAGGTTATAGTGGTTCTGCATTAAAACATGGTCCATTTGCATTATTGGAAAGTGAATTTCCAGTAATCTTATTAATAGATGAAGAAAATGAAGTAAAAATGATGAATGTATATAATGAAGTAAAGAGTAGAAAGTCTTGGATCTTAGTAATAACAGAAAATGAAAAATTAGAATGTGAGAATAAAATAGTGGTCCCTAGAAATAAATGCTGTCAAGAAATATTATTTATGGTAATATTACAACAAATAGCATTTCAATTATCAATATTAAGAAATATAAATCCGGATAAACCGAGAAATTTGGCAAAAGTAGTTACAGTAGAATAAATAATTTAAAAGTAAAAAATTAAAATAATTAATGTATGAAAATATTATTTTAATACCATATAGAAATCGTTATAAACAGTTAGAGATGTTTATAGATGGTTGTAATGAAAATATTAACAAATGTTTACCAAATTCAAAATTAGTAATAATTGAACAAGAGGAGGGACAACCTTTTAATAGAGGATTTTTATTAAATGTTGGGTTTCATTATTTTAAAGACACATGTAAATATTTTATTACACATGATGTAGATATTTTACCAAACAAAAATGCTCTTATTGAATTTTATAATAAGCAACTAAATTTGGGAGAGATAGTGGCTATTTCAAGTCCTGAAGCCACACTAGGTGGTGTAATAAAAATAGGGTGTGATACTGTATATGCAATAAATGGGTTTCCAAATAATTATTTTGGATGGGGTTGTGAAGATAAAGCATTTCAAAATAGAGCAGATTTTAGAAAATGTAAAATAGAACGATATTATAATCACAAGTTAGCAGCATCAACAGATTATTTTAATTTTTTAGACTTTACTGAAAATAAGTGTAATGATTCGGTTAAATTATCTTTAAATGAAAAAATATTGTTTGAGAATTTTAAATTTAAAGAAGATTTAAATGATAATCAAAAAATAGAACATATATTATCATCAGGTATTAATAATGTAAATTATGAAATAAAAGAATTATATAAAATAAAAAATGTAGAAATAATTAAGGTACAAATTGCTTAAATAGTACAATTTAATATTATTAATTCATGATAACTACAGAAGTTATGGGTGGTTTGGGTAATCAATTATTTCAAATTTTCAATTTAATTAGTTATTGTATAACCAATAAAGTACAATTTTATTTTGAAGCTACTGTACCAAGACGTGTAGATCGTCCTTTTTATTGGAATAATTTTTTAAAAAAATTGGCTCCATTTATTAAACCTATAATACATGTAATGGAATATAGAGAACCTGCATTTCATTATATACCAATACCTACATCATGGCCGTTTGATAAGATTAATATAAAGTTTAATGGATATTTTCAATCGCATTTATATTTTGATAATAACAAAGATATTATTTGTAGAATGATTCAGTTTGATAAACAACAAGAAGAAATAAAACAAAAGGTAGTTTTAGATTATGATCGTACGGTATCATTACATTTTAGAATAGGTGATTATGTTCATTTACCAAATCATCACCCTATTTTATCACTTGAATACTATGAAAAAGCGTTAGCTACATTAATATGTAATACAGATAATTTGTATTGGGATATACTGTATATATGTGAGGAAAAAGATTTGGAATTAGTAACATCAAATATAGTAAAACTAAAGGAAAAATGGCCTAGCTTGAATTTTATAAAAATAGATAATAAATTAGAAGACTGGGAGCAAATGTTAGTAATGACGTTATGTAAACATAATATAATAGCTAATAGTACATTTAGTTGGTGGGGTGCGTATTTAAATAAAGGTGATAATCGGGTATATTATCCAAGTAAGTGGTTTGGTCCTGGACAGGGAAATAAAGATACAAGTAATTTATGTCCAAATAGCTGGACAAAAATAACTATTTAAAGAAAAAAGTATCAATAATACATATGAAAGTATTATTGATAGGATGGCTTCATAAAAAAAATTTACTAGGATTACAAGCAATTTGCAAATATTTAAAATATAGTTTAACAATTGGCTCTATTAAAGATATACAAAAACATGATATTATTTATGCTCCATCAGATTATATAGATGCATCTTCAATTCCTGAAAAAAGATTTTTATTTGGACCTCATTTTTCTGTATTTCCTGACAATAAATTTAATGCTTTAAATAATGAATGTAAAAATCTTAAATATTTATGTCCATCACCATGGTGTAAATATACGTGGATCTCTATGGCGTCAAATAAAAGTATACCTATAGAATCATTTCCATTTCCAGTAAACACAGAAAAATTTACACCAATAAAGCCAATACAAGAGAGAACAAATGTAGTAATATATTATAAATCAAGAAATCCGAGTGAATATCAAGAACTAATAAATTTTGTAAATACAAAAAATATAAATTATAAGGTTTTTAGTTATCAACAAAAATATAATGAATATGTTTTTATTGAATATCTTAAAACATGTAAATATGGTATAGTTTTAGATGCACATGAAAGTCAAGGGTTTGCTATTGAAGAAATGTTATCTAGTGATGTACCATTATTAGTATGGGATGCTAAAACGATGGATCAAGAATATAAATCAAGATATAATGCAGTACCTTGTACAACTATTCCCTATTGGGATGATAGATGTGGCGAGTATTTTTATACAATAAATGAATTGGAAAACACTTTTAATAAATTAAATGAAAAGATAAATGAATATAAACCGAGAGATTTTATATTGGAAAATCTGAGTGTTGAAAAATGTGCAAGTAATTTTGAAAATTTAATTAACAGTATAGATATTTAATTATTTATCAAATGTAAATGATAATATAATTTCAAGTTTCAAGTCTAATATGGCATATAAAGGAATACTTAAACATGTATCATTTGATCATGGTCAACAATATTTACATTTGATTTAAATGAGTTTTCATTTATGAATGAGGAAAAAATAAAAAATTATTGTGAGTTAAACGATAAATATGGTATGCCTAATAAGAGAAATTTTGCAAAAGATGGTTTTGTAATAAATTGTAGTCCAACATCTTTAAGATATGTTTATCATTCATTACTTATATTAAAACATTTAAAAGAAACAAATTGCAATAATATTGTGGAAGTAGGATGTGGTTATGGTGGATTATGTTTGGCTATAAATTATTTTATGTCAGAATTTGAAGTGAATGTAGAAGTGTATAATATAATAGATTTATCTCAACCACTTAATCTGATAAAAAAGTATTTAAGTTTACATAAAGAATTTATAAAAACAAACATAGCATTTCACGACAGTTTAACCTATGGAAAAAATATAGAAAATAATAAATTATTTTTTATATCAAATTATTGTTATACAGAAATAAGTACAGAAATAAGTACAGAATATAATAGAAATTATAGTACAATATTGATGCCAAAAGTGTTGCATGGATTTATAATATGGCAAAATGGTGGCAATAAAGGTTCATATCCGATAAAAAATGCAAAAGATATAATTTAAAAAGAAATAAAAAATGTAGAAGAAGAGAGGCCACAAACTGATGCTGGTCATGATATTTACAAAAATTATTTTGTATATTTTTAATAAATATTAAGTATATTATTTATTTGAAAATTAACATATATCATTTTGTAGTGTAGATTTAAAAATTCCTATATTACTACCTTGTATAAAAAATTGCTTTTCACTCCAATAATGTTTAAAATCTTCATTTTTTTCAAAAAAATTACACATATAATAATCGAATGGTACTCCATAATTTATTTCTACATTATTTAACCAATTTAAATATTGTATAATACTATCATATTTCCATATTAAACTATCACAGCAATTAGTATGATATTTTCTAATAAGTCGATATTTATCATTTGGATTTGTAATATCTTCTATATAATTATTATTTAAAACTTCCTTTCTATTGGAATATCCAGTAGGTCCTTTTATAACAGGAGAATGTAGCAAATTTCCATCCCATAATCCAACACTAATTGTATTCCAATTTTTATCATGTATATTACTGATAAATTCAGAAAATAAATGTATATTATTACTTGAAATAATATCGCTTTCAAATATTAAAAAAATTCCTTCTTTATAATTCTTAGCTATATATTCTAAATTTGCTTTATAATTTAAAAAAAGAGATAATTCTCCACGTTTCATAGGTAGTTTTCGTAATGAATAAACTAATTGTTTTGTAATATGTTTATTATATATATCTTGAGTAATAGTATGTTTATATGTGGGACTAATATATTTAATAAAACATTCGTCTATATTTTGTGATTTAAATAATTCCTTTAAATGTTTACATCTCTCAGGTTCAAATGCAGGATTAGAAACACAACATATATGTGAAATATTATTCCAACATTTGTTACTTAAAACACACTTTATATCAGAAGCTATATTTTCAATAGTTCTTTCTAATTTATTTTCTTTATTGGGAAATATATTATTATTCACTATTTTTAACCATTCATTTGGATTCTCTTTTAAAAATTTCATTTGATTGATTATTCCTTCTATATTATTTACATCTTCTACATTTATAAAACGTTTCTCATTAATATAATCATGTACTCTATCAGATCCCCAGTATACTGGAATAATATTAGATAATAAACCATTAATTAATTTTTCCGTTATATATGTATCTTCTCTACTATTTTCCATAGTAATCATAAATTTAAATTGATTTACAAAATTATGAAATTCCTTTGTATTATATTGTGCTTTTAATGATTTATTTATATTATTTTTATAACCACCAGCATAACAAATATTAAAATGCTTTTCTAGCTTATTTAAAAATTCAGTTCGTTCTTTTCCTCTAGGATTAGATATAATAACACAAATATCATTTTCAGGAATAGTAGTAATTTCACCTTTATTTTCTAAAATATTAACAAAATTATTAGTATAAATATATGGTATAAATAAAGGGACATTTACAACATTTTTATGATTACGTTCACCCCATAAAACACATGTATAATTATTTTTATTGCATTTTAAAGAAGATTCTCCTGAAAATAAATAAGTATGTTTCCAATTTTTATTTTTTACAAGAGACGATGAATTAATCAACATATCAAATTCACATAATATTTCACTTTCATGATGATTACCTTTTTCACAAAACTCTCCATAAACTTTTTCAAATAAATTCAAAAAAAAATCAATATGTAAACCAGGATTTGTTTTATCTTCAAAGCCGCCAAACCATCCATTAAAATATATTTTCATTATATTACTTTATATTGAAAATATATTTATATATATTTTTTATAATAGTTTAAAATTTTTAAAAATTTTTTTATTAAACAAATTATTAAATTCATATTTTGAATTATATAATTCATCATAATTAATATCCGAAGATCTTGAATAATAATAATTATTATTAGTAACTATATCATTCAAATTAATCGCCATACACATAAATGAACTGTCGCATAATATATTATATTCTGCATTTTTTATTATTTCAATATAATTTGCCAGTTTATAATTTATAAATTTTTCTGCCATTTCATAATAATTATCTTCTTTACTATAACAATTTACATTAGGATTTACAAATAATATTTCATTTTTATTTATTTTTAACTTTTCTTCTATAATATCAATTGTAAAAACAGTACCTGTACTACTAATATTATGTACGAAAACGTATTTCATATTCTGTAATAAACTATATAATTCTGTGGATTCAATTGAATTTGGTATATGAAAATAATTCCAAAATATTTTACTATCAATATTTACTTGTTCATAAAATGATAATGGAATATATTTAATATCCCATGAAGAACCATTTAAATTATGACTACCACACATATATAAATCATAGTCTTTAGTTAGAGAATCAAAATCTGCTTTGGAAAATCCAAAATTTGGTGAAATATTATTATCACCATCAACACTCATAATTTTTATACTTGCATCATCATTATAAAACAGTTCCACATTCTCTTTATATTTATTTTTACATACAACTAATACTTCATCATATACTGTACTTAAATATCTAACCATTCCTATTGCTGTTATATTATCACCTAAACCTAGATGTGTCAATACGAAAGCTTTTTTTTTATTATATCCTTTTTGTTCTTTAATAGTAGAATTAGTCATATCATTTATTTTTTTTTTTATTCTAAAACGTGAATCATTATCTTCAATAATTTTAAAACATAATTTTACTTTATCACCTTTATTGTATCTAAAATCATCCTGCATTTCCCAAATATCTACATTTATTTTTTTTAATATTTTATAATAATAATTATGGTTTTCAATATAATTTTTTAATTTATCAAACAATAAATTGTATTCATATTCTACATCCTTTTTTCTGTCATCTTTAATTTTTTCTAATTTTATATCTAATATAGTTAATTTATCTAAAGCTTCACCTAGAGAAACAGGTAATTCTATATTCATGATATATATATGTATGTATGTATTTAATATATTAATACATAAATATATAAATATATAAATACATACATACATATATATATATCATGAATAAAGAATATTTATTTTTATGTTGTTATGGTATTGGTGGATATGAAGCATTAAATCTTATTTTACTTAAAAATAATTTTAATTACAAAAAAATTATAATTTTTACACATAAAAAAGATAATGAATTGTTATTAAATTTTATAAAAAACTCAAAGTTAGAATATTATACAGATTCTATTAATAAATGTAAACATATAATTAATGGTAAAAATGGATTTTTATTATCATTTCATTATAGAAATATAATTAAAGCAGATATTTTAAATTGTTTTAATGGTAGAGCAGTAAATTTACATCCATCATTACTTCCTAATTATAAGGGGTGTTTTTCAAGCGTTTGGGCTATAATAAATGATGAAAAAGAAACAGGTATATCATACCATGAATGTATACCTGAAGTAGATAATGGTAATATATTAATTCAAACTAAAATAAATATACAGGATGACGATACAGGTTATTCATTATTTCATAAATTAATTTATTTAGCAATATTAAATTTAGAAAAATTATTTAATTTGATTGATGAGGATTATGAAGGTATTCCACAAAATGAAAAAGGGACATATTATAAAAGAGAGGTACCCTTTAATAATGTTATTGATAGTAATTGGAGCGAAGAATATAAAAAACGTTATATTAGAGCTCTTTATTTTCCTCCGTATGCTCCTCCGATCCAAGATGCCTAACACAATTCATAGAAAAAGGATTTGATTTGATAATGTGTATTCGTTGATGTAATAATAATTATTAATATATTTTTCATTTAAATATATTAATTTAAAATATAATATAATGAGGCACTGCCATATGAGTATAATGTGTAATGAAATTGAATTTATTGAACACAAATTACCTTTTTTATATAAATATTTTGATCAAATAATTTTTGTAGATTATGATCTAGTGAATAAAAGAAATTCAACCGATGGAACTATTGAATATATAGAAAAATTTGATGATAAATATAATAAAATAAAATTAATAAAAGATTTTGATCCTAATAAAATTACAAATTATAATGGAGGAGGTTTTATAGAAAAACAAAAAATGTTTGCAGAAGCATCAAAGTATGTAAATGATGATATTGATTTAATATGGGCAACTGACTTAGATGAATTTTTCGATGTAGAGCTGATAGAAAATGTAGAAAATTTATATAATAATGATAATGAATTAATTACTGTAGATTTACCACATAAGATTTTTATATACAATCAATATAATTATTTAAATAAAGAAGATTTTTATATAGCAGCACGTATTACTAAACATGTAAAAAATAAAATTTATGGTCACTGTAATTTTGATAGCTATGGAAAAACAATAAAATATAATAAATTTTGTTTATATCATTTCGCATTTATTGGTTTAAGAAGAACTAGCTTTAAATTATTAAAATGTTATGCAAGTAATATCGAATTTGTAACAAAATGGATAGATAATTATAAAAACTCTCTGTTAGAAAATAAAAAATATATTAAAATATCCCATCCAAACCCTGCTTTAAAATTATATACAGAAAATTATAATGGTAATTTTCCTTCATATTTAGATGTGGATAGTTTATGTAAAAAATTGAATAATGATATATAAAAGAAATTTAACCCAATTCATTAATTAGATATTCTTTAATACAATTGCATATATATTCTTGTTTTTCAATATTTAGACTAGGAAAACTTGGTAGCATAACTCCTCTATTAGAAATCTCAATTTCTTGATAATTTACATTCACATCTTTAAAATGTAAGTGTTTTCTTATGTCATAAAAAAATGGTCTAATTTGAACTAATTTATTATTCATAAATGTTTCAAAATCAGTAAAATTAAATTTATTATTCTGTATTATTATACAATACATCCAATTGCTACCACATGTATTATTTTCACTTTTAAGTTTTTTTATTTTGTTTGTGTGTATTAGATTATCTAAAAATATATCATAATTATTAAATATTATCTTTTTTAAATTTAATATATGCTCTAAATCTGATAGTTGATCATATAAAAACCCTGCCTGAATATTTGTCATTCTGTAATTATATGCTAATTTGTCATGTATATATCTTTCATTTGTCATACCATGACTATGTATTGAACTTATATAATTATAAATACTAATATCATTTGTTAAAAAAGCACCCCCTTCACCAGTTGTTAATGTTTTATTAGCATAAAATGAAACAGCCGAACATAAAGAATCTTTATATGAACCACTATAATTATCTTCATATTTTCCAAATATTCCTTCACAATTATCCTCTATTATTATTATATCAGGTCTTATTCTTTTTATTCTTGGTACATTTACAATATTACCTAAATTATGAACTATAAATATGCAACTATTTTGTTCTAACGAATTTAAATAGTCTTCACTTGTATCAATATTCATAGTATCACTATTTATTTTCATTACTTCTATTTTGTCCTTTTCAAATTCTCTATATACACAATTCCATGGTGCAATAAATACATTATTTGGAATATATATTTTATTAATATTTGGAAATTTATATTTTAAAGAAAGTAAAAGACTATGAGTTGCGCTTGTTCCATTATTCATTAAAATACAATATTTTACTTTTAAAATTTGTTTCATTTTTTCTTCTGAATTTGTAACATTTACACCATAATTACTTATCCAATTTTCATTTATAGCCAATTCAGCACTTCTTTTATATTTTTCTATATATGGTTCATATATAGGTATCATTATTGTGTATATATAATAATATTATCACTTTATATTTATATTTATAAATTATATTTTACTTTCATATAATTTATAAATGAATTAATTCATTTTTTCTTTTTTAGAATAACCATTTATTTATTGTTTTATTCGTGTTGCCCAAAATGGCATTTTTTTTATCCATTCATGATTCCAATCCGCACGATCATTAATTTGTATGACAGTTTCATCACTTAAAACTGCAGCAGATCCATATTTTTTTCTAATAATACTTAATATTGATTGATCATGACGATTATCTTTAAAAAATGCATTTAATTCTTGATTTTTTTTCACATATTTATCAGTTATTATAAATGGATCCTTATCTATTAATTCTATACATTTATCAAAAATTAAATTAATATGAGGACATTTTTTCATAATTAAAATACCACTAAGATATTGATTTGTATTAGAATGTTCACTATCTATATCTAGATTTTCATGTTTTAATAATTCTAATACTGTCCATCTTTTTTCCACACATGCATCCGGTAATTCAAAACTAATTATACCTTTATCACTATTATTTAATATATTTATATAATCATTTATTCTTTTAAGTGATTCTGTATTTTTATTTATACTACACCCTGCATCTAAATAAATTAATATATCATTTTCATTTATTTCTGATAACCTCTTTGGAATAATATAAAATTTCCATATCATATATCCAGCACCTCTATTTTTATCATATGTTGATGCATAATTATATACCATATTATATTTTTTATAAAATTCTTGCGATACGTTTTCAGGTGTATAAATAGTTACAGATTCAAATATACCTAGATTGTTTGCTTCTTGTTCTATTCTTTTTAATGAATTTTTAAATTTTAAATCACCAAATGTTATAAAATGTATTTTTTGTTTATTTGTATCCATTATAATAATATAAATACAAAATCTTTTATTTATACTATTTTACAATAAATTAATATAAATTGTGTCAAATTCACTAGTATTATTCCTAATTTTATATAATTAATTTATATATTATCTTTTATAATATTATCCATTATCTTATAAAATTCATTATCATCTAATTTCATAGATGATATATTATGTATTATTATATTATTAATATCTTCATATTTTTCTTGTTTAAAACAAATACCACATACTAATACCACATGTATTTTATATTTCAAATTAGGATATTTTGTTTGAATTAATTCATTTAACTCAATCATATCATCTAAATCATTTTTTAAAGTAAAATTAAATTTTTTACTTTCATCATGATGATGAATTGCATGACCTCTTCGTATAAACAATAATTCTTCTTGACTATTTAATAAATCTAATAACCTATTTATTCTTCTTGTCATTTGTTCTGTATCTCTTGGAAAAGTATTATGTACAAAATTTATTTCATAATTTTTATTTATTGTTCCATGTTCAGGCAACAATTCTTTAAAATCATTTTTAAAAATCTTTGCAATACCGTTATATGGTACACTCCAATCAAATGGTAATGATATATTCCTAAGATTTTTCTCTTTTAAATATGATGCTATACCACAATCTATACCTAAAGGTATTATAATCATATATGTATATACAAATAATATACTAATTTTTATTTAATTTATTATTTACCCATATAATCTATTTTAGTTTGAAACTATTGTAAACAAGGTTGAATAAATAATTCATTAAATTTATCCATTATTTTTTCAGGACTATAATCTTTATATGCATTCCAATCTTTTTTCTTTAATTCTTCATTATTTTTATATATATCTAAAAATATATTTCTTAATGTTTCAGAATCTTTATATATAAAACATTTATCTTTTAATATATCTATATGAGCCCTATCACCTTTTACACATGTTATAACTGGCTTATTTCTCCAAGAAAATTCTGATACAGCTGCTCCAAACGTTTCACCCATATTTCTTGCATGAATCATAGCATCACATGAATTTATAAATTCTACTTTTTTTTCCAAGTCAATTATTTTATCTAAATGAATAATATTTTTTTTTTCTTTACAAAATTTTCTTGTATTAACAAGTAAAAAATAAATATTTGGATATTCATCTGTTAAATTATCTATTACTGGATACACATATTTTATATCAAATTGACAAATTCCACCATGTCTTCCGAACACTACTGCATCCTCAGGAATATTCAATTCATTTCTCATATTAGTATCTACATTTGGTAAATTTACCATATAATTTACTACAGGATGAGGAGCTCCAAAACAATTTGATATTTTTCCATACACATCTCCATGTTGTTTAATTGTATTAAAGACGCAGTGGATTATATTTTTACAAACAGATGACATTTTTCCATCCCATTCACCAGCCTTTTGCATATATAATATATCACATTTTTCTTCTTTTAATATATTATTTGCGTCTTTATTCCAATCCATATATGGTCTTAAAGTAAACTCCTTTTTAAACTTTTCTATTACTTCAGGTACATTTCTATGATCATTACCATAATACATAATAATACTTTCATTTCCTAAGTAATGTTTATTATAATATGCATAATCATATAATGATACTGTAGTACCTCTCTCACATAACTGATTATCATGAAATGCTATTTTTACCATTATAATATAAATACTATACCTTTTATTTATATTATTTTATTAATATTTACTTAACAATTCTTTCAACGCATCCTTCTGATCTTTTTTTCCATTAAATGCACTTTGTTTATGAATCCTATGCATTATTTGTACTGATTCTACATTATAAAATTTACATCCTTGTGACCACAATCTTAACCACAAATCATAATCTTCTACATTATTATCATTCCAATATGCATATTTCTTTTTTAATAAACAGCTACTATTTATTATTGGATTACTACTTTTAAAATTAAAATTTCCCAAATCTTTTAACGGTATTTTTGGATAAATATTTAATTCACCAAAATATTTACAATTTGTACCAATTACATCATAATCTCTCATATATTCTATTTGAGATTCCAATTTCTTTGGCAACCATTTATCATCCACATCTAATAAACTTACCCAATCATATTTACAATACGTTATCATTTCATTTAATGCATTTGATTTACCTTTTATACCTACTATATCTAATACACGTATTTTTTCACTTAAATTTTCCATTCTTTTTGCATGTTCATATACTTCACTATTTGGTTCATGTCCATTAATACCTATTATTAATTCCCATTCTTTATATGTTTGCATTATTATTGTACCTACTGATTCTTCTATAAATTCTATTCCATTATAAATTGGCATTAAAATACTTATCATTTTATTTAATTAACACTTCTTTTTTAAATATTAATCGTTTAATAAATATATGTTTGAAATCCAAACCACTTGTCCATAGCAGGATGTTCTTGATTAATTAATTCAAATTTCTCTCTATTATTTGCTATACAATCTATTATTATCATTTGATCATCTTTTACCAAATATCCATTTTTAAAATATAATTCTAATCGATCATAAAACGTCTTACACCACCAATCTATTTTCGATTTTTCTAATATAAAAAAACCTCCTGCTATAGATACTTGTAATGGATGTAATGGCACTTTTGGTAAATCATTTTCGTTTTTTATACTCAAATGATCATAATATTCTTGCAACTCAGATTCATTACATACTCTACAATAATATATTTTATCTCTATTTATTCTCTCCTTTACCTTTTTTGCATTTGGCCAATTTTTTAATAAATCATAATTCAATACATTCCCATTACATCTAAAATAACCTAAATCCATCCAACCATATACATCATCCTCTTCCTCACCAAAATATTTCTTATTTATTATTTCTTTTACAAAATTTTGTTTTTCACACCATAGTGCATTCACCCTCCAATCCACTAATTTATTTAAAGATATATTAATCATATGATTTTTTATAAAATTCTCTGCATATTTTGCACAATAAAAATCTTTTAATGGCTTTATTATTACCTTTATTCTAGGATTGTTTTTCACAAAATCTATAAATAATTGTTTACTATTTTCATCAGTAAATATTACTAAATTAAATTTCTTTACATTTTCCAATATATTCTTTATCCAAACTCTATATATATTATAATCAAATTTTGACTTAAAATTATACCACGCACTTGCTAATGTCAACATTTATATAAATTATAAAATTTATATTTAAATATTAAATTTATTATTAAAATATAATGAAAGTTATCCGATTTTTCTCATCATTTGGAGCTACTCCTCAAGGATGTATCGAAGTATATACTAGAACATCTGAACTTACAAAGTCACCACTTTTTAATACCGAATATCGATTTACATGTAGTGATGATTACACTCATGCTATCATTTTAAATACTGCTATGCCTAAATTATCTATTCCTAAAGAAAATGTTGTAGGAGTGGCATTTGAACCAACACGATTTTTAAATATTACACCTGCATTTGTTGAATATGCTAAAAAATATATCGGTAGATATTATATTGGAGAAAATAAAAATTTACCATCACCATTATTTACAGAACATTTTGGATTTATGTGGCATTTAACTCCATTAACTGTAATTCCTGATAAAACATCTGTCATGGCAATTATTTGTTCAGAAAAAGTATTTACTAATAATCATCGATACAGACATGAATTGGTTAAACGAATTTTAAATACAAAGTTACCTATTGATATTTGGGGTAGAGGGTGTAAGTATTATCATAAATATAATGATTCAAGATTAAAAGGAGTATTTGATAATGATGAATATCCACATAGTGATTATACTTATAGCATTTGTATAGAAAATGACAGACAAGCTCATTATTTTAGTGAAAAAATCATGAATCCATTATTATGTAATAGTATACCTATTTATTATGGATGTACTAATATTGAATCATATTTTCCTAATCAAATTATACATTTAACAGGTAAAATTGATGAAGACATGACTCTATTATCAAATATATGTAATAATCCGGATACATATAAAAAAATTATTGATATAGATCAAGTAAAAAAGACTATATCAGTTGAAGGATTATTTGACATGTTCCCATCTTCATCCTAGATTATAAGATACATTTTGTTGAACAATATCAGAATATCCGTCTGCTTGTCTAGTTAAATGAGGCATAATACAATAACATAACATATCATTTTGCATTTTATTTGCATAAAATACATCTATTTCTCTTTCACAACCTTTTATATGTTTCAATACATATTTCATTCCTAGTTCATTAATTATATAACTTCCTGTAGTTAATGTACCTTTTACTTTATACAAATTAGGAGTGATTTTATCTAATTTTGAGCCTCTATGATTACCAGCTAAATAAATAAGTGCATAATTATTTATTTTATCTACTTGATTTTTTAAAACAGTAAATACGTTTTCCAACTTTATTCCTTGAGGCAATAAAAATTCGGTATCATCTTCCAATATTAAAATTTGTTTATATTTTCTCTCTCTTGCTAATTTCATTATTTCTATATGACTCAACATGCATCCTAAACTACCTAATCTATATTTCGTTTCATCACCTTTCCCTTGAAACCATTTAGGTATTGGTTGTAGAAAATTTGCATTCCAATTTTTCATATCTTCTTCTGTTGGTTGAATAGCTTTAAAAAATTCATAATTAGTTACACCTACTTTTTGTAATTGTTTGGTGATATTTTTTCTTCTATCATGGCGATGCTCGCAATTAATAATAAACACTTTATCAATTTCCATTATATTTAAATATTGATATTTAATATTTAAATATTTTACATTCTAAAAAATCTATTCATATTTCCGAAATGTGGAGGTTTTCGATTATTATCCACAACTATTTTGTTTGGACCACGATAATCATGAAAGTCAAACTGTTGATCTGAATGTGTAGTTTCAGTAGTAAAATTCGCAACATCAATATACTCATTATTAAATTTATAATTTAAATTCGTTATTTTATTAAATCCATGAGGATAATCTTTATCTAAAAATTTCTTTGCCTCTGTTTTACTTACTGTTTTTCCGATGCCATCCAAAAATTGTAATACACTTCGATTTCCTATTTTATAAAAATTACTTCTATCGATTTTTAATCCAGCCATTAGACATCTTTGTTGTATAGCATTATCTTCCATACCCCATCCCCAAAAATTGGGAAATCCATTCGTTTTTAAAAAATCAGCACCCGTTATAGAAAATATTCCACCTAATGCAAATAAAAATCCATAAAAATGTTTTACCTTACCATTTGTTGTTTCATAATTTAATAAATTTTTTTTATATGGCATCGTATCAACATCATGAAAAACAAAAGTAATATTTTTAAAGTCTTGTGGATATTTTTGAGAAATGGCTAAAAATCCAATATTTTTCATAGCACCTCGATTAAAGGGACGATTATCTTTTTGATGTACAAAGTATATTTCATAATCTTTTTTATCGTAGTCTTCCATAATAAACTTCATATATTCAGTAAAAAAAGTTTTATGTTCTATTCTATCACGATATGGAATTATAAAAACCAATTTTGGTGCCATAATTAATATTTATATTATTATTATTCTATTTTTCGTAATTACGTATATTTTTCTAAAATTGCCTTTGGGATCAACACATTTGTATAAGTTTCTAATTTCTTAAAGCATTTATTGATAGTCACTTCACTTATTTCACTTATTTTATTCACATCTTTTTTGCTTATATTTAGATTGCATGTTTGAGCAATAAAGTAAACAATTCCTGCTGCAATTGAATGAGGTGTATTTTCAGGAATTAAATGTTGTTTTTGTATTCTTAAAGCAATAAACATGCAACATTTTGTCAACTCTTGATTGATATTTAATCTACTACAATATCTTTCAATAAATGCTTCCGGTTTAGTTTTACATAAAGCTGTTTTATCATTATTTGTCATTTCACATTCAATTTCATTTACAATCGAAATAGCATTTTTACACCCTTTTGTAGCAGCAGTATTGTCTAAAGCAAATATTGTAGCTATTTCTTTTGCTGTTCTTGGACAATCATTTGTTCTACATGAAATGTAAATAGATGCTGCAATAATACCATCACGATTTAATCCACGAAATGTTTTATGTTCTGAAATTTTTTTATGATAACGTAAAGCTTCATCAATAATTATTTTAGGAATTCCAGCATTATGTGCAATAATAGTAATTCTCTGAAATTCATCATATTGGGATTTTTCTTTATATGGCATAGATTGCCATTCTGTATAACGTCTTATTTTCCTCATTTCATAAGATGTACCTCCACCATTACATAACACTTTACAACCATATGAAGATTCTTTTAATAATTCATTTACAGGCATACCACATCTTGTAGGATCAGAACCATGACTATCATCTGCACCATAATAACGCCATTCAGCAGATTGATCAACAATATCTTTATATATAACACTACATTTAGGATTGGAACATGCTAAAAACCCATCTTCTGTAATATTTACAATTGTACTACATATGTCACAATATTCTCTTTGTCCTGATGCCCGATATATACATTCAATTGGTGACGAATTATTAAAATTATTTTCAATTAGATTCCAAAGTTGTTTTTGTGATTTATTACTCTTCTTCTTTTTTGTTAAAGGTACACTCATTATATCTAATTAATATTATCTTAATTTATATTTAATTCAATTTTATTTTATATTTATCTAAAATATATGGGTGCACAACAATCTACTCCTGATATTCCTAAAAAGACATTAGATCAAACTATTAATTATCTTGCTGCTAATTATATATTAACTAGTAACTTTCAAGATCTCAAAAACCTTACTGATCCTGAATATTGCAAAAATTTAGTTATTCTTACTAGTAATGTAGTTGATAGATATTTGACTTCCAAAGAAATTGAGTATTTACAGCAACAAAAGGAAGGTGATGTTGAAGTAAATAAAATGACTTCGCAAAAACTTGCTTTTTTCAATAAAGAAAGGATTGCTAATATGGATGTTAAGAGCGATCTTGCTAAAAAAAGAATGTGTATTGGTATTGCTAAATTTTATGTACAAATATTTCATGTTTTCAATTCAATTGCACATACTATAAATCCTGTTTATAGTTGGAAAGATGTTTTTGGTTCTACTGTTACAGTAGATTATGAACATAGAGATAAGGTTCCTAAAGATATTACTCCTACTATTACTAAAAATAATCTTTGTACATCAAGAATTTCTGCTTTACTTAACAAAGCTGATTTTGAGGGTAGTGATCAAGTTGAAATTAAACCCATGTTTTGCGATATGAATAGAAAGAAGAATGGATCTACTAAGAATTTACAGGAAGAGCCTGGTATGCCTGAATTAGAGTTATTATATTATGATGTTTATGATTATACTGAAGGTAGATTCAAAACTATGTCTAAAGATATGTTACAACAATATAAAAAGGATCTTGAAACATTTTACAAGTTATTTACTGGAGAGAAAACTATGAATCCTAAAGTTACTAAATTTTCCGAAATTTTATTGAGAGATTATCATAAAGCTAGACCATGTGTTGAGGATGGTGCTTTTAGACAAGGTTATAAAGGTACGCTTAAAGAGTCTCTATTTAAATCGTATGCTGATAATATTAAAGAAATGATGAAAACAAATGACGCAAATCAAATTGCATTATTAAAGATATTAGATCAAATTTTTGTATTTACTAAAGATCCGACTGATCCTAATAAAAAATTAATTATTATTAATCCTGAGCTTACTAATCAAACATTACAACAAATTGTTAAGGCTACGCGTGAAGGTATTATTAAATTATATAGTGATTGTGAGCAATTTTTCTTTAAAGGATTGCAAATATTTGAGGCTATTGTGGAAAAACAAATGATGGATACTGAAGAAAAGAGAATAGAATCGTTACAAAAACAAGTTGAGGATGCTATATCATTAGATCCAGTTACTCCACCACCAGGACCATCGGGTGTTCCTCCATCATCAGGTGTTCCTCCACCACCAAGTGGTTCAACTGGTGCAACAGGCCCTTCATCACCAAGTGGTTCAACTGGTTCAACTGGTGCAACAGGCCCTTCATCACCAAGTGGTTCAACTGGTGCAACAGGCCCTTCATCACCAAGTGGTTCAACTGGTGCAACAGGCCCTTCATCATCAGGGGTTCCTCCACCACCAAGTGTACCATCAGGAGCAACTGGTGCAACAGGCCCTTCATCACCAAGTGGAACCGTACCAGCTATTTAAGTTATTTAATAATATATTTATTTAAATAACTTAAAGACCTTCATGAATTTATTTATTAAATTCCCCCTTTATTTTATTGTCCAAATATGTAGCACTACATATACCCTTAATAATTTTATTTTGCTCCTTGGGCTCTTGATCTGATAGTTGCAACGCTTTACCTACTAAATTGGTAAATTTTATTTGCATATTTTCATCCTTTTCCCAGTCATCATTTCCATCTTGCCAATTATGTATATTTGCTCTTTGTTTTACAGCTAATTTTGTTACACCTTGTTTTATTTTTGATTGTTCATCGTCTTTCTCCCACACGTCATTATCCTTTATATACATAATCTTGCGCTTTGGATCTGTACAGTGGATCGGACGTTTATATAAATCTAAACTATTTAAACCATCTACCATCATATTTGTTAAGCTCTGTGTTAATCCATTCTCTCTTGTATCATTTAATATTTGAGGAGTTACAGGTAATGATTCTATGAAGTCCGTTAAATTCATCGCATCCTTGCAATTTTCATTTAGAAACATCGAAATATTAAATGTCTTATTATATGAATGATTGAAGTTATTGTAGGAATTCGTATTTGTAGTACTACCTGCTACTTCTTTTAACCCTTCAACCATCAAAGGCATCATACATACTTTACATACGTCTATATGGTCATTATATGTTTGAATGGTCTCAAATAGCTTCCCACACTTACATGTAAAATATTTTTGTTTTAAGGCATCAAAACCTTCTTTAGAACATTCTATTGCCGAGTTTTTACTAGGCGAAAAACTCGGCGTTGATGTAGTGATGCACTTCTTTTTATGATACCATAAACTATTTCTTGCCCCAAACGAACGGCCACATAAACACATATATGCTTTGCCGAGTTTTGCCGAGTTTTGTTCTATGTTTGGTTCTAAAGTGTTCAAATGTGTTCTATGTTTATGTTTTGCTGTGGATTTATGTTTCAATAAATCACTTTTATAATAGCATTTATAATCACATAAATCGCATAAAAATTTTTTGCCGAGTTTTGCCGAGTTTTGTTCTATGTCTTGTTCTAACATGTTCTATATACTATATGTATATAATATTGTTTAAATCAGTTAATATAAAAATACTAAAAATTATCGTCACGTTTTTTTGCATAAAAAAATCTGTGTTGTGACGATGATCGTCACAAGCCTTCAAAAATAGGTGTTTTTTTCACGTTTTCCAAACTTTATTCCATATTTGAAAAATGGACATAAAAAAGGCATGTCCAAAAATTGAAACTCAAAAAAACTTTTAAAAAAAAAAAAACACCCTCTACTTTGACAACCTAGGATCACTTTTCTATACTAGTTGAACTAGAGCTACCTTCAATCATGTAGTATACACCTTCATTATCTAGGTATGTTTTTTATAGAAATCTATAGCAGTTGCCTAGAGATGTAGGTAAACATCCCCTCTATAAGCGAAATCGATGCATCGACCTATGCATTTGGCCAAATCGGAGGATCAATCCAGTCTTACCTACCTTGACTATGTAGCGGGTTATGGATAAGATTAATTGCCATGTTATATACTATATATGTAGTATATATTCCTACATTATCTAGGTATGAAATCTATAGAAACCTATAACAGTTACCTAGATATGTAGGTAAACATCCCCTCTATAAGCGAAATCGATGCATCGACCTATGCATTTGGCCAAATCGGAGGATCAAATTGATGCTAATTACCTTGACTATGTAGCATATATACGTACTGATTTATAAATATCTATATTAGATAATGTAGGTATTTATATTGAAAATAATAACTATATTAGAAGAATGTTATAATTTACATACTACGTCTTCTACGTCTATTTTTTCTAGATTTTTTCATTTTTGTTTTTTTCATAGTTCTTTTACCCATTTTTCTTACTGATTTACCCTTTTTGGCATATTTTCTTGTTCTTCGCTTACCACCTATTAACGCACATCCACATCCTGATGACATTTATATATTAACTGTATATAATATATAAGTTTAAAGATGTCTTAAATGATGCCTTTTATGTAAGAATAAAGGTATCTTTTCTATTTTTTTATGTGTTACTACAGGCTTTTTTGCTGTTTTATTTGATCTAGATCTTTTTTTTCTAAATGTTTTCCCTCGTTTTCCCCCTACTAAACCTAGGCTACTTAGTGGATTAGATATATCCATTCTTATTATTTATAGTGATTTTTTTTATTTTTTTTTGTCTTTTTTTGTTTTCTTCCATATTTACAATATTGCTTTTGAGAAAACCCTTTTGGATTATCACAATTTATACTCTTTTTATATTTTAACGACCATTTTCTTTTTTTTCCTCCAACAAAAGTATCTCCTAATACATCACTTGATGTACTTGATCTACGACTAGGGACTCTTGCATATTCTAGCCCACTCTCCGAAGGTTCAGTACTTGATGCAGTCGCAGCACTTGATGCACTCTCAGTACTTACCGTACGTTCGGATACACGTGCTGCCAAATAATCTAAATCACTTGCTGTACTTGCTGTACTTGCTGTACGACTGAGAGGGTGCATTTCTTCTTCTACACGAGATTCAGATCTAGTAAATAGAGGTAATGGCGCAGCCTTAGCACCTTCTGTAATTACACCAGTAATATTTCTAGGCATTTTAACTTTTGGATCTAATTCTTCTACATCTGTTGGTGTTTTAGGATTTAATTGATCACCATCTAAAGTATGCATATCATCTATTAATTGTTGAAAAATTTCGGGAGACATATAAATATCATCTTTTGTTGGTTGATCAAGTACATCTGCTGAACCTTCTTTTCTTGGTTCATCAGGTATTCTTAACTGCTCTAAATCATAAAAAATAGTTTTAAATTTTTCCAACACACCATCAGTATTTTCATCCGCTTCTCCTAATATTAAACGCACCATAGTATGACCTTTATCACTTCTTTTAATTTCTGATGCACTACTTTTATCAGCACCTCTTCCTGATAATCCTATAAATTCTAAAATAGACACAGCATTATTAAAGTCAATATTTAAATATTCGGTATGAGATCCGGGATTAGCACTCATTTGCATTCTAGTTTTAATATTTTTTGCTTTAAATGGGGCATTATAATCTATTTTTCTTAATGGTCTCTGTCTTATTGTAGAAGCTATATCTAAACTGATTTGTTTTCTTTCATCAACATAATCTTCAGAACTACAAGGATGGTCATATCCTCTTCCTTTACTTATCCATGCTTTATTTGGTAATCCAGGTACAGGATCACCTCTAACTGTAATTCTTTGCAAAATAATTTGTTTTTCTTTAACCTTATCACAATAATATTCAGATAAACCAGTACTTAATACTCTAGGAGATGCTATTGAAATAGTAGTAATCGGTTTTTTAAAAATAGTAAAAGGTGCTTTATTATATGGTTCTATACGACAGATTTCATACCATGCTAATGAAAATAATGTACAAAGACCTCCACCTAATGAATGTCCCATAGTCAATACTTTTATTGAATCATCTGTAGGTGATGAACCATCTGCAGATTTTAAATATGTTTGACATAAATAATTCATAGATTCTACAATAGTATTTAAACTGTCATGTAATATTTTATTAATACCATTTAGTACAGCCAACGTTTTATTATGCGCCAATACTTTTAATTCATCAGGATCAATATCTGTACCAACTTCTCTTGGTATTAATGATGTAGGCTTTGTATAAGAACCTGCTGATTTTACACTATACGTCCCTCTAAAAATAACAAAACAACAATTAGGCATTCTTGTATCAACTAGTATATAATATCCACCATAGTTAGAAGTAGCAATTGAAATATATGCTACTTTATAATCTTCAGCTTCTGTAACTGTTTCTCCAAGTGATGCTAATTTAACAGGTTCAGATGTGGTTGTTGTAGTAGTTGGTACATCAGCACTAGTTGTTGACGTTGACGATGTATCATCAGTATCTGACTTATCTTTTTTTAAGTTAATTTGTGTAGATGCTAATTTAGAGTAATCTTTACCTTGTTGACTCCAAGCAGTCCAATTTGTTCGCTTTTCTGTTAATTCATTTATTTTCGTAGCGTATTTGGTAAAATCAATATATGTTTTATCATCATATTTATAAGTAGAAATATCATCAAGATTAGTATAAATAGAAGGATCAAATATATCTTCTACAGGTGAATTATTAATATCCTTCATTAATTTAGTTGGAATAATGGGACCAAATATTTCTAAATAAGATGGTAAAAAATCATCACTTGAAAAGTAAGCCAATCTAGCTAAAACTGTTGCATAAAAAGAAAAAAATGGAACGGGTACTGATGTATCTGTTGTAAATTTTTTACTTTCATCTTCTGTCTTTTCATCTTCCTCTGCATCACCCATACCTTTTTGGTCCTTTTTACCTTTCCTGCCAAATGAAAACCAAGACGATGATGATGATTTTGCTGTACTAGGATCTATATCTCCTGTCTTTTCATCTTCCTCTGCATCACCCATACCTTTTTGGTCCTTTTTACCTTTCCTGCGAAATGGATACCATGACGATGATGATGATTTTGCTGTACTAGGATTTATATCTCCTGTTGATGTAGTTTCTTCACGAGGAGCTTCACTAGTGGCTACAGTTGATGATGATGATTCTGCTGCACTAGGACCTTCACTAGTGGCTACAGTTGATGATGATGATTCTCCAGTAGGACTTATTATTTCTGTTGAACTAGACATTAATATATATATAATTGATATAAATATTAATTGAATTTATCTTCTAATTTTTTGAATAAATCTTTATTATATATGCCTATAGGTTTATAATTATTAATTTCATTAAATTCTTTCTTTGTTTTTTCATTTTTATTGCTAGATGATGAAGGACCATTTTTAATCATTAAAGAATTTACATCTTTGGGTTCATTATTGGAATTTTCTTCAGTAATTTCATTACCAAATTGATCAACTTGAATACCAGTTTTTTTCTTTAGTTCTTGACGAACATAATTAGGTACATAATGTTGCCAACTAATAAAAATAAGATTAGGGTGAGTATAACGGATTTGAAACCCATTTTCATGCAATTTATTCAAAATATATCCTGTACACTCTTTAACATCATACCTAGAAATACCAATCATCATTTCGGGAATAATATACCAACAAAAAGCGTCTTTTGAATTTCTAGACGTCATTTTAATCTTAGTATGAATTCTATTTAATATTTTATTATATAATACCATTTTACTATGATCAACCTCCCGTTTCTTATCGTATAAATCATCTAAATTAATTTTATCAGAAATATTTTCATCATCAGTAAGAGTAAATATATTCATTTAAAACATAATAAGAAAAAAGTTTTAAAAAAAAAACGTTAAATAAATATAATGATAGAACACATAGTAATAAGTGGTGGTGGTCCAACAGGATTTATATCATATGGTTGTTTAAAACATTTGGAACAAAATGGTGTTTATAATATAAATAATATAAAATCAATTTATGGAACATCAATTGGAGGTATTACAGCAGTCCTACTAGGATTAAAATACGAATGGAATGTAATAGATGATTATATTATAAAACGTCCTTGGGAAAAAGTATTTACAATAAAATTTGAAAATATACTTGATACATTTACTAACAAAGGATTGTTTACATTCGGATTATGCAACATATTTTTCAAAGATTTATTAGAAGCAAAAGAGTTAAATATTGATATAACATTAAAAGAATTTTACGAATACAATAAAATAGACTTGCATTTATTTACAGTTGAAATGAACGAATTTAAATTAGTAGACTTAAATCATAAAGATTTTCCTGATTTATCTTTAATAACTGCATTAGATATGACAACCGCTTTTCCAATACTATTTAAACCAGTATTTTATAAAAATAAATGCTTTATAGATGGAGGTGCAATCACAATTTATCCGTTAAAAGAGTGTATTGAAAATGAGAAATGCGACGAAACATCCATATTAGGTATAAAAAATGTATGGGAAGAAGCCCCGGAAAATATAAGTGAAGATTTATATTTATTAGAGTACTTGGCTGTATGTACAAATATAATATTAAATCAACTCAATAAAAATTATAAAAATCCATCCATCACTAATGAAGTATGTTGTCTTTGTGACTCAAAATTAGAAGATAAATCAGAATGGATGAATATATTTAGTGAAAAAGAAAAAAGAATGGAATTAGTACAAAAAGGAGAAAATGATGCAAAAATATTTTTAAATTATGTTAAACAAAAAGATGATAATGCTTAAATAGAACCATTTAAAAATTCATTTAATGTATTAATTTCAGGTTTTGCATCATATTCAATAACTTGATTGTCTTTTACTAATTTGATAGTAGGATATCCCTCTATTTTATATTTATCAGCTAATTCAGGATCTTTCTCTCCGTCTATTTCATGAAATAATAGCTTTTTGCCATTTATTTTTTTATCTTTGTATTCTTGTTTTAGATCATTCCATATAGGGATGGCTTTTTTACTATGTGGACACCATTCTACAGTAAATATATATACATCTACAGTTCCTCCATCAGCAGAATCATCCTGTTCATTTAAAAATTCTTGATTAGCAACATAATTTTTATTAATCATAGGTGTAACATATTTAAAATACACATAAGCTGCAATAGCAATAAATAATGCTATAAGAAATAATATAACATAAAATTTAGAACTAGAAAATAAAGAAAGGGTCTTTTCTCGTATAATATCCAACATTCTTATATATTTTTATATTAAAATCTAATTTATTAATTAACGAATATAAAAAATATTTGCTAATTAATAATAATGATATTACGATTAAAAAATGGCAAATTACTAGTTATTAATAAATTACATTTTAATAGTGATAAACTGTACTATACCTACATCAAAAATATTAAAACGGATAAATAATATATATTATTAGAATTAATATAAATAATGATAATATTTGGTTTAATACATAATTATATTTTACATTTGCTAAACTAGGATTTGTAAATATATTTTGAATATCTAATAAATCATTTGATGAATTATAATTTATATATAGAGAGAAACCTAATATAACTATAATTAACATTTTTAATAATGTATGTTTATAACCTGTTAACTTAAATGGACCAATAAAAAATACTAATATTAATATTATTGAAACGCTATTTAAAAAGCAAATAGATTTAGTTTTTTCAGAAAATGTTTGATATATTTTATTAGAAGCAGTATTCATATAAATATATGCGTAAAGTTTTTTCTCTAAATAATTTAATATGAGTACTAAAAAAAATAAATCTAAAAAACTTAATAAAACCAAAAAAGTTTTTAAATCTAAAGATTATAAAGCACCTGATGGATTTTTAACAACAGTATGGGGACCTGCATTATGGCACTCATTACATACTATTAGTTTTAATTATCCTGTTAAACCAACTAGTGAACAAAAGAAACAATATAGAAATTTTATGTTAAATTTAGTTAATGTTTTACCTTGCAAGTATTGTAGAGAAAATTTAAAAAAAAATTATAAAATATTCCCTTTGAAAATGAATTGTATGAAAGATAGAAATACCTTTTCACGTTATGTATATAATTTACATGAACGAATTAATAAGAATTTAGGTAAAAATTCAGGATTATCTTATTGTGATGTTAGAGAAAGATATGAACATTTTAGAGCAAGATGTACTGAAGAAAAGCCTAAAATATTTAAATTTAATAAAACACAAAAAAATAAAAAGGAAAAGGGCTGTACTGAACCATTATATGGAAAAAAGGCAAAATGTATTATTAAAATTGTACCAAAAGAAGAGAAATGTAAAACATTTCAAATGGATGAAAAATGTAAAAAAAGTAGATATTAATATATTAATTATATTTATATTATATATAATTAATGGAAACATTTCAACAACGTATTACTAAAATTATACCATTCTTCTCTGATACACTTATTATTAAAAATGATGATGGTTCAACACAAGAACTAGCTGCATTAAATTTTGATAAATATGATAAAACAATACTTACATGGTGTATTGCTATTCTAGCTCGAGAATTTAATATTACTTATAATGACGGTGAGATTAAAATTGAAAAATCCACTATAGAATTTGTAAATATTGATGAAATTATGGATGGGGGTACACTAAAAGGCGGAGGACCTGGTGATGTAGTTCCATTTGAAGGAAAAAAATCAGGATCATTAATCATTTCAAAAAAATCATTCATAAGATTATTATGGATATTAACAGTACCTATATGTATATACTATGTTACCACAACATTATCATATATTTTTGAAGATACTATCAATACACAAAAAAAACTAGCACGGTTAGATTTTTTTGAATTAATGAATGGGATGCAGAAACCTTTGGTGGATGAAAAGTCTATAAAACTCCTTGGCCAGTTATATATGTATAACGAACTTATTGAAACAGGACAGCAATTTGGAGAAAAGAACAATACAGAAGAGAAAATAGTGCAATTATTTATTAATAGTACTGAACCTGTTACAACAGTTTTGGCTTTACCCCCACCTGATGGGATCTTTTCGCAAGATACAGATGGAATTCCACCACTTTCAAGTATATGGGAAATTCCAACATTACTTACAACGACTACTGAACAGCTAATGGAAAATTACTATAGACCATTAGAACAAGCAGCAGCAGAGAGAGCAGCGCAAGTACGTGAAATACAAGATTTAGGTAGTCAAATGGCGAGTGATATGAAACAAATGTGGAAACAAACACAAACTGCATCTGATAATCCACTAGAAGCATGGAAGCAAATTTTAAGAAATTATGCTGAATTTATAGTCAATCCTGGTGACAGCATATCCTACCTTGGATATATAAAAGCAAAACTTACATTACAAATGGAAATTGCAGCTTTGATTCCTGACGTTTTAACGCGTCTAGTAAATAATATTCCAAATGTCCCAGCAAATTTAAACAGTTTATATGGACGTGCAAATAATATAATTAACACTTTTTGGTTAATGCATGCTATTTCAGGTGCCTTATCTTCAATATTAATATGGCTTTGTGGATATATTATCGAGTTTATTGCCAACTCAACATATGGAGAAGATGAAAAACGAGAGACGTTAGAAGAGTTTAAACAAAATTTAATAGATTTTTATAAAGAATCATTCGGAGATATATTATTGAAAATATTAAAAAAAAAAGAGTTAACTACACAACAAAGAGACCAAATATTGGATCAGATTACTAATGCTTTAGTACCTGATATCGACCCACAGGAGTTGGTAACAGGATCCGACCGGAGTAGTCTCCGTGTGGCTATAAAGAGTGAAATAGGTACCAAGCTTAAAGAGGTGTTTAGAGATCCAAGTGTTAGTAATGCTTTAAATACATTAATAGAATATAATACTATGGGATATGGACTCAGAAGTGCAGGAGGATTACAAAATGAAGATAATTTAATAGGTACATTTATTGAAAATGTAATGAAAGATTACTCTGAACGTGATTCCCAAGCTTTAGTCCCATATACTGGAAGAGAGAGAGGCGGTAAAAGAAGTAGAAAAAGAAAATTAAAAAAAACAAAGAAATCAAGAAAAACAAAGAAATCACGAAAAACAAAGAAATCACGAAAAACAAAGAAACATAAAAAAATAAAGAAAATAAAGAAATCAAAACGAAAACATTAAATCCATGGTTTTCTTTCTATTCGAGATTTTGTAAATAAAAATTGTATATTTTTAACATCAATATTATAGTAGTTTTTAATAATAATTCTAGGATGTGTTTTTTTGTATCCTAATAACATATTATTTAATATTAATTATTAAATAATATTTAAATATGTTTACATACCAAATTGGCTGAAATCAGCTAAAACAGGTCTAGGTAAGTATCTATCATTAGCAGAAGCATAGTTAGGTACTTTTTTGCATTCAAAAGCAGGTTCAGGGCATCTTGCACATGGTGGGCAAGGAGGGCAAGGTTTTTGTCTAGGACATGATGCAGCTGAAGGACATACAGGACAAACAGGTGGTACAACTTCAGATTTTAATATATATAAATCTTCTTGTCCAGGAGGAATATCATTATAATAAACTCCATTAACAGTATTATCAGTAGTAGCAACAACAGCTTGTCCTTGTGGTCCACTAACAACTGTAGCTTGTCCACCTTCAGGTCCAGTATAAGTAGTAGCAGAAGCAGTATTATTAGTATCGGTAACTACTGCTTTACCACCTTGAGGGCCAGTATAAACAGTAGCGGAATTGCCTTCAGAGCCAGTATATATTCTTTGATTATCGTAACCTTCAATAGTAGAGGTTCCTAAACAAGAACAAAAAACCAAAGCTAATAATAAAATTAAAAATAAATGGATCTTTTGTAACTTCATTATATTATACTTTAAGAAAATTTAAAAATTGAATTTAAAAATATATTATAAATTAAAATAAACAGTCATGGCAAAAAAAATACAAGTTTGTTTAAATAAATTTTATAATAATGAATCTGATAAAATGGAAATAGGTATAGATGAGGCAGGTCGTGGTCCATTATTTGGACGTGTGTATACAGCCGGTGTAATATTACCTAAAAATGAAGAATTTAAATATGAATTATTAAAAGATAGTAAAAAATTTCATAGTGAAAAAAAAATAAATGAAGTTGCCAGTTATATAAAAGAAAACGCTTTAGCTTGGGATGTATCATGGGAAGATGAAGAAATGATTGATAAAATAAATATAAGACAAAGTGTGTTAAAAAGTATGCATAAAAATATAAAAAATATAATGGAAGAAAATAAAGAATATTTCTTATTAGTAGATGGAAATGATTTTAAACCTTATATGAAGTATGAGAACGAAGAATTAAAACAAATACCACATGTATGTATAGAAGGTGGTGATAATAAATATTGTGCAATAGCAGCAGCATCAATATTAGCAAAAGTAGAGAGAGATAATTATATAAAAGAGTTGACAAATGAAAATCCTGATTTAAAAGAAAAATATGGAATAGATAAAAATAAAGGTTATGGAACAAGAGAACATTTGATGGGTATATCAAATCATGGAATTTCTAAATGGCATAGGAAAACATATGGTGTATGTAAATTTTATACTTCATAAGCATCATGCAAAGACAAAGGAATTGTTAAAAGATTGCATAAATGATGAAATATATTTCTCGGATTTAAATGTATTAATAGATAGTAGAATATCTTTATTACCAATAACTATAATTTTTTTACAAGCTCTAGAAATAGCAGTATAAACTAATTTTAATCGATTAATATTGTAATATCCTAATGAACCTTTGTGTAGGTTAGAACAAACAAATACAATATGATTGGCTTGTGAGCCTTGATATTTATGAACAGTACTAATATAATTTAAACTAAAGGAATCAATTAAAGTATTTAATGAAACATTTTCTTTTTCTCCGTCGTCATATTTAATAGTTGCATGTATAGCCTTATTATTTGAATTATAATTGAAATATATGTATCCCATATCACCATTCACACGTATAAATTTATCGTCATATTTATTTTCAATACGAATAATTTTATCACCTTCTTTAAAGTTATTTTTAACAAATATGTTATCAGGATTATAAATATTTTGTAAAATTTCATTAAGTTGATCAACACCTGCTAAATAACCATTTTGAGGGGTAATAAAATCAACATCTCTACCAAAGTCGGTTTTAAATTTTTCAAATATTTCGATAGTTTTCTCTCTATTTTTAAAATCATGCTCTATAAATTCACACGACTCATTACCAAAATTAGACATAGATAATTTATGATTATTTATATTCATAATCAATTGTTTAAGATGACCATCATCTTGTCTTTTAATTTCAGTTAATTTTGTAACGGTTAAATATTGACTATTAATTAAATCTTCAAAAGGTCTACCCATTCCTATTGGTGGTAATTGATCCATGTCACCACATAATATTAATTTGCAGTTAAAATACTCACACCATTTTAATAGTGTATTATACATAAATATATCAACCATGCTAAATTCATCTGCAATAATGATTTCTATATATGGTTCTTCCGTATCCTCTTCATCATTATCCTCATCGTATTTTTTAACAAGTTTATTAAATGAATGTAATAAAACCTTATGATGTGTTCCACTAACCTTTCTACTAAAATTACTAATATTATTACATTTCGTAATCAATCCTTTAAAGGCTTTACCAGTAGGAGCTTGTAATGAGATTTTATTTAAATTATCATTATTACTATTTACAGCTAATAAATTATGCCATTCAATAATAGCTTCTACAATAGTACTTTTACCAGTACCTGGTGGTCCAGTAATGATGGAGAAGCGTTTATGAATACCATTATAAACAGCTTTTTTTTGCTCTTGTGTTAATATAATTGGACGTTCTCGAGGTTTTGATTCAAAATAGGAAATAAATGTATTAAATTCCTCATTATCGTCTTCCTCATCATCTTCCTCATCATCTTCCTCATCATCTTCCTCCTCATAATATAAATCAAGTGTTTTAGACCCTACTTTTAATTCTAATTCATAATATTCACTAGGAGCATATAATTCATTATTTAATTTATGTGGAATTAACTTATTATTAAGGATTTTCTTCCATTTTTTGTATTTGTCTTCATAATCAGATTCAAAATTATCTTGACAAAATCGTTTTAATTGACTATACCAAGGATTTCTAAAACTTTTGGAAATAAGTGGTCGAGTAGAACTTTTTTTGAGTTTATAAAAGCTACCATCATTATCACCAATTTCATATATAATCCATTTTGATACAATAGTTTGATCATCTATTTGTAAGTCAAGTTTTTTAGAAATATTTAAAGCATGGTTGATATTAATAGTAGAATGCTCAATATTAATTAATTCAAATGGTTGAATCAATACATTTTTAAGAAAATATAATTTATTTTTTGTAAATTTAAGTACTTCTAATAATCTCTCAAAGTTTTTAAGACCTAATTTGCATATAGTTTTATCACCTTTATAATTTTTATATGAGAAATTCTTAGAAAGTTCTAATGTTTGATAAATAAAATTTTCAAATGAATTATCATATGCAAAATCATGGTATTTATTATTTTTTATACAATCTAATTCAACATTAATATCTGTACAAGAAATATTAAAAGAGTGTTGTTTTCCATCAATTTGTGTTTTAATGGTTTCTAATGCTTTAATATAATCATCTTTTAGTTTTCCAATTTTATCGACCTTCCATTTTTCTCTCGTAATTAATAAATCTAATTTTCTTAATGTATAAGAACCAAGAATAGAAGTATTTAATTGGAAATTATTATCTCTCGAATTATATTCATCTTCCATTTTTTTTAATTCAGTTTTAATTTCATTTTTTAATCCACTATTTAATGATTTTTTACTATATAAATTGGAAAGTAAATAATGCTTTTCAGATAATATAATTTTTTCATTATTATATGAATTATTTATTGCATTAAATTCATTTCGATTGTGATCAATTATAAATTGCTGCATATTTTATACAAGATAAATAATCAAATAAAATACTTCAATTATTTTTAATATTAAAAAAATTGAAGTATATCATTATGATAAGAAGTAATAAAAAAATAAGATGAAAGTATTGGTATTTGATACAGAAACAACCGGATTGCCGAAAGAAAAAAATTCAAGTATTTATAAAACAAATGAATGGCCACATATTTTGCAATTATCATATATATTATACGATACAGATAAGAATCAAGTATTATCATTAGAAGATGATATAATAAAAATAGATGAAAATATAGAGATACCCTTACAAAGTACAGCAATTCATGGAATAACAAAAGAGGATACAAAAAATGGTATAAATATAAAAGATGCCTTGGCTAAATTTCAAGATTGTGCAAATAGGTCCGATTTATTAATAGGACATAATGTTTCATTTGACAAAAGAATGGTATTAGTAGAAGCAATAAGAAATAATATAAGATTGAATTTGAATGAAACATATTGTACTATGAAAAATAGTGTAGAAATATGCAAGATACCAGCAGTAAATGAAAATGGTGAAACTTATTTTAAATATCCAAAATTAGAACAACTATTTTGGATATTATTTAATAGAAATATAAAAAATGCTCATGACGCATTAACAGATGTGTTAATATGTTTAATATGTTTTTGCAAATATGAATTGAAAAAGGATATAATACAAACAAATCGAACTGTAAGAGCTATGTTTCTAGCGAATCAGCGTTAAGCAGAGCACATTTCACAAGGTCCATCATCATCTTTAGAAATTTTTTTTTCGGGTTCAATAGTAAATTGTTGAGCTTGATGTTTTGCTTTACGTCTTAAATAATAAATCCCAGTTTTAAGACCTTGGGACCAAGAATAAAAGTGCATAGAAGTTAAACTGTCATATTTTGGTTCTTCCATCCATAAATTAAGACTTTGGCTTTGACAAATGTAAGCCCCTCTATCTGTAGCCATATTAATAAGATGTTTCATAGGAATTTCCCATACAATTTTATATTTTTCTTTAATATCATCAGGAATACCTTGAATATGTTGAATACTACCTTGATTCGCAATAATATTATTTTTAACCTCTTCATTCCATAATTTTAAATCAATTAATTCTTTCATTAAATATTTATTAACAATAATAAATTCCCCTGCTATAGTTCTTCTTGTATAAATATTACTAGTAAATGGTTCAAAACACTCGTTATTACCCAATATTTGTGATGTACTTGCCGTTGGCATAGGTGCAACTAATAGAGAATTTCTTGTGCCATATTTAATAACATCTTCTTTTAATTTATTCCAGTCATATCGTGTAGATGGTTTAACATTCCACATATCAAATTGAAAAATGCCTTTTGAAAGAGGTGAACCTTCAAATGAACTATAAGCTCCACAAAATTCTTTTTCTTCAAGATGACGTTCATATTGATTTAAAATAGATAAAACACCGTCTTCTGAATATCTTCCATTTTGAATACATGCTTTAATTTCAGCCTGCCTTTCTTTTGCAATTTCCATAGATTTTTCCATAGCTGCATGATAAATGGTTTCGAAAATTAATTTATTTACATTTTGAGCAGCTTCACTATGAAATGGAATATTCATAAGAGCAAATGTATCAGCAAGTCCTTGAACACCAATACCAATAGGTCTATGTTTTAAATTACTACATTTTGTTTTATCAGTAGGATAAAAATTGACATCAATAACTTTATTTAAATTATCGGTAACCACTTTAACGACATCGTGTAGTTTTTTATAATCAAATAATTTGTCAGAATTAACAAAACAAGATAATCCAATACTAGCAAGATTACATACAGCAGTTTCTTTGTCATCACTATATTCAATAATTTCGGTACATAAATTACTAGATTTGATAGTACCTAAATTGCTTTGATTCGATTTTTTATTGCACTGATCCTTAAATAATAAATATGGAGTGCCTGTTTCCATTTGACTATCTAGAATTTTAAACCATAACTCACGAGCTTTAATTTTTTCATTACCCATATTCTTTTCTTCATAAGACATATATAATTTATTAAATGCATCACCATATACATCAGAAAGACCAGGACACTTATCAGGACACATTAATGTCCAATCACCATTTGTTTTAACTCTTTCCATAAATAAATCAGGAATCCATAATGCATAAAATAAATCTCTAGCTCTCATTTCTTCATCACCATGATTCTTTCTCATATCCAAAAAACTTTCAACATCTGCATGCCAAGGCTCCATATAAATAGCAAAACTTCCATTTCTTTTGTTACCCCCTTGATCTACATATCTTGCTGTATTATTAAAAACTCTTAACATAGGAACAATACCATTTGAAATTCCATTAGTACCTCTAATATGACTACCTTTAGCTCTAACATTATGAATGTGAAGACCGATACCACCAGCCCATTTAGAAATTTGTGCACAATCTTTTAATGTACTGTAAATTCCACTAATACTATCTTCTTCAAGTGCTAATAAATAGCAAGAACTAAGTTGTGGTTTTGGAGTTCCTGCATTAAAAAGAGTTGGTGTAGCATGTGTGAAATATTTTTGTGACATAAGATCATAAGTAGTTTTAACTTTGTCAATATCATTACCATGAATACCAATAGCAACACGTAACCATAAATGTTGTATTCTTTCAACAATAATACCATTAATTTTCATCAAATAGGCTCTTTCTAAAGTTTTAAATCCAAAATAGTCAATTAGAAAATCACGATCATGTTGAATCATTTCATCAAATACTTTTTTATTATTATCAACAATTTTCCAAAAAGATTCGTCAATTAAAGGATGGTGATGATTATGAATATCTGTATAATTATATAATTTAGTCATTACAGATGAAAAAGATGGTTCTGTGTTTTTTTGATGATTAGAAACAATCATATGTGATGCTAATAAAGAATAATCAGGGTGTTGAATACATAAAGAGGCACACTGCTCTGCTGTTAATTCATCAATTTTAGTAGTAGGGATACCATCATAAATTTGATCAATAACCTTCATAACAAATGATGTATAATTTAATTTCAAATTATTTTCATTTCCAATAGTTTTAACTCTTTTTAATATTTTGTCAAATGCAACAGTTTCATATTCACCATTACGTTTTAAAACTCTCATTTCTCTATCGTCTAATGACATATTATGTAATATATAAAAATATAATTTTAAGTATATTCAATAAAACTTTAAATATATAATACTTTTTTTTAAATGTATTATATATATGTTAAAATTAAATAAAGATCTTTCATTTTTATTAGTAATATTATTTTTTGCTCTAATTAGTTATCCAATTTTAGGTAAAAGTGGATTAATGAGAGAAAATTTTGCAACTCTTGACCCAGGATCATTTCCTGAAAGTGTATCAGAGCCAATATTATATGAAGATTACCCAGTAAAAAAAAATCCAGGTATTTCTATGAATACATATGAAGATAATTATCCTTATTATCCATTATTCGGATCTTCCTATAAACAAGTAACCAATAATGTTAGATATTGGGCGACACCAAATAATGGTAAATGTTCTCCAGCCGAATTTTGTGTAGGAATATATGATAATAAAAAAATTGATACACCCAAATCTCCTGTAATAATTCCTTTTTCTTCACCTGTAAAACGTGTCAACTTTTATGGTTCTCATGATATAAAATGCTAAATTTCGTGCTTAGTATCGATATAAATGATTTGATTTTTTAAATTATTTGTATTAATTAAACATCCGGATAACTTATTTACAACCATAGAATTTTTTGGTTTAATATTTTTTTTTGGTAATCGATGTTCATAACCTTCTTTTTTTTCTTTAGTAATGATATTCCATATATTTTCTATATATGGAATTGCATTATCAAACCAATATTTATTTCTTTTTACAAGTACACAACTCATTTCTTGTAGTCGCCAATATATATTTTGAATCCATGTAATACCTTCATTTTTAGACATAATATCATCTCTCCACAATTCAAATTGCTCGTGATTATAATTTAAAGGACAATATTCGTAATGTGGTTTACCATTTTTAGTAAAATATAAAATAATACCTTTAAAGTTGCCATTAGTTGTTAAATGAAATGAAGTACCATCATTTAAGAAATCTTGTTCCGATTCATATTCTTTAATACTTGTTTCCAAAAAATCGCAATCATTTAAGTTACATGTTTCCATTTGTATTTGCATTTGAATCCAATATTCTTCTTTGGGTATACCACTAATAACTCTAGTAGTAGGATTTTTTATTTCTAACATTCTACCATATAAAGGTGACTTTGGATCAATATTAATTCCATCAGGTGATGCACCAATAAAGGAAAATTTATCATGTTTAATGCATCCAAAATCTTCGACTTTGGTAGAATATAAATGTTCATAAATCATAATACTGACTTCTTCAAATCTTGTACCATGATGTGTTGGTAATGCAGTATTAACATTATTATACCTAGATAAATCTAATGGTTGACATTTTTCAACAATTAAACTATTTATGCTAGATTGTGTACCAAACACTTTCCATAATGAACTCGCTGTAATAAGATTATGTCTAAAGTCATACCATTCAGGTGTTCTTTGAACAGGTTGAGGTTTATTTCTAATAGATTCTATTTTATCTTTAATAGAATCATATGAACAAATTTTTTTAACAAACGTATTATCATAAGATCTAGGTGGAATTTTTCTTCTCCAAAAATATATGACCTCTGTATCATGATAAATATTATCAAAATGATCCATTATAATGTCTTTATCACTAGATATAAAATCTAATAAAGGACATATATTATCCATGACATATTCTTTCAATAGTCCATGAAAACATTCATTACTAAATAAAAGAGGGTTGTCATCAATAAACTGATCCATTAAATCAGCAATCGATAACTTGAGATGGTCAGACTCTTTATTAGAAATAAATGGAGGACATACCAGTTCATTATAAATATCTTTTAATTTACTTAACTCTGAAAATAACATTTTGATAATATAATTTATTAAATATTTTTTATATCAATTTTTTCTTGTTTCTTAGATTTATTTTTTTTTGGTGCTAATGATTTTAATGTAGATTGTCGTTTATCACATCGTTTAAGAGTGAATTTTTTTGTATTATTACTATTATAAATTAATGCAGGAATAGATGTAATAACACCAGTTTCTTTATTATAATTAACTTCTTTTGCTTTAAGAAGTTTTTTTCGGTCTAGATTATCTAATAAAAAATCTAATAATGTCTCTTTATCAGAATCATTTAATTTGTGTTCAGACGAATAAACATCACAAAAACATTTGATTTTATTTATTTTGTCAGTTTTATTTAATTTAGACCATGGTTCACTATTATTTATTTTTTTTTCATCAATTAAAAACTGATCTAAATTCGATAAATTTTCAACGGTTTCTTGTATTTCTTCAGTATTACCTGTAAGAAGCATAGATTTATATTTAATATTTTTTAATTCAAGACATTCATCACTCATTCTATATATTATATTAAAAAGTTAAGTTTAACTAATTTTTTAAAATAATATAAAAAAATATTAATATATTTAAAATTTATGAAATCAATACAAATAGAAGGAAAAAGGAATATAGATAAAATAGAAAAAATAGAAAAACCTGAGAGAACAAAATCAAAAAAATGGGAGTTTGAAGAAAAGTATTATGAATATAATAATCAAATAAGTTTAATAAATATGTTATATTTGCAAAATGGAACATGTGAAAAACATGAAGAAGAAATTATAAAGAGAGAAATTAAAACAAAAATAACAGGATATAAAAATCAAGATATTGATAAAAAATGTATTAATTTATTAAAATTAATATCTCTCGATGAAGTGATAGAAAAACTAGTTGAGAGTAAGTTAAAATGTTATTATTGCAAAGAAAAGTGTCTATTATTATATAAATATGTATTGGATAATAAACAGTGGACCCTTGATAGAATAAATAATAATGAAGGCCACAATAATGATAATGTAGTAATAAGTTGTTTAGAATGTAATATAAAAAGAGGAACGATGGATAGCGAGAGATTTAAAAAAGGTAAATCAATCAAAATAGTTAAAAAATTATATTAAAAATAATATTATTAATTAATGAACAATAAAATTTTTATAAAATGGACAAAAGAAGGGAATCAACCGAAAGAACAGAGTTTTTTAAAAGATAAGCACAAAGTAATAGGTCATGAAGTAATGGAAACTATATTACAAGAAGGATATGATTTTATAAAAAGTGAAACCAAGAGAGAAAATCAATTTAATAAAATGAATGAAAGAGAAATGATAGTGCAAAAGAGTTTAAATCCGTTTTTAAGCAATAACTATTTAGAAGATTTACAAATACAAGATAATTTTTTAACACCAAAAAATTCAAATTTATTTAAAAACTAACAGAAACAAAAAAAGTATTTAAAAATAACTAAAAAATATGTTTATATGACAAGTAATTATAGTACTCAAAATGATTTGTTATTAAATAACTTGATGACATTTTATAAAGAAAATAATAATTTAGAGAAAATGCTAAATATTATAAATGGTGAATCAAGTATATCATTAAGAATAATTGACTGGTTTGCAACAAATTATGCTAAAAAACATTTTACGATTTATGCATTAAATGATAAAGAAAAGAGATTCAAAGTATATAATGATTACAAGTTAAAATTGAAAGCATATTCTAAAAGACGTTTTGATCCATTTTGTAGGTGGGAAAGAATAAATATTCCTTATAAAAATGATAGTTTTATTCAAACAACATTAGGACAATTAAATTTTTTCAAATGGGCTATTGAAAATAAAGTAATCAATTATATTGAGGAAAATTATAGTGCCATAGAAAAAGATATGAATGGTAGAAATAGTACTGCTAAAATGAAAACAACCGAAAATAAGAATGCAAAAACACGAAAAAAGAGAGAGGAATTGTCAGTTTCAGCATCAAAAAGTATAAAAAAGGAAAAGGTGGAAATAGTTGTAAAATTTGATTAAAATGAGGTAAATATTTAAATAATAAATAAGTATTTAATTTAATATTTAAATGGGAAATAAAATATCAATACCTAAAATAAATTTTGAGGATGTCCAAGATAGTATAAATAAAAATATAATAATTAATACATTACCTCCAAATAATCAATCATGTTTAATAAAAGGTACGTTAAATTATAATGAAGAAGAAGAATTAATAAATAATTTATTAAAGACAAATAAAAGTAAAAAAATTATTATTTATGGTCTACATTCTAATGATGAATCTATTTTTGATAAATATGACCAATTAATAAAATTAGGATTTTCAGAAATATATATTTATATAGGTGGAATGTTTGAATGGTTATGTTTGCAAGATATTTATGGTGAAGAATTATTTCCTACCACTTCGAAACAACTAGATATCTTGAAATATAAACCTAAATCACAATTTAAAACATTACTGCTAGAATATTGATATTATTTCATTTTTTCATCTAATGCTTGATTGGCTAATTTATCAGCATCTACATTTTGTTCTCTCTTAATATGTCTAAATTCAATATATTCAAAATCATCTTTTAACTTTATAATTACATCGTAGTATGATTTCAGATTTTCAGCCTTTACTTTATATATTCCATTTATTTGCTTGATTACAAGTTCAGAATCTCCTTCAACAATCAATTTTTTTATATTTCGTTTTAAAGCTAATTGAATACCATTTAATAAGGCTAAATATTCGGCCATATTATTTGTACCATATGTAACATTCATGGCTTCTTTATGAAAAGCTACTGTTTCTCCGTTATTATATATAATAGATCCCAAACCCAATATATTAGATGGATTACCACGACAAGCTCCATCAAATTTTAATAAATATATATCACTAAGATCAGATGATATAAATGATTCAATAAATGAAGATGCGTCGGAAATCCAATTTTGTTGAATAGATTTGTTTTCATCTTTTGAAATATCTATATTTGCATCAATAATAAATAAATCGGCAAAACTATTTCCTGCTATCCATGATTCATGATATTTATGACATTTTGCCAAATAATCTAAAGGAATAATTTCACCTTCTCTAGACCTAACTTTGACGCGATGTTCACATGTTTCAGGATCAGCTTTTACATAAATAATACCTACATGTTTAATATCTGTTAAAAACTCATCAAACCATTTATTATAAATCATAAACTCATCATGTTCAATACACTTGTCATCATATAACATTTGTGCAAAAACATATTTATCCGTTTGTACACATCTTTCACTAATGATGACTTTAATATTAGGATTGTTCATGTATTTCCTGATTAATGCTAATCGTGAAATATAAGCCATCATTTGAAATCTAAACGCATATTTCTTTGTGTCTTTGTATAAATTAGATAAAATGGGTGTATTATCACTATCAACAATACTAGACCATTCATCGACGGGTTCGGGTACAAAACAAACGGTTGGGTCATTTTTATATTTTTCCTTAAGTTCCCTGTAAAGAGTCGATTTTCCTGATCCAATATTTCCCTCAATACTAATTAAAATAGGATTGGTCATTATAATTATATATTAAATAATAATTATATAATTTAAACCATCAATTTTATTAAATAATAAATAAAATTGAAATAAAAATGATCTAATATAAATAATTTATAATATTCATTTATCATGGATTTAAATCAACTCAAGCTCACTAAAAACGAATGGGAAAATACGGAAATCCCTGTTTCAGCAAATGAAATGGAAATATTAAAATTAATAGTAGCAGGATATCATAATGTCAACCACGTATATAATACAAATACTTCCTTGCTTAATTTTCTAAAATTAGAACCAAAGGATATCATCTTTGAGGAAACATATAAACAATATTTTAAAGCTGATATAGACAGATTACAAATAAAATATAATATAGATTTACAAAAATTAAACGAACCAATAAAATTACAAAAATTAACTTCGATTGAAAAATTAAAATTAGAAAATTTATCAAAGACTCTTAATAATGTAGGAATGAAAATATTTGAGTATTTCTTACTTTACAATTGTGAACTTATATTAAAATCACAAGCAAAGGGTAAAATAGATAAGGTTAATAAAATATATTATACAATTTACCATTTATTGAATTTACGAATTACAAATATTAATCCAAAAGTCAAGAAGTTTACGGAGCATATATTATCGATGTTTGCTAATAATATTAGTTTGGAAAGTTTAATAAAACAAAGCAAGGATTTAATAGAGAGAAATAATGAATTGAATTCATATAGAGATATTCATTTATACGAACATCAGAAACGATTATTTACTATTATTAAAAATCCTAATCCTAAGTTGGTTTTATATATTGCGCCAACAGGTATGGGAAAAACAATCAGTCCTATTGGATTGAGTGAAAACAATAAGGTAATATTTGTTTGTGCAGCAAGACATGTTGGACTGGCATTAGCAAAGGCAGCCATTTCCGTTGGTAGAAAAATTGCATTTGCATTTGGATGTAAAGATCCTACAGATATCAGATTAAATAATTTTGCAGCTGCTAGTTATATTAAACATGAGCTACGTGATGAAGATGATAAAAGATCATGTATTTGTAGAAATCCTAAATGTATTAAACAAGGACAAGATATAAAGTATAAAGATGGATCAAAAAGAGTAGATCATAGTGATGGATCAAATGTACAAATTATGATATGTGATATAAAGTCCTATATTTCAGCGATGAATTATATGATAGCTTTTAATAAAGATGAAGATGGAGCTACACGTTATGATAATATGATTTTGTATTGGGATGAACCAACAATTACTATGGATTATGAAGAACATGAATGTCATAAATTTATCAAGGAAAATTGGAATTCTAATGTAATACCCAATATAGTTCTTTCATCTGCCACATTACCAAAAGAAAATGAAATCATAGAAACAATTGGTGATTTCCGTAGTAAATTTGAAAATAGTTATGTTCATAGTATAGTCAGTCATGATTGTAATAAATCTATACCAATATTAGATGAAAATAATTTTGTACAATTGCCTCATTTAACGTATAGTGATTATAATGAGTTTAAAATTTGTGTAGATCACTGCAATAATTATACGACATTACTAAGATATTTTGATTTGGAAAAAGTAACAGAATTCATTTTATATGCAAATCGTGAATTGAATATAGCAAATGAATTAAAAATGGAGATTGCTTTTGAAAATTTGGTAGATTTGAATATGAACAATTTGAAAATGAATTATTTGAAAATTTTGAATAATTTAACAGAGGAAGAATGGAATTTAATTAAAGAGGCTGACTTATTTAATTATAAACCTAGATATACATCATGTGTACATTTTGGTACAAAAGATGCTCATACGTTGGTAGATGGTCCTACTATATTCTTGGCTAATGATGTTGAAAAAATTGGAAAATTTATATTACAATCAAATAAAATTCCTCAACAAGTATTGACTGACATGATTGCTGTATTAGAACATAATAATTCTATTATAGAAATGTTGACAAAGAAACAGAAGAATTTTGAAGATAGCTTAGGATCTGAAATAGAAAAGGATCATAAAATGAGTTCAGATGTAAGATTAACAGATGAACAACGAAATTTAAAACGAGAAATTGATAATTTAGAACATATGGTAAAAACTATTTCTCTAAGTGAAGTATTTGTTCCAAATAAATTGTCACATCTACGAAAATGGACATTAAAGGAAAATGTAACAAATGAGTTTACGAGTGATGTTACTCAACAAGAAGTTGAAAAAATATTATTGTTAGATGTAGAAAATAATTGGAAAATATTGTTATTAATGGGTATAGGTGTATTTACAACTCATAAAAATAATGATTATATTGAAATAATGAAACAATTGGCTTCTAATCAAAAATTGTTCATGATCATAGCATCATCTGATTATATTTATGGTACAAACTATCAATTTTGTCACGGATATATTGGAAAAGATTTGCAAGAAATGAGTCAAGAAAAGGCAATCCAAGCTATGGGACGTATTGGTAGAAACCAAATAGATAAAGACTATAGTATTAGATTTAGGTTTGATGGTTTGATACATAAAATTTTAAAGCCTGAGGAGGATAAAATAGAAGTACGAAATATGAATAACTTATTTAATAGTGATCTATAGAGTAATAGTGTGTAAAAATTGAATATACAAATAAGTATTTAAAAAAAAAATGAGATATAATTATAAATGAAGGAGGAAGTTGATGATATAAATTTTATATTATCGTTAATTAAAGAAACATTTAATTTTTTTTATGCATATTGTGAATATTGTGTAGATCATAGAATGATTTAAATGTATTTTTGTTTAAGTGCTTTGAATTGTGCATAATGTACACCTAATGGATTTAAAAATCGTGTATTATATAAAAATCCTAATATAATTAGTATTCCGATTGATAAAACTTTATTAAATTGTAATAAATATAATGCAATTATAAAGAAAATAATAAATAAATATTGTGTAAAATAAAAAATATATTCAATATGTTTTTTGGCTTTCATACCTTTATCATAATTAGTATGTAAAAATTGTAAAAAAACCATGCCATTTTTTCCTGATGGTTCAAAATAATATTCATAAAAAGGCATACAGTCATATTTTTTCATTAATGAATCAAGATAAGCTTGAGGAAAAATATAAAAAGAAGGTGCTGTAGAATAACATTTAAAAGAATAAAATGGTTTAAAATTTAAATTTTCGGCTAGTTGGTAATCCCAATAATTTTTGTCAACAACATTATTAATATTTGTAATAAGACTTTTATTTTTTGTTGAAAGTATATAGGCACCACCACGTGCAAATCTAAGAGATACTTCGATTATTTTATCATTACGATATTGAACATTTACTATACCTGTAAAATTATTCATATGTGTATTAACCCAATTAGTAATAGATGCTAAAGGTTTGTTGTTAGGGCTAATATATTTCCAATCTTCAATAAATTCATTTTGAGAACTAGAGTAAATATAAGTTATTTGATAAACAATTTTGCCATGTAATAAAACATAATCAGTCATTTGTTCTTTTCCATCGACAAACTCTGACCACATCATCTCATCAATATGACTATATTTTTTAGCTTCATCATATGATTTTATTTTAAAACAGTTTTTACTGGTAGCAGTTTTATGACCCCATCTAGGTTTAATAAAAATAGGGAATGATAAATTTGAATTTTCTTGTAAGTTTTCTAATTTACCACATAACATGCCTTGAGATTTAGCTACCCACAATTTGTCATATACAAAATTATGATCAGGATATCGTTTATATGCCTGATAATCAAAATCCGGTACATTTTTGGAAATAAAACTTTCAAATGGATCTAAATAGGGATTAAAATATCCCATCATCTCACACCATTTTTCATCATTTCTTAATATTGTTTGAAAAAAAGAAGTAATATAAGACTCTAAATATGATGGCATTTATTATATATATATAATAAAAATGATATTATAAATATATTAAATATATCAAAGAATAATAAATAATGAGCTATTGGATAAGCCATAAAGTGAAACAAGAATTATTAATACTTATGGTAAACGATAAAAAGAATCAAGATATTAAAGATCTATCTAATAAAGAAATTGAATTAAAAAATAAATGTATAAAAAAAAAATATACTTATAATGATGAAAATTATCTAGAAAATATACATGAAATTTATCGTGATGTTGAACAAATTGGTTATGATCGCGTTAAATATGATGATGAAGATGATACATTTAATTGTTGTATATGTTTTGGATTAACTTAAAAAAAGGTACTATAGATTACCTCCTCTTAATCTGAGTACAAGATGAAGTGTTGACTCTTTTTGCACATTATAGTCAGATAAAGTACGACCATCTTCAAGTTGCTTACCAGCAAAAATCAATCTTTGTTGGTCGGGTGGAATTCCCTCCTTGTCTTGGATCTTTCTTTTAATGTCATCGATTGAATCTTCAGGTTCAACTTCAAGTGTAATAGTTTTACCAGTTAACGTTTTAATAAAAATCTGCATCTTATAATTTTTATTAAGAAAATATATTTAAATCATTTAATTATAATATCTTCGTTTGTAAGGGTTTGGTCTTATATATACATCCGGAGCATAAACAACACCTTTTACATAAGGTGGTGGATAATATACAGGAGGATAATAATATCCACCACTTTTGACAACAACCTCTTTGGAAGATCCTGAATGAACTTCATTTCCAATAATACCAAACATGGAAAAAATCATTAAAATAATTAAAATAGAACCTAAGGAATAAAATAGTTTTTTATTATCCATATCCATTATATATATTATTAAGAAAATGTTATTATTTTTTATAGAAACCGGTCTGTTTATATTATATATGATTTACTTAGAAACTAATCCTAAATTAGGTAATATATGGTGGCGTATAACAAGTAATAATGAGTATACATTTTGTTTTAATGGCTTATTATCTATGTTAATATTTCCTTTTAAAAGCATATTTGTATGGCATTATAAATTTTGGGATATCAATTTTATCATTTGGTTACTATTTGGATATGGAATTTATATTCTTATAAAAAGTAATTAAAAATATAAAAATACCTATATAAAATGTCTCTTTTAAACAAAAAATATTTATTTGTACATATAAATAAATCAGGAGGTGGAATTATTACAAAAAATATGGAAACGAATGGTAATGTAGAGTTAACAGGTTATCATAGAAGTTTAAGTAAAATGATTTCATTAATACCAAAAGAAAAACATAATCAATTATATATATTTACAGTAGTAAGAAATCCATGGGATAGAATGATATCTTTATATTTTTATTATAAAGATAAAAATTATCATTCTGAATTTTTTTCAGGTGATCCGGAAATAGATAATGATTTTAATAAGTGGATAAAGTATATTTATTCTGATAAATTTGATAAAACAAGAATACATAGTGATGTAAATGTATTTACAAATTGTTTTAGCAATCAATTAAACTGGTTAAAAGATAAAAATGAGAATATTATGAGAATAAATAAAATATTAAAGTTTGAAAATATGAAGTCTGAATTAAATGATTTTTTAAAAACAAAATTACAGTTAAAGAATATTATTGATGAAAAGGTTCATCCTACAAATCATGATCATTATAGTAAATATTATAATGAAGAGTCTAAAGAATTGGTTAGATTAAATTATAAAGAGGATATTGATTTTTTTGGATATGCGTTTGAAAAAATATAATATATATATATATGGCTGAATACCGATTTCAAACTTATCAAAATGTACAGTTTAGAGCTTACGATTCTGCCTTTTGGCAATCATTAAATATAAGATTAGGAAAAACAAATGATCAGAATATACTTGAATATGGAAATAATAAATATGTTATTGAAGCAATATTAGATAATAGAGCAATTGAAGACTGTAGAAAAAAACGTACTTTATTAGGTAATACAAAGCCATTTAGAATTGATTTGTTAATAAAACCTAACGAGTTTGATGAAGTTAAAAATTATTCATTATCATTTAAAGATGATCAAGAGTATTCATCTGCTTTAAATTTTTTAACAATACCAAAACCACAAGTAAATATAAGATCTGAACCTTGTCCAAAAACCAAGATTTTTAATAAAGAAAATATGGGTTATGCAACAACTGGTAAAGGTGTAAGAGGTGGAAAAACAAAGAAAAATAAAAAAAAAATGAGAAGATCAAGAAAAGCAAGAAATAAGAACAAAGTAAAAAAGTCAAGAAGGAAATAATTAATGTTTTTTGCTTCTAGTTTTTTTTGATTTATGCTTTTTTCTTTTTTGAGTATGTTTGCGATGAACAAGTTTATTTTGAATATAGTCTTTTGCAGATTTTAAATAACTATTTGCAAGAAACACTTTTTTGTTGACCCATTCGGGTAGATCATCAGAGTCATGTAATAAATCATGAAATGTTTTAGCATTTCTTTGGATATTATCAAGTTCAGTTCGAATCATACGTCCTTCATAAGGAGGATGATAATCTAAATTGCGTCCTTTCATATATATAAAGTAAATATAAATAATAATTTGAATATGAAATTATTATTTAATTATTATTTAATTAAAAACAATAAAAAATAAGATGTAATGTGCATAATAAAATGCTTAATTGGAGTAGGCAAGACCACCCATACCACTCATGACACGAAGAACGTTGTAGTTGGTAGCATAGACACGGACCTTGGCAGTCTTGGTACCCTCAACAGTAGCGTTGGAAAGAACGAGTTGAAGAGTAGCGTTGTCAATTCTAGAGAAGTTGCAGCTGCCGGAAGGTTGGTGTTCCTCAGGGCGAAGAGCGAAGGAGTAAACGTTGATACCGGTGTCAGGGTTTCTAGTGTGGTGTTGGTAAGGTTGAACAAGATCGAAGTAGGTTCCCTCACGCTCAGAGAATCTATCTTGTCCATTAAGTTGTAACTTGGCAGTTACGACAGGGTTCTCACCCCAGCAGTGCATGTCAAGAGCAGTCTCAGCAAGAACGAAGGTTCCGGCATCAGAAACACCTGAGTTTTGGATGCCTGGGAAACCAAGGTTAGGTTGAGAGTAGTCAGGGGTGTTTTGCCACCAGTCAAGGGAAGTAACATCAACGGCACCAGCATCTTGGAAAAGACCATCGGCATCGATGAAAGCACCAGTAGTGGCAGCTACAGATTCAGGACCACCGAATGAGTGGATGGCGTTAGGAAGAGCATCGATAGCATCGGTGTAGTTGAAAGGTTGAGCACCAAGAACTCTGTAAAGAGTTTGGCCACACTCAAGAGAAGCACAGTAGTCAACGTTCTCATCAGGTTGGACAACCCAAATAAGTTCCTTGACAGGGTGGTTGAAGTTGAGCTTGATCTTGTTGGAAGAAGATCCGACAGATTCATCACCGGTGAATTGAAGTTGCTCAATAAGGTACTCGTGAGGGTTTTGGGCCATTCTGCGTCTCTCGTCGGTGTCAAGGAAGACATAGTCGACGTAAAGAGAAGCAGCAACAAGAGATTGGTTGTAGGCAGTTTGGACCTTGACGGAACCAGTTCCGCTGCAGTTAAGGTTTTGGACAGCCCATAAGCACTCATCAATAGGTCTTAAATCAAGATTGATCTTGACCTCGTGGTATTGAAGGGCAATAAGAGGAAGGGCAAGTCCAGGGTTGCGGCAGTACCAAAATTGGAATGGAACGTAAAGAGTGGTCTCAGGAAGAGCATTACGAGGAGCACAAACTTGTCTAGGAGCGTTGCTTTCACAAGGTCCATCAACATCGTTGAAAGAAGGATCGGTAATGTAGGTTAATTGAGTGGTGTTACCAACCATCTTGTAGTATCCGCGTTGTTGTTCGGAAGTAAGGGTAAGTTGGTTCCAAATGTGCATCCAATCACCATATTGACGATCGATTCTTTGTCCACCAATTTCGACCTCAACTTGGGAAATAAGTTGCTCTCCAGGGAAATCTAACCAACGAGCATAGACATGGCTAGAGCCACCCATATCTTGGTTAATCTCAGGAAGAGTAACTTGTAAGTAGGTTCTGTAAGCAAGATCACCATTTCTGCTGATGGTACAGGTTACACGGCGACCGAAATCGGCTTGGCCGTTAAAGGTTTGCTCAATAGATTCCATAGCAAAGTTAGTATGGCGTCTGTAGGAAACTTTCCAAAAGGTAATTTGAGGGTTGCCAGTAAGATAAACATCTTGGGCACCGTAAGCGACTAGTTGTAGTAATCCACCTCCCATGGTTATAATATTGCTAAAGATTTTTTTTTTTCCGAAATTTATTTAATACCTACATATTATTTTATTAATTTCTTTAAATTAAAATTATCCTCCAAGAATGATTTGATATATTTATCTGAAAATATTTCTTTTTTCCCTTCATGATTTTTATAAAAAATAAATTCATCTTTTTCTTTTTTAATTGTCCATTCATCATTCATTACATTAAATAAAAATACTAAAATAAATGAAAACGAATTATCATCATAATTATAATTAAATATTTTTGGATTAAATGTATATGATAATATAATTTTATTGTTATTTTTTTTTAAAATAATGATATCATTTTTTTTATAGTATTTACATTTCCATCCTTCGTCTAAATATTGATAAATAAATTGCATTCGCATTAAAATTTTGTCGTTAATTTTTGATATATCGCAATTATCAAAATAAATATTCATAATTAGATACTAGAGAGAAACTTTAAAATAAAAAATAACTAGTTATGTTTTTTTTAAAATTATGTATTAAATATATAAATTAAATTATAATTAATTAAATGCCTTCATTTAAACATAAAACTAATAAAAAAATTGTATTAGATGAAAAAAGTATTATTACTATAGATAGTAAACATAAAGAAATTGAAAAAGAATTTGAAAATGATAAAAATGATACTATTCCTTCTTTGAGAGCAAAAAAGAAAGCATTAGAAAAAATGTTATTAAATGATTATAGTATTGAAGACAGATTAGAAATTAAAGACAATATAACAAATATTAAAGAAGAAATTAAAAATTTGAAAAAGAATAAAAAAGATTATTATTTAAATAATAATAAGCACATATTTGATTACTTTGAAAATAAACAAGAAATATCTAAAGATAATAATAAAACTAAATTATTAAATTCTTTTTTTAAGATTAAAACTTCTGATACAAATGAACAAGAAGAAAACAAAAATAAAGAGACTATTCAAAAATATTTATCTAATTTGGATGAATCATTTATTGATATTAATAAATACATATTTGATACTGATATTTGTCAATTTTGTAGAAAAGGTGAATTAATTCCTATTGATCATGAAGGTATTATGTTATGTAATAATTGTCATAAACATATTCAATATCTTGTAGAAAACGAAAAGCCTTCTTATAAAGAGCCTCCTAAAGAGGCGTGTTTTTATGCATATAAAAGAATTAATCATTTTAGAGAAATATTAGCACAATTTCAGGCTAAAGAAACCACATTAATTCCTGATGAAGTTCTCGAAAATATAAAAAGTCAAATTAAAAAGGAGAGAATTGAATTAAAACAATTAACAAATAAAAAGGCTAAGGAAATTTTAAAGAAGTTGGGGTATAATAAATATTATGAACATATTCCCTTTATTAAAGATAAATTGGGGATTAAACCCCCTGTTATGACTCCTGAATTAGAAGATTCTTTATGTAATTTATTTATGGAAATTCAAGGACCATATGCCAAATTTTGTCCTGATGATCGTGTTAATTTTTTAAATTATTATTATACTGTTTATAAATTATGTGAATTATTGGAACAAACTCAATTTTTGCCTTATTTTCCTATGTTAAAAGATAGAGAAAAACGTATAGAGCAAGATGAAATATGGAAGAAAATTTGTGAAGAACTCGACTGGGAATTTATTCCGACTATTTAATTTAATTTAATTTAATTTAATTTAATTTAATTTAATTTAATTTAATTTAATTTAATATAAATTATTTAATATCTATATAATTTATATTATGGTTGATCAAATTACAGATATTTGCTTTAATCTCGTGATAAATGACTGGTTTGCTACAACACCAAATGGTACAGCCGCTGAATTTACTAATTCATCAAATGATCCATATTACGGTTCAATAGAAAATTGGAATACATCATTAGTTACAAATATGAGTGGGGCTTTTAAAGGAAAAATTGCATTTAATTCAGATATATCAAAATGGAATACTAGTAATGTCACAGATATGAGTGGTATGTTTCATGGTGCTATTAGCTTTGATCAAGATTTACATACAAATGTTGTATTATCACATCCACATGTTGTTGCACCATATGTTGCATGGGACACATCAAAAGTAACAAATATGACAGGAATGTTTTTTTCTGCTACATCATTTAATGGTATTATAGGAAATTGGAATACTAGTAATGTAACAAATATGGCATTAATGTTTGATAATGCTTCTAGTTTTAATAGAATAATAAATACAAGAAGTGTACAAGTAAATTTAAATACTTATATTGCATGGAATACATCAAAGGTTACAACTTTTAATAGAATGTTTGCAAATGCTTCATCATTTGATAAAAATATAAGTGGATGGAATACTTCAGGAGCATCAATTTTTACAGATATGTTTAAAAATGCCACATTATTTGATCAAAATATAAGATATTGGTCAGTTGATGAAGGAGATACATTAACAGATATGTTTAGTGGTGCAACAGCTATGATAGCAACATATACAGGCGTAGAAGGTTTTGGTACAACTCCTACATACATATTTTTTAATTTTACAGATCCAATAGTATCAATTACTTTTCCTTTTCCAAAAGTAGAAAAAAATAAAAAGATGTTTGGTGTAAATCAAAAATTGAATTCCGGATTTGCAAGACCCAATTTTAATTTTGGGAGATCTCAATTTAATCCGGCAAGAAATAGGTCAAAACAAACAAACGTAGGAAATAAATTAATAACTTATGGAAATTAAGATTTATGTTTCGTATTCTATATAATAATTATCTGTTGTATCTGTCCATGTTGTTAATATTTTTGATAATTGACTATTATTCCAAATACAGGTGTTATAACCAGGTAGTTGAAATATAGATGTATAATCTATTTTGTAGCAAAAATCGCATTCTCTAATTTTCCATCGATTTGCTCTTGAATTAAAATATCTACGACATTCACATTTATTATTTTTATAAATTTCATCTTCATGATCTAATTGAGCTTCATACAAATATTGAATATGATAATATATAGCTTCTAGTGCAAGATCATTACGTAAATAACTTTGTATAATATCAATAAGTTCATAAGGGAGTTTATGTCTAATAATACTCAAAGGTGAATTCATAATAACTATAGATTTATAAATTATAAAAATATAAATCTATAATTCAATTTTTTTATAATATGAATAAAATATAAATGCAAGATTTAGTTTACTCGGATAAGGCTTATACACCTGAGGCGTTATTATGTAATTGGATAGTAGTATCAGGAGTAAGTTTAACAACAAGTTTACTATTTTACCATATGTCAAGAGTAAAATCATTAAAAGTGCGTCCAGGATTGGCAAAAATGTTGGCAATAGGTTTAATAATAATATCGACGGTTTATTTATGTTATGCATATATTCCCTATAATAAGAGAATGAATCATAATATAAAAATGTGTAATAAATTAAAAAATTGTGAAAAAGATGAAATAAATGAATTGAATTTTTTAAAGAATTCGTATTTAATGTTAGGATTATTCACAATAATGATACAATTGGTAATAGTATATTTAGTAATTACGACAGTTTAATTTGTTTTGTGTTAAATACAAAGAGATAATATAGTATTAAAATAAAAAAAATTGATTATATTTTATGATATGTATATGTGATAAAATAAAATGGAGAGATTCTTAACAAATAAAGAGATTATAATTTTGATATTTTTAGAAATTGTATGTATGTATATTGCTATAAAATATTTTGATTATTGTAGATGGAGTATAGTATGGCTTATAATATATGTATATATATTATATACAATACTCGTTTCATTTTAAAACATATATATTATTATGGATCTTAATGAATTTGTTTTATTATAAAAAAAAATAAAATAATAATTTATATGAATAAAAATAATATTTATAAATTGATAAAAGAAGATAATGTATTATATTCAGATTTGGTATATGACCCCGAAGAGTTATTGACTTATTGGTTTAATTTATCAATATTTTTATTTACAACAGCAACAATATTTTATAATTTGGCAATAACAAGGGTATTTAAGAAATATAATACACTAATCTCTATAACTGCAATAATGGGTGCAGTAATATCATTTTTTTATATGTTTTTAGCTTTAAGACCGTATAATGATAGAATGAATTATGCATATTATTTATGTGAGACAAGTCCAAAATGTTCAGAGTATCAAAAGAATGAAATTCTAAATCTTAAATATAGATTTTTACCTTTGGTAATAGTAAATACAATATTTAAATTATTGGTAATATATGTAATAACAATAACATTATTTCATAAAACGAATTATTTAAAGAACGAAATTTAGATGGGGGTTTACGACTTCGTCGCGTTCTTTAAGTTATTTTAGAATATATATTATTAAATAACTTAAATAGGAAGAACGTAATTATTATTTAATTTCTCTCAAAATCTCTCGTTTAATCTTTTTTTAATTCTCATATCAGTAAATGGAAAAGTGTATGTTAAAATCATAAATCCATGAATATCATATAAGAATAGAAAAACGAATTCAACGAGAGAAATAGAGAGATTAATTAAAAATTCATTTTAAAATACAAGATTCATTTTTTATTTTTTCTAGTTTTTTTATTTTTAAAAATTTTTCTGCCTAAAATATTCGATAACTTAATACCAGCTTGTATTCCTCTTACTGAATTACCAAATTTATCTAATTTAGGTGATATAATTCCAATACCTCCTACATTTGGTATTACTATTAATATACCACCACCAACACCACTTTTAGCATAAGAAGCACCTTTAGTTTTAACCATCCAAGTTGGAGAATATTCATATAAACCTTCAGGTTGGAGTGTCTGCAATATGTATATACAATCTTCCTTTTCGAGAAGCCTTTCTTTTGTTTTTGGATGAATTCCAGCATTTGCAAATACAGAAGCCATAACTGCTAAATCTTGTGATGTTACTTTAGTAGAACACTGATATGTATACGCATCAACCACTTTATCAACTGGACCATAAAAACGGTTTAATGATTTTAATAAATAAGCTAAACTCATATTTAAATCATGTGTTTCACTTTCACTTTTATATACACTCTCTCCAACCTGTAATTTTCTATCTGCAAATTCAGACATATTTTTTATCAATTTTTCTTTATACTTATCTTGATTCGAGTCATATAACAGAGATGTTGTTGCCATAGCCCCCTGATTTAAATATGGATTAATTGTATGTGTTGGTGATAATTTAGCTGCAATAATCGAATTAAATGGTAAAAAGGAACCACCTGTACCAATTTTATCATATACTGTTTTAGTTCCAAGTTTTTTACATGCTAAGGCTAATGTAAATAATTTACTTATTGATTCTATTGGAACGCTATTTTTTGTATCACCAATATTGTATATTTTTCCATCAATATCACATAATGATATACCAAATAATTTAGGGTCAGTACGTCCTAATTGTGGAATATATGTCGCTAATTTACCATCATGATTGGTTTTTGTTTGATAGTAAATTTTTTTTAGAATATCTTCTATATCCATTTAATATATTAAATATATTAAATATATTAAACTTTATTAATTAATTAGTGGGCTTTGCCAAGACCAACCTTGTAGGTTTTGAAGTAATTGGTTCATATAGTTGATTTCTTCTTGTTGACTTCTAATAATACGGTAAGCAAATTGTATCATAAAGTCATTATTTGTGTGTTTTAAAAGAGTTTTACTCATATCAACGGCAACTTGATGGTGAGGAATCATATGTTCTAAATACATTTTTTCATCTAATTTCATATGAGACATATGTTTTTTATGAAGTTGGGGATCAAAAAATTCAGGATTACATTCAGCAGTAGGATCGGAAGCTGATTTGGTAAAATCTAGTATAGTATTACGGTAATTTTTATCCATTTCAAGTTGATCGGAGCTAATATTATCAGGTAAATTGTTAAGGAGGTCTTTCATCATCATAATTTCTCTGTTTTGTGTCCAAATAAGTTTTCTTAAAATATCTTGCATAACTGGATTATTACTTTTTTGTTGCATTTCAATACTGATATCTACAGCAACTTGATGATGAGGAATCATATGAAGTAAATAGTCTTTATCGGATAAATATTGATCGCATGGATTAGGATTAGTTGGTTTATTCATATACTTATTATAAAATTAGAATATAATTAATTTCTCTCAAAATCTCTCGTTTAATCTTTTTTTAATTCTCATATCAGTAAATGGAAAAGTATACATTAAAATAATAAATCCATGAATATCATATAAGAATAGAAAAATGGATTCAACGAGAGAAATAGAGAGATTAATTAAAAATAAAAAGAAATTCCATTCAACCTATTTAAGTTATTTAATTATATATATTTTAAAATAACTTAAAGAAACCGTCGTAGGGGGACGGAACCCCCACTTAAAGAAACCGTCGTAGGGGGACGGAACCCCCACTTAAAGAAACTCAGCATCGCGGCTTCGCCGCGTAACCGTCGTAGGGGGGCGGAACCCCCATGGAACCCCCATGGAACCCCCATTAAAATACTGGTAATGAATCTATATATATTATTTTTGCCGATTTATTTATTTTCTTTTTACTTATTACATATTCATCAAAAATATCACACTCTAATTGTTGTAATGGTACTGCATTATGTATTGTTCTTGCAATCATCTTGTATAACTTAAATTCTAAATATCTCTCTTCGCCATTATTTTTATACAAAATATTTCTTCCTTTATCATCTATTAACCAACTATGCAATAAAGCCACTATCTTATTTTCCTTCATTATTTCTTCACACTCACTCATATCTTCAACAAAGTAATCAAATATACAACATGATAACCTACATAAATCAAAACTATAATTTGGCTCTAATCTAGGCTTTTTCTCATCAAAATAAGGTTCACAATTATATTGTGATGCTGCATCACCCTTAAAATCAAAACTATCACTACATATTATTTTATTATTAAATCGATATATAGCTCTACCAAAATCTATTATCTTATATATTTTACCATATGTCGGTATTTTATAATATTTATTGTTTATACAATAATACAAAAATTTCTTATCTGTTTCAATATACATTACATTATTTGAATGTAAATCATTATGTGTAAAATGAAAACACTTTTGATATATTATAAGAGTCATTATTACTTGACATAAACAACTTGTCCATTCTTTATTTGTTATTAAATCATTATTCATTAAATAATCCAACGTATTATCACACTTTTCTAATAATATCATTTGAGTAGGAAAATCAAAAATATTACAATTAACTATCTCTAACTCATCTTCTGATGATTCATCACTTTCCATATCAGACTCTTCTCCATCTTCCAATTCATCTATAGAAGTATTTGAAGATTTTGAACTACAAGAAGACGATGATGACATAGAAGATGATCTACTTTTAACATTCGGATTGTCAAAAATACACGAATTACTAAAATCAAATACTAATACAGGACAACTATTATCTTCTCTAAAAACTTTAAAATCAGTTTCATCCAACACATCTAATTTTATATCATCTACTGTTTCAGTTATTGTTAATGTTTTTTTATTGTTTCTTGAATCTTCATTAAATATACCTTCATGCTCTTTATTTTCAATACTAAATAACTTATCCTTATTATTATGAAAATAATCACTATCATTCAAATATTCTATATCATCCGCTATATCATACTTGAATTTTTCTTGATTACATAAATAAGATCCATAATAATCTATACAATTTGGTATTTTAAAATGATGCAATAATTGACTAGATAAATATGTAAAAAATGCATCCACATATGATGAATTATTCTTTTCTAATAATTTTGGAAAAGCATCCGTACTATTAAATGATGGCAATTTGTTTAATTTATCTATATCAGATTCATATTTACCAGTCAAATATTTTAAAGGGTCTAATAATGGAGAGAACTTACAAAATACATCCTTTATTGTACCATTATTTGAAACATCTAATACTATTCCTTCAAAAGTATTTGAAGATGTTATTGTTTTAATACTATCTAGCAAATAAAATGAATTCAAATTAATACTTTTATAGTTTGAATCATTTAGTGAAAAAAAATTATCATAAATAGGAACATAATTTTGCAATTTATTTACTCCAAAATTCGATTTTTCTAAAGTTTGAAATACTTTCTCATTTTTACTTTTTCTATAATAGAGTGAAAAGTTCATTCTTTATAATAAAAAAGTTAAAATAACATTTTCATTTTAACTTATTTCGTATTAAAAATATTTATTTTTTCTTAAATAAATAATATAATGACTCTTGATCTTAAAAAATTCGATATGAAAAATATTAGCTTTAGACCTGATGAAAATAAAGGCCCTGTTGTTGTCTTAATTGGCAGAAGAGACACCGGCAAAAGTTTTTTAGTAAGAGATTTATTATATTATCATCAAGATATTCCTATAGGTACTGTTATTTCAGGTACAGAAGCAGGTAATGGTTTTTTTGGAGAACACGTCCCTAAATTATTTATTCATGATGAATATAATACAGCTATTGTTGAAAATATATTAAAGCGGCAGAAACAAGTGCTTAAACAGATCAAAAAAGAAATGGAAGCATATAAAAGATCTAGTATAGATCCACGAGCATTTGTTATTTTAGATGACTGTTTATATGATAATAAATGGACTAAAGATAAGGTGATGAGACTACTCTTTATGAATGGAAGGCACTGGAAAATTATGCTAATTATTACTATGCAGTATCCACTTGGTATTCCACCTAATTTAAGAACAAATATTGATTATGTATTTATATTACGTGAACCATATATTGCCAATCGTAAAAGAATTTACGAAAATTATGCAGGCATGTTTCCCACATTCGAATCTTTTTGTCAAGTCATGGATCAGTGCACCGAACATTTTGAATGTTTAGTTATTAATAATAATGCCAAATCAAACAAATTACAAGATCAAATTTTTTGGTATAAAGCACAAGAACATAAACATTTTAGATTAGGCTCAAAAGAATTTTGGGAATTATCTAAAGAAGTAGGATCTGATGATGAAGATGAACCTTATGATCCAGGATCTATACAGAAAAAGGGCTCAGGACCCAAAATTAATGTAAGAAAAAATAAATGGTAATTAATTATTATTATTTAAAGAATTATTTAAATTATAATATATAATGTCTTATTATATTTCAACATTTTGTTATGGTAATAAATTTGCACCTATTCGTGATAAATGGAAACAAAGAATCGCTACTATGTGTCCAACTGCCGAAATTATTGTTTTATCTGATGTAATAAATACCCAAAAAAATGCACAATATCTTGATCAAAATTATCGCGGTTTTATTTGGGCTATACGATTTAAACTTACTTTGGATCTTTACGCAAAAATTGATAAACCATTAATTATGTGCGATTTAGATGTTATTGTTGAAAAAGATTTAACTAAATTAGTTGATTTACCTTATGATATTATTATTTCAAAAGAAATAGGTGATAATAAAGCATATCCACAAGAATGCAGTGCAAAATTAGGATTTGGTGTTTGTTGTGGATTTGGTATTTTTAAACCTTCCTCTAAAAAATTTTTATTTACTATTTATCAAAATATGATTGAAAAAAAATATGGTACTTATGATGATCAAGTCAATTTCATGAAACATATTGTTGATCATCATCAGTCTATTAGTGAAAAAGAAGTTATATTAGATAATATTAAATATACAAATAAAATTATTGAAGTTGACAACATACAAATTTGTGTTTTAGATTTTAATATTGTTGTACGTGATCCTATTACAAATATAAATCAATTTGCAAATCATATTAATATTGATAATGTAGGTGGAACACAACAATTTTTAAAATATTTTGACGAAGAGTTGGAAAATTTACCTCTTACATGTAGATGTGGTAAAACACATTTAGGTGATAATAATATTTGTAAACATATAGAATTAAGAAAACAAAAACAATACTCAATTTAATATCTTAAATTCATTTAATAAATATTCATCTATATCAGATATTTTTATAGGCAAATCATTTTTATATAAAAAATATTCCAAATCACTATGAAACGGTTTATCATCATTTTTTAAATAAATCAAATTATAATTAATTTTTTCATAATATCTATCATTATTATGATATAATTTTAAATAAGTTTCTATTGAATCTTTATTACAAGGATTCTGTATACTTTCTTTATCACTATAACGACTTATATAATTACATGTACCAACCGCTTTATAGAAATCTGTTTCATAAAATATTTCAAATGATTTTTCTAATCTATTATCATTACAAAATAATGGAAAGGATGGATTAGATATTAAAAGTGGATAAATAAGACTTTTAATCTTTGGTATCATCATATGTATAAATTATATAACCAATCTTTTTTATATAATTTTACTTTATTTAAGCCAAATATGTCAATTTATGAACACTATTTTCATAATATTTCATTTTATTTATATTATTTCTGATTATATATGGTCTTTTAAAATGCACAAATTTATATTTTGTTAATATATTATTATTTATTGCATAAATACATAATAATCTTGAAAATAAATTTCCAATTTCCATATTATTTATACACTATATATTTTTATATCTATTCTGACAAACTAATATTTACTGTTTCTAAATCAATATTTTCTAAACCATGACTATTATCTTTATCTAATACAACATTTTCACCTTCAAATAACTCCTTTTGAACCTCCGATAATGTTGCATCACCACCAATACTTGTCTCTTGAGTATTCATATTCGAAACTGATACTAAATCTCCCTTTTCATTAATCGTTTGAGTCAATTTGTTACCACTCTCTTGTGCCAATTTCTTATTTTCCTCAATCGCCTTCTCTTTAGCCTCCTTTACTCTCTTATCAAACTCATCCTTTGCCTTTGCCTCATTCTTCTTCTTCTCACTCATTAACTCATTTAATGTTTCTTCCATGTATTCAACACGACCTGTCTTATATGCCTCAGGATGGAATGGAACCCACATACCTACTGGACCTACAAATACATCATGATTTGGGTCAGCCTGACGCAAAAATTTAGCACGCAATTCAGCCTCTTGTTGGTTAGGAAATACACCACGAACCTTTATACCACGAATATTTGTTTGGAACTCATTTTTCTTATCAAACTCTTCTTGTAAACGTTCTTCCTCATTATCCATAAATGTCTTGTATTCATCTTCAATTGAAGTGCTAATTAAACCTTCCTTCTCAGATTTAGTAAAATCTTGGAAATCTTGTGTCAATTTATCAAAGTCCACATTATACTTGTGAGATACGAAATTTAAAAATAATGTAAACTTTTCCATAGATTTACTAAAGTCCCAATTCTTTGTAAACTCCTCAAAAAAATACAAGTCCTTTTGCTTTAGAATGTCTTCAGGAGAAATAAAAGATAAACATGCAAATTTTTGACCAGCTATTGGTTTATCTTCATCTAATAGATCAATATATTTAGGATTTTCAGTTCCATCATCATTTTGTTTTAGTTCTACGCCTGCAGGTTTTACTGGTTTTGAAAAACTCATTATAATATTAATTATATTTTTGTTTTAAGTATTTTACGAACTGAATATTTTTTTCTTTTTAGTTTATATAAAATGACTGGAATGCTAGATTTAGGTGAACTCGTCAAAAGAGCTATCAAATACTTGGTTGAAGGTTTAATGGTTGCTATTGCAGCTTACGCCATCCCCAAGAAAGCTTTAAATATGGATGAAGTTGCATTAATTGCTTTAACTGCTGCTGCTACCTTCTCTATCCTTGATACTTATGTACCAAGTCTTGCTGTAGGTGCACGATCCGGTGCTGGTTTCGGTATTGGTGCTAACTTGGTTAAATTCCCAGGTGGATTTTAATTTAATTTAATTTAATTTAGTATAATAATTATTATTTATTATTATTATATGAACATTTATTTACAACTTATCATAATATATATTGTTTTACTATTTATATTTCCTCCTAGATACGTTTGGCTTTTACCTACTATTCCTATTTATCCAAATAGTGAAAAAGAAGTATTAGAAGTTAAAAAACAAATTAAATCTAGAACTAAAGACGATATTGCCTTTTGGAAATTAACAGATCCATCCATTTCTTATGCATTTATTAATATAGTTCCTGAATCACTTGAAACATTAAATACGATGATTACACATTACTCTATTGCATATGTTATCTTATTTTTTAAATACTCTATCAATAGACCTAGACCAAAACAAATAAATAGCAAATTAGACGTATTACCATCTAAAACTGCTGATACACCTGCATATCCAGCAGGACATGCATTTCAAGCATATTATTTGGCAAAAGCACTAGGAGAAAAATACCCACATCTCCAAAACGAATTAAATTTAATTGCTGAAAAATGTGATCAAGTAAGAGTTAAAGCTGGTCTTCATTATCCTAGTGACGGTGAGTTTGCAAAAAAACTTGTTAATATATTTTTTTAAAATATTATATTTACTAATATTAACTCATGACTAGCTGTTCAAATAAAAATACAAAAAACAAATCTTTATGTGGATTTAATAATGTTTCATTTTTTAGCTCTTTTTTTTTTATCAGTAATATTATTTTATCTTATATATTACATAATACATTTTACCTTATACTCTTTTTTGGATTATTTATTACAAGTACTATAACTCATTTTACACAAAATTTTTTCTTTGTAAAACTTGATATGTGTTTTATTTCATTCATTATTGTATATGGATTTGTCGTATTTATAAAAAAAATCAATCATGTAACCACATTTAATGCATTTTTATTTGCGTTGTCTATTATTTTTTGTTTTTATTCATGCATATATATTTATTTAAAATATTCACAAAAAAAAATAAACATATTAAATCATGATGGTTATTATTTTCATATATTAGTTCATTTATTTGGATCATTAGGTCATAATCTTATATTGTTAATGTAATTTGGCGATTTTAATTTAAAATTGATTTTACATTTATTTATAAAATCAATTTCATAAACAACATGAAACAATATCAATTGACAAATGAACTAAGAAATGTAAATATTGCAAAAATCGAACAAAATCCATTTATGAAACCTAGGAAAAATCCTATACATGAAGACTATGCTGATGATAGTAATAATATATTTAATGTATTTTCCATTTCTGAAAGTGATTTTTACACAGAAAAAGGTCATAATATTATTTATAAAACTGAGAAATTTACATTACGCATATCTAAAAGAACATTTCCAAAAGATAATAATACTGATCTTCAAAACTTTATTGATGATCAAAAACAAGATGAAACATTAATGGCAAAAGTAGCCAAAAAAAATATATCCCCACAAGTATACTTTATAGGCAATATATTATATAATAATAACTTACATCGATTTTATATTTTACAAACATATCAATTTTCGCTGTTTCAATTTATTAAAAATATACCACTACGTGAAATTCTCAATTATGGATATTATAAAAATATAGAAGAAGTGTTTGATGACATTTCTAATCAATTATATACACTATTTGTTAATCTTATTAAAATGAAATACATATATTATGATATTAAACCTGAAAATGCTGTCATAAATATTAATAATAATGGATCTATTATTTTAAAATTAATCGACTTTGATAGTGAATGGTGTATACAAGAAGAATGGATAGAAAATAATGAAGAAACTATATTGTTTATTAGCATTTTGTTAATGGCATATGGATGTTATTACTATTTAAATAATAATATATTCTATAATTTAATTAGATCAAAATATAAACCATCGTTAATCGAACCTATTAAAAATATTCTATCAGATTTAAATAACGAATATAATATTATATTAATTACTTATTTTTGGAAATCATTTAATATGACTGAAAAACAAAAGGAGGAATTTGATGCGAGAGATAATGATTCAAAAGTAGCATTTTTAAAAAAGTATGCCTATTTTATGTTAAAATATGCTTTTCTTAAAAATAATCGCGATAAATATACTTTCCCTATTTCATAATTGTTCGTTTTCTTATTAAATTCATAATATAATAATTATAAATTTGTATTTATTATACAACAATAAAATCCATCAACATAAGCAATAACTATGTTGAGTCCAACCACCCCTTGTATCGAAATAAACAATCTGAAAATTATTATAACCCCAATAATAATCATAACATAATCCAACTCCAGGTAAACTATCAAATTCAAATTCAAAATAAAATTTATTATTCGTACCTTCTCTAAGAAACTTATTTTTTGTATAAAAGTTCCAAGTTGGTCCAAAATTAAAACCATGATTATCAGGTAATGATGATGAGAGTTTATTTGATATTCTATTAATAGAGCAAATACCAATAGTGATAATATTTTGTTTCTTTTTTATTAAAGGATTCAATATACAGTTGTAAAAATCTAAATCTCTTGGATGTATAACATTAACAAATTCGCCTTTTCTGTATTTTATTCGTCCATCATATTGTAATATTTTATCAACCAATTCTAACGGTAAATTCATAATATAATTATATAGTTATATTTATTATATTTATATTATTCAATAATATTGAGTATTTCTTGAGGTGCATGTTGATTTGTATAAACTCTATCATCAAAATAAGAAACTTTAAAATAATCATGGTTCCGACCATAATCATATGATAATCCTACTCCTGGTAAACTATCAAAATCAAATTCGAAGTAAAATTTTTGTTCTATATCTTCTACTATAATCGGTACATCATCTTCATGTGGATTGAAATAATATCTTTTTCTTTTATACTTTATTGAATTTTTAATCTGTACTTTTTTTTTCAATAGAGGATTCAATATAAACCATCGTTAATTGAACCTATTAAAAATATTCTATCAGATTTAAATAACGAATATAATATTATATTAATTACTTATTTTTGGAAACCATTTAATATGACTGAAAAACAAAAGGAGGAATTTGATGCGAGAGATAATGGTTCAAAAGTAGCATTTTTAAAAAAGTATGCCTATTTTATGTTAAAATATGCTTTTCTTAAAAATAATCGCGATAAATATACTTTCCCTATTTCATAATTGTTCGTTTTCTTATTAAATTATATATTTTATATTATAAAAATTTATTTTTCTATATTTTTATCCACTACATACATGTAGTATAATAAAAAAATAAAAAATAATATTTAGGAATATATATAATGATTTGGCTAACATTATTTTATTTACCTATGATTTTCTCTCAACAACATAAAATATTAAAATTTAATACAACAAATAATATTTTATTAAAAGGAGAGATAAACGAAGAAACTACTAGTAAATTTATTTACGACCTTAATTTGATGCCTAATAAAAACAATACTATATTATATCTTAATACTCCTGGAGGATCTGTTACTGAAGGCATGAAAATCGTTAGTGAAGTAAAAAAATATAACATGGATTGTGTTGTTGATACGGCATATAGTATGGGATTTATAATTTTTCAATCATGTAAAAATCGATATTTATTACCACATGGTAAATTAATGCAACACCAAATGGCATTAGGTATTAGAGATCAAAAATCACGAATAGAATCATATTTACATTTTATTAATCAAATGGAAGATACCATTATTAAAGAACAAGCACATAGAATCAATATTACTGAAGAAGAATTTAAAAATAGAATTAATAATGATTGGTGGATTTATGGAGAAAATGCTTTAATAGAAAATGTCGCAGATGAAATTGTTCAAATTGAATGTACTGAAACGCTTACTAAAAAAACAGAAACTAAAGATGAAGGCTTTTATACATACACTTATTCCAAATGTCCACTAGTTTCAAATCATATTAAGAAGGTCAAAAATCAAAATATGAATATGAATGACCTCTTCTTCTTTATTTAAAATTCAGGACTATTTAAAAATGCACTTGGCTGATTTCCACCCTTTTGTTTGGTATCAAATTGAGAATACATATATATACCTATCATACTTGTTACATAAACAAATAATGTGTCCTTTATTATTACTTTTAATGGCTGTTTATCCTCCTCTGCTACAAATTTCATTTCCAATAGTTTAAACAAAAAATAAACTACTGAAACAGCTAAAGCATAGAAAAAAATATCTGTCATTTACATTATCATAATTTAAAGATAATGTAAATTTAACGAATTTATGCTGTTAATACTTCTATTTCACCTAAAATATCATTATTATTTAATTTTGATACCACAGGTTTATCTAAATCATGTACGTCTAAATCTGTCAATTTTATTTCACTTCCTATTTTTATTGGCACATCATCTTCATCATCTTCTTCTTCTTCTTCTGCTTTTCTTGCCTCATAACGCTCCTGACTTATTTGTTCTAATCTCTCTTCTGTCTTTGGAGCCTTTATTTCTTCAATTACATTATTTATATCTATAGCTTCATCTACATCTGAAAATTGTAATCTTGAATCCACTTCATCTTCTACCTCAGGTTTTACTTCTTCTTTTACTTCTTCTTTTACTTCTTCTTCTTTTACTTCTTCTTCTACCGGTTCCGTTGAAATAATTTCTTCCTTTTCTTCTACTTGAATATCATCTTCAACCGTTTCATCTAAATATACCTTTAAAATATTTTCTACAGGAATATTATCTCTTATTGAATTTAATATTTGCTCTCTAATAATTAATTCTAATTCTCTATTATGTTTTTGTATTTGAAGTGGTGGTATATTTTTTTCGAATAAATAAATATTTGTATATACTTTTCGGGCAATATTTATGTAACATTTATGAATAAAATCATGTAGTCTTGGTATATCAATATCTATTTTCTTCTGTTTATTTCCAACACGCATACATGTTAAACTTTTTAATTGTATTATATGTACACAACTTATTAGATCATTTAAATAACCACAATTACTTTTTTTTACTATTCTCTCGGTTTCTTCTTCTACTATAGAAGGATTCCATTTTGGGATTCTTGCTAAAAAATTTTGATAAGTCATTAAATATTTCTCTAATTCATCGTTCTCTTCACATAACTTCCATGCTTCATGGAAAATTGAATTAAATCCTTCCATTACTAATGGTGTCAAAATATTAATTAATCTCGCACACCATTCATTCCTAGACTCTTGTAAACTTGTAATTGAATAGTCATCCATTTTACATAAAAGAGATATTTTCTAATTTGTAATCAGAACGTATTAATATAAAATTTAAAATACACAACATTAATAATTCTTCATTTCTAAATTCCTTTTTTATTTTCTGAATAAATACTAAATATTCGTATTTCTTTTTTTCCTCTATTTTTGATTCTTTTATATACTCTTCTATATCTAAAGCACTATAACCCTTTTCATATAATTTTGAACAAAAGTTTTCTAAATTTATTACTGTTGCATTCTTTTGTTTTTCTATTTCTTGTTTTAATTTTGTTTTTCTTAATTTTTCTGCTTTATCAATCGGATATACATTATTTTTTGCATATTCATGTAAATTAATTATTTTATCGTTTATTTTTGGCTCAGGTATAAATATTTCACAAAATCTTGATAATATTGGCTTTAATAATCTATATTTATCATCCACTACTATAAAAAATCTTGTTGAATGACTAAATAATTCTATACATCTTCTTAATGCTGATTGTGCATCTATTGTTAATTTATCTGCGTTTATTAATATTATACTCTTAAATATTGAACCATCTTTTAAATCAATATTCGTTTTTGCAAAAAATTTTAAATCTTCTCTTATAAATTTTATACCTCTTCCATGTGCACAATTTACTGATAATACATAATTTTTTATCGACTCTTTATCTCCATTATATATTTTATTAATAAACTCACTCAAAATCGTTTTTTTACCACATCCTGATATACCATGAAATATTAAATTTGGAATTTTTTTATTTTCTATAAACTTATTTAATTTTGTTTTTATATCTTCATGAATAATTAATGACATTAATACATTATTTATTCATTTCCATTTAACTATTTATTTTTTTAAATATTTTTTTGTTCTTCTTTTCTTATTTTTCTTTTGATATTTTTTTGTATATTTTGAAATATGTTTTCTTTTACTTGATCGTCTTCCTTTTATTTTTCTTCGTTTTGTTAATTTCCTTTTTCCTCCAAAATACATTTGCTCTTTGTTAGTTGCAACCTTACGTGGTGTACCTTCTTCCAAAGAGCCTGGTTCAGTCTCATACTCAAACGATAGACCTTCAGACATTTCAGGATCATATTTGCTCGCATCTTTTTGTAATTCAACTATTGTTGACCCCGGATCACCGGATTTGCGTACCCTATCTGCATATTTACCTTTAATCTTAACATTACCATACTTATCTTCAAACATTTCATGTGACTTTACACGTTCACGAACATCTGTGTAATGTTCACCCGGCATGGGCTCGCCTATAAATCTTGGAATTTTCCCTTTCTCTTTAACAGATTTATTAAATTTTTTTTGCTCGTATTCCATCTGTTGCTTCTTGTCCTTTTCTAATAAATTGGCTTGGTTTTCTGCAAGAAGCTTTTTATATATTTCATCACGTTCTTCTTGAGTTTGTCCCGATTCATCAATAGGACCTCTAAATTGATGTCCTTCAAATTGTAATGTACCTTGAACTGTTATTGGATTATCAGCGGATCTTTTATATGTACCTTGTTCCATTCTGTCTAATGTAAAAGAACTCATATATATATATAAGCTATATTATAAGCATGTAAAACCTAAAAATTTGGACGTATTAGTAGGTACACCAAATAAAATATGACAAACAATCCCTAAAATAAACGAAAAAATAGTAGTAATTTCAACAGGAATATTGGAAATAAAGGTTAAAAAAAACGCAAATATTATAGTAATAAAATAATCAACAAGTGCTACATCCATAAAACGAATACTGTGAATACCTTTTCTTGCAATACCAAAAATATTTCTAAATTGTTTAAATGGGCAATAATTCATAATTATTATATAATAATTATGAATATAAATTAATAACTACTTAAACTTTGAGTATAAGGGTTTTGTTTAAACGCAGTTAAAATATCAGGATTAATTCTTTCACATGACATACAATTATCATAATATTGTGGTACATTAATTTTACCATAAGTTTCTACAGAAGGAATAGTAGTATTAATGGAACTATTACTATTTCTAACCCATAAACGATTATTATAACGATCTTCATCTTTTTTATCAATTTGTATATTTTGTTCATGATTTAATACACTCATACCACCTTGGTTTGGTCGATTAATATATGTTTTATTGACATTATTGCGTTGATTATAAGCGGCATTATATACAGCTTGTCCAGTAGAAGATGCATTACCTCCAATATCTCCATAATATTCGCAATTTGTAGTATCTCTTTCTTGTGCAGTTGGTTGTTGTGGATTAACAGTATATCCTTCACCTCTTTGTCTTTCAACATTAAGATGAGTATTGTCTAATTTACCTTCCATAGTTTCTCTCATAGTAGTTTTGGTTCTATCAGCAGGGTTAAATACAGGTACATTAGAGACAGTCGTACCTGCATTACCATTAGGTCTGCAATTACCTACAACATTTTCTTTTCTAGTAGGTCTTAAAATGTCTAATAAAGGTGCAACAGCAGCTTTGACAAAAGAGTTAATACCTCCCATTTCAGGAGCAGGATTTAAAGATCTATTAGTAGTATATGATTTATATCCTTCTCTACCATAATCACCTTTGGTAGCTCCATTTTGTCCAATACAATTAGGATTAGTAATAGCATTAGGTTCTAATTGTGGACGTTTTGGTTGTTCATAATTACCAGGTGCATAAGTTTGTGTACCATTTGGGTTTGAATCAGCACCAAAATATTCCATATTTGTAGTGGCTCTATTAACATCTCTATCGACTTGAATAGAACGCGTAGTTTGTCCTTTTTCTAAACCAGTAGTAGTAAGCCATCTATCAGGTGTATTAATAAAATAAGTGTCAGGAGAATATTTTTCAACAGCACCTTGGGTTTCTTGAGTGGCAGGTGCCTTGATATAATTATAAGCAGGTCCTTCATGATTAGCCAATCCAAAAGTCAACTTTGGATTAGTGGCAGTTCTTAATTGATCAACATTTCTATCAACCCATTTGTCACGTGCACCCATACCACTATTAAAGCCTAATTCACCTTCAGTAGTATATCCTAAATCCAATCCAGGTGCAACTCTTTGTTCTTCCCATAATTTAACATTTGCCATTTTAGAACCAGGCATAACACGTGATTGATAAAAATCACTTTGATTGGGTGCACCATTAGCATATCTAATATCCTTTTGTGGAGCAAATAAAGGTGCTTGTTCTTGTTTTCGAATTTGTTGTGTGCCTAATCCAGCCATATTATCTAAAACAGTTTCACTAATATTTGGATTTTGAGTAATACCTCTTACTTTAGATCCGAAAAAAGGTGCCATATTATTATGTTTAAAATCAGATTTTTCAACAGTATTTCCTGTTAAGCTGACAAAATTATTATCCTTTGTAGTATTACCAAATTGGTCAGGACCATTTCTATATTCTTGATATATCGAGGGCTTAAAATAACGGTCGGTGACAGTATTTGGATTTGCATATTTATGTGTATTATCAGATTTAACAGGAGCTAAATTTGGATAATTGACAGGAGGAATATCATTATTAGGTAATGAATTTAATTTTTTACCCATAGACTGATATCCTTCTTTTTTTTTATCATGATTTGATGCTACATATAATCCTCCTAATGCTAAAAGTGGAACAGCTAACTCCATTATATATATGTTATATATTTTTTAATAATAAATTTATAACATATATTTATATTTGTCCACAAGTATTGTTACTGATGCAATTATTAACATTTATATTATTACCATATCCGGAAAATGGTTTTGCTGAAAGTAATTCACCTTTTGATGCAGGAACACAAGGTGCTTTTGCAAGAAAATAATCTTTTTCTAAAATTCTTGTATTTAAATTATTTTGAAATGGTATAGCGGTGTTTTCTTGAGGATTTAAAGGTAAAATATACCAGTTCACTTGTTCTAAATCTTTATATAACCAAGCTGGATTAGTAGCTCTAGATTGTTCGGTAAAAGATTGGCAAGTGGGATATTGTATAGAATCACTAGAAACTGCAGCTGATTTGTAATTGTTTTGAGGACAATCATTTGTTAAATTGCGAGTTAATCCTTTTAAATCAGATTCTAAGTTAATAACATTTGTTCTTAAATTACCACCCCATGTTTGCATTCTCATATATGGATCTTCCATAAAACAAGGATTAGGACCATTTCCAGGAACATTTAATTGATATCTTCCTGGTCCAGTCTGTTCTTGTAATTGTTTTTTTATACGGCACGGATCATCATGAAATCTAGTAAATGACATTATATATTAGTAATAGAAAACATTTATAATTTTATTATTTAAAAAAAAATATATTTAAATTCAACTGTTGTATTATTTAATATGACTAATTCTAAATCAACAATTTGTTTAAATATGATAGTTAAAGATGAGGAACATGTTATTGTAAATACATTAAATAACATTTTAAAATATATAAACTTGGAATATTGGGTTATAAGTGATACTGGTTCATCAGATAATACTAAAGAAATTATTATTGATTTTTTTAAAAATAAAAATATAGATGGTGAATTAGTAGAACATGAATGGCAAGATTTCGGATATAATAGAACTCAAGCTATTCAAGCAGCATACAATAAATCTGATTATGTATTGATTTTTGATGCTGATGATTCTATACATGGTGATTTAATTTTACCTTTTGATTTATCCCCTTTTGATAAGTATGACCTCAAATTTGGTAAGGATTTTACATATGTAAGACCATTATTAGTAAATAATAGAAAAAAATGGGAATGGGTAGGTGTATTACATGAATATTTAAGTTGTATAGATAAACCTTGTACAGAATCAAGAATAAATGGTGATTATTATATTGAATCAGGAAAAACAGGTGGTAGAAGTAAAGATCCTGAAAAATATCTAAAGGATGCTATTACATTAGAAAATGCATATTATAAAATAGAACATACTAATAAAGGACTAGCAGGAAGATATGCATTTTATTGTGGTCAAAGCTATAAAGATGCAAATGTATATGATAAATCTATAGAATGGTATAGTCGTGTATTGACTTTAAATAATTGGAGTCAAGAAAAATATTATGCCTGTTTTATGTTAGGTGATTTGCACAAATTTATGGGAAAACAAGATGAAGCTATTTCATATTATTTAAAATCACAAGAATATGATAAACAAAGAATGGAAGGAATTGTATCTGCTATGGAAATGTACTTTAAAAAAGGAAAGCATCAAGATGTATGGAATTTATATAATCAATTTAAAAATTATACTATAAATCCACCAAATAAATTATTTTTATATGAGGATAAATACAAACATAAATTAGAATATTTTAATTCTATAAGTGCATTTTATGCTAACAAAAAACAAGATGCATATGAATGTTGCAAAAAAATAATTGGCTCATGTATTCTTGATGGAGGTCTTTTAACTCAAACATTATCAAATATGCAATATTATATAGATAATATAAAAGAGGATGAAGATACATACACGTTATTTAAAGCATATAATCATATATTATCCGTTAATTTAAAAGAAAAAAATATAGATAAACATGAAGTAAATATTTGGAATATTTTATTTGAAAAAAACAAGGACAAATTAACTAAATATAAAAAATATGAGTTTATAAATATAATAAATCCTTCCATAATCATTACATTTACAACATGTAAAAGATTAGACTTATTTCAACAAACTATAAATTCTATATTAAATACATGGGAAGACGTTGATAAAATAGATTATTGGTTTTGTGTTGATGACAATTCGTCTAAAGAAGATAAAGATAAAATGATAGAATTATATCCATTTATAGATTTTTATTTTAAAAAGGAAACGGAAAAAGGTCATAGAGAAAGTATGAATATAATTTTTAATAAATTAAAAGATTTGAATCCGAAATATTGGATCCATATGGAAGATGATTTTTTGTTTTATAAAAAAATGAATTATATCGAAACTGCATTAAATGGATTATTATTAATGGAACATTTAAATGTAAAGCAAATATTATTTAATAGAAATTATGCAGAAACAATTGGAGATTATAATATAAAAAATCACGTACCCTTTTTTAATAAACAATTTGTAATTCATGACTATAAACCTAATCATAATCCTCCATTTCCTAATTGTTATTATTGGCCAAATTATAGTTTTCGTCCATCTTTAATAGATGTTTCAACTATATTGCAATTAGGTAACTTTGATTCGACCAATCAATTTTTTGAAATGGATTATGCCCACAAGTGGACGAGAACTGGATATAAATCAGGATTTTTTAATGAATTAACAAATAGACATATTGGTAGATTGACATCAGAGAGAAATACATCAAAGAAAAATGCATATGAATTAAATGATGAAAGTCAATTTGTAAAAAAATCTGCTATAACATCAAAGAATGAAATAAAAAAGGATATAGTTACAAATAATACTAATATAAAATTAATTAATCTAGATAGAAGAAGAGATAGATTAGATTATGTAAAATCGAATTTTACGTTGAACTTTGATAGATATTCGGCAGTTGACGGAAATAAATTAAATCAATATACAGAAAACTATGATATGTTACATGTAATAGATGGGAAAAAATGTATATTTGGTGAAATCGGATGTAAATTAAGTCATTATAATTTATGGAAGACAATAAAAAAACCTACATTAATAATAGAAGATGATATTATGGTAACAGAAAACACAACAAGATTAATAGAAGAAATATTTGATAAAATAAAGGATTTGCATTTTAATTGGACATTATTATTTGTAGGTGGTCAGTGGACACCGAATTATGGAATAAATAGTAAATGTCATATGAAAGTTCATCAAATAAATGAAAAAAATAAGAATAATTTATTTATTGATTTACAAAATAATTTTTATGTAAGATTGAATCCAGGAGTAGATGTATTTAATTCTCCATTATATAGAACAACTGCAGCATATATAATAAATCCTGATGGAGCTCAAGAATTGATAAAATTGGCAGAAACCAATAAAGATAAATTTATGAAAGAGCCGTTGGATATATGGTTGTTAAATATGGAAAAAGAGAAAAAGGTCAGTTATATGGATTACTTTGATCATCCGATTTATCAAGGTGGATTTGATTTAATGAAAGAAAAGTGTTTGTTACAAACTGATATTCATAGAAGTAATAGTAATGTATTTAATTTAAATACATCAGTAAATAATCAAGAAATAGAAAAAATAAAAAGAGAGTTTGTATTTATTCCAGGGAAAGATGAAATAGGAAATGATTCATATTATAAGAAAATGTCATTAGAAAATATGTTATATGAATGTTATCATAATAAAACAGTAGGTGTAAATACTTTGGGATTTTTCAAGAAAAATGTAAATAATTTACAAAAATCCAAATATTTTGGAAAAAGTGATGGTATTTATATTAAAAAGAGTCATTATTTGGATATGATTAATTGTGCAAAAATAAAAAGAATCAAACTATTAGGCAATTTTTGGGATTCAGAAAAGGAATTAGTAGATGAATTCAATTTGATGATACCCAATAGAAACTATATATATGATAATTATGAAATTACATGTGAAAATGAAGATATAGATTATTATATCATTTTAAATAAACCCAAAAAAGATACAGATTATTATGATCCTAAAAAAACGTTGGTATTTACGATGGAACCATATGTAGAAGGAGATCCTAATGGTGTAAGTAGTTGGGGTAAATGGGCTAAGCCTGATCCATCTACATTTATGTATGTACATACACGTGATAAATTAAATTTGGTGCAGTGGAGACTAAAAGACCATCCTGATATGTATAGTTTAAATTTGAACAAATCATTAAATAGTGTGGCATCTATAATGAGTTGGAAAAATTACTTTATAGGTCATAAAAAACGAATTGAAATAATAAAACAAATGGAAAATAAAAATATACTAGATGTTTATGGTAAAGAGAATTATCATAAATTTAAAAATTATAAAGGAAAATTGGAAAATGATGATCCATATTCAGTAATGAAAAAATATAAATATTATTTTATGATTGAAAATAATTCGGAAAAAAATTATGCTACAGAAAAAATATGGGAACCTATTATTTCAGAATGTTTATGTTTTTATTGGGGATGTCCTAATCTAAATGACTATATTGATGAAAAAGCATATGTATTATTAGATGTAAATAATATCGAAGAATCAGTCAAAATAATAGAAACCGCTATAAAAGAAGATTGGTGGTCACAGAGAATAGAAATAATTAGAAAAGAGAAAAATAAAATTTTGTATGAAATGGGATTTTTCCCCATGATAAAAAATCTACTTAAATCATCTAATGTAACCTATCAATTTTATAATGTTTGGCATCATAAATTATTTGATAAATGTTATGAGAAATGTAGTAAATATGATTTATCAAAAATAACGATGTATGGTGTAAATGAGTCTTATAAGAAATTTTATAATGACAAGAAAGATTATAATATATTATATGAATATGATTTACCGTATTATGATAAGTCAATACAAGAAAAGAATTATTGTCAAACATCGGCATTAATGCATATATATAAAAATAATATACACAAACAACATGATTATGTGGGATTTATACAATATGATATGGAAATTTTTGAAAATTGTATGAGTAATATAGAGTCTTATATTCAAAATAATAGTGATATAGAATATGTATTTTATTTAAATCCAAACAAAAGAAATGCATATGAGTTATTTTTACAGAATCATAATAAAGAAAAGGTATTAGATCCAAAAGGGTTAATATGGCCTTATGAAAACTCTATTTTGCAGAAATATAATGATTTTTTTAATACAAATTATAGACCAAATGATATAGTTCATCACGATTATGATTATGTAATACCTTTATTACATACATTTTTAATACCTCAAAAAATGTTTGATAAAATGATGAAATGGTTTTATCATTATTTTGATTGGGTTGATGAAAATATGTATAAAATAACAGAAATGGATCATGCTTGTTTTACTGAGAGAATGTTGTCCTTATTTTTTGCAATTGAAATGATACATAATAAAAATATTAAATGTGTTGAATTAAAATTAAAACATGTATGGCCGTTATATCATTCACAAACCACGTTTAAAAATTATAAGAATTGGGACACTAATCTCATTAAAGATATTTATGATGAGTTATGCAAACAGGATTTTAATCAAAAAATTATTTGCAATTATGCTAATGAATGTGAAAATATAAATTATTTATGTAATACACCATGTAAAAATGTAAATTCATTAGTTCAAGGATTAATAATAAATACATCAAAAAATAAAAAGGTAATAAATATACTACAAGAAACCGACAAAAGCGAAAATATAAAAGATGTTTTAAAATTCAGTACAAATGTTGATGTTGTTGAATGTAAACACAAAATTAATACTGAAATAAATCTAGCTATAGAAGTTACTGATATGTTAGTAATAAATTGTGATAGTTTATCATATGAAAAAATAGAAAATATTATTAAAACAAATATGAAAAATATAAATAAATATATAGTTTTATTTGGAAATTTTAAAAATTATTATGATAAAGAAGGGTTATTTAATTTAATAATGAAAATGAAAACATATAATAAAGATTTCAAAATATGTGAAAAAATTATTAAAGAAAAAGGTATTTTGATTTTAAATAAACGTGGAGAGAAAATAATAAATAATTTCCACGGAATTGAGAATTTATATAATTATGCTGATATAAGTATTATAAAACCAAATATGGAGTTACATAATATAAAAGAATATACAAATAATAGTTCAATAAAAGTAACAATTTTTATATTGAGTGAATTAATAGATAGTTATATAGAATTTTTATTAGGAATAAAATGTAATTTTGATTTAATAACATCGAGTAATATTCCATATTGTATGCCATATTTACATTATCCAGTAAATAATATGTTATATGAAAGTAAAGTAAATATGATATTAGGAAAGAAGAATTTGGAAAATTGGTATAGTAAAAATATTTGTGTAACATCAAAAAATAAATTAAAGCCTCTACCATTAGGACCAAAATGGAATTGGACGTCTAGAGAAATTTATGGTGAAGATAGAGAGAAAATGATGATAAAATACAATAATACTTGTAATAACACAGAAGAGAAATTTAATAAAGAGAGATCAAAATTGGTATATTTTAACTTTGAGACACATACAACAGATGATACATTTTATAAAGATCATGAAAATATAAGAAATAAACTAAATAATATATTATTAAAAAATAATTTTATAAAGTCAAATAGAATAAATTTTGAAGATTATTTGGACGAATTGGAAAAATACAAATTTTGCTTTTGTCCTCCTGGAAAAGGCATAGATACTCATCGTGCATGGGAATCATTATTAGTAGGTACTATACCTATAATGGTATCTACATCATTAGATGGTTTATTTGAGAATTTGCCTGTAATAATAGAAGATGATTGGGAAAAAATAGATGAAGACTATTTAATAAATAAATATGACGAACTGAAAAAAAGGCACTATGATTTTTCGAGTTTATATTTTAATAATTTTAAACCAAAATTTATAAAAAATAATGTGACATTTCAAATAAAGGAAAAATAAATAAATTCAAATAAAATTGAAGTTACTTAAATATAATTAATTAACTTCAATAAGCATATAATATGGGAAACTGTTGTAGTGGCTGTTGTTATGTGTGTTTTAAACACCATATGTATTCATATGAATTATCTGATGCAATATTGTATAAAATGGAAAAACATATAAGAGAATCAATACCAATTGGAACAGGCATAAATACATGGTTCATTTCTATGAAAAGAGAAATTTTCAATAGCGTACGACAAACAATAGCATCTAGAATTTGGACGGAATTAGAAAGATTAAATTTTCCTGTTTTAACTACAAATGGTTTTATGAAAGACCATTTGGCCGAAAATATGGCTTTTGTTTTTAGCAGTTGTTTATTTAATGACGAATATTTTAATACACTAGTTACTTCAGAATATAAATGTTTAGATATTCCTACTAATACTATATTTTATAGTCCTTCTACAATTAATGTTAATAAAGAGACATTAGCAGCATTAATATCTAATCTTACTACTAAACGTGATGAAACAGGCAATATTATAAATGTTCCTCTAAATACAACAGATAAAGCTTATCAAAAGGAATTTGATAATACACTTGAAAGAAAAATATTAGACATAATACATAAAATACCTAATATCAAAATAGAACAAATCATTACTAAAGTATATACAAATTTTAACACGCATCAAGCTAGAGAGGAACTTATATTAAAAAATAATAGTCAAAAAAACAATTTAGAAGATAGATTTTCAAGTTTTGTATAAATTAACTTTCATTATTATTAAAAATAATATTTTCTTTTTTTAAGTTATTTTAATATATTTATTTTAAAACAACTTAAAGAAACTCAGCACCGCGGCGAAGCCGCATAAAAACGAACGTGGCGCAGCCACATAACCCCCGTCGCAGGGGGACGGAACCCCCACGGAACCCCCACTTATACGTGCTTCATCGCATATGTACTCCAATCAAAATTATTTCCCCATTTTACCTTTTTATCTATTACACTATAACTTTCCCTCTGTATTATCGGCTGTGACTCTGATAACCAACAATTGTAGTTTGGATGTATTTGACTTACATAAAACCAATCTATATTCTTTTTCTCTCTACCCAATTCATTCAAATCAAATTCAGCTATCTTATTTAATATTACATCATACATACTTTTTCTTACTATATAAGCATGATTACACCATATATATCCTCTTACCCAATCCTTTTCCTTTTTCATCATCGTCGTTAATATTCCACCAAAATATAACATATCCCATTCCTTCGGTAAATCATTCATCATTATTTCATTTATATTTTCTCTCACCTCTACATCATCCTCAAATATCATTACAAAATCCAATTCCTTTAATTTTGCATATTTTATTGCATTTATATGCGACTCTATACAACCTGTTACTGGATTCTCATGCACATTATTTATCATAAATTTTGCACCTATTTTTTTACTTTTAAAATGCATCTTTGTATTTTCATATTTATCTTTTGTTTCCTCTAATGTTAATACTATTTTCTCATCAGGCAATTCATCCATCACTTTTTTATTTATTATTAATTCACCATCTATTTTACCCTTCTTTTCATTTCTTATAAAATACTTCTCCCATGTCACTTTTTTATTATTATCTACTCTTATCTCATTTAAATAAGGATTTATTATTTCTATATAATCATTTTTTAAAAATATATCTCTTATTCTTTTATAATTATTTCCTACTTCTATTGCAAAACAATCTATTTTATATTCACTATTATTTTCAAAATAATGTCTTATTATATTCTCCTCACTTCCTTCCGCATCTATTCCACAAAAATCTATTTCTTTATCAAACCTATTTGAATCTAATATTTCTAATAACGTTTTTACTTCTACTTCATATACTGATGATATCTTTGGTTTATAGTTATCTTGATCTCTCTTTAATACTTCATTTTCTTCTAATAAACTTAATGATGGAACACCATACTCTAAAAATATCTTCTCACCATTTTCATCACTTACTGCCATTTTTAATACACGTTTTCTATTTTTTTCCAAATCTTTATGATACGCCTTACATGGCTCTATACATAATCCTTCCCAATCCTTCTCTTTTTCAAAATAATACCCCTGAGATTTAAATACTCCATCACATGCACCTATTTCTATAAATTTTCCCTTTTTCTTATTTTTAAATATATATTCATTCAAAAACTTGTCATTTTTAAAATCATGATAATATTGCTCATCTTCTGTATTTTCCAACATAAAATAAGGATTATTTACTAAACAATCCTTTAATATTGTTTCAAATAAATGTACTCCATAATTATCCTTTTCAAACTTATGTTTACCTATATTTATAAACTTATTTCTCTCTTGCCATAAAAAAGGGAAAAAATGCTTGTGATCTAATAATTTTATATTATATTTTATCATATAATGAGGATTCTTTTTTAATAAATATTTATTTGTATCTCTTATATGATATGCCCAACTATTCATTCTTAATCCTGATTTAAAATTATCTAACCATATTTTTACAAACTCATTTTTTGGTTTTGCAGCTAAAAAGGCATTTATTAATCCACTCCCTTTCTTTTCATCCCCTTCATATGATATATAAAAATCCTTATTTGATTTAAATAATTCATCAAAATTATTTACCACCAACATATCCAAATCTAAATATACACCACCATATTCATATAATATTTCTAATCTTACTACATCTGCTTTATATTGAAAATGATTCAACTTGTATCCATCAAAATATTCCGGCACTTCTATTTTTTTTACTTCTACATTCCTCTCTTTCATTAACAAATCCCAATATTTGTTGTTTTTCGGCTCTTTTTTATTATAAATTATTATTTTATAATTCGGCATATGTTCTATCATAGATTTTACACACTTGTATTGAAAATTATACAATTCCGTCTCTCCAAAATACAATAAATGAATTATTTTTGGTATTGGCTTTAATTTACGACCATATAAACCACCCAAATGACCAAATGACCACCCCTTTATATCATTCTCCAAATCAGGATCATCTATTAATTCTTCAAATCTACTTATTGCCTTTTCTTTATTTTCTGACCCATAACCTATTGCATTAAAAAACTTTGCCAATCTCATATCTTTATTATTTTCAAATCCAAAATAATCTATATATAAATCACTTAATAATCTTAAATCTTTCATTATCTTTCTATGATACAAATCCACTATTGCTTCCATCATTTGCTTCTTATTTCTATTTTTATATTTCATTAATATTTCCTCATCTTCATTTTCTATTTTTGTTTCATATTTTCCCCAACTTAAACCATGCCCTTTTTCTAACGTTATATTTCCTAATTCCTTTATATTTTTTAAATTTTTATATTCTTCCCATGCCTTCGTTGGACCACTATTAAAATGATTCATTATTGGATTATTTCCTGCCACTATATCATCCATTATTAATAATGTATCATCTTTCTTACCATCATAACAATTTTTTAAATCCATTATTGCTGTATTATATTCATGACCACCATCTATAAAAATTATATCAAATTTTGTATCATTTTTTGATAAATAATCAGGTACTGTTACTAGACTATTCCCCTTTATTAATGTATGTCTATTTGGATATAAGTTATCTATACATTTTTTTGCTCTATCTACATATCCGTTTACACCTATATCAAAACTTACCACCTTTGCATTTGGCGCATTCATTAAAAATAACATCGAACTATGACCCGCATTAAATCCTATTTCTAAAATATTATGTATATTTTCCTTGTCCATTACCAATTTTGTTATTAATTTTACCTTTTCTTCTTGTTGCATTATATATCCTTCCCTACCTAAATGACTTCTTAACTCGTCATCTATTTTTTTACTTTCACAAAAGGTTAATAATGCACGTGTATGATATGTATTTTCACCATTCTTTATTCTCTCTTCCACCTCTTTTTTTACATTTTCATGTGTTTTATAAAGCACTATATTATCCTTCCAATTATTCAAATTTAAAGTTTCACTCATAAATATTATTTAATTCTATTTTTTAAATAATATTTTAACTAATTTTTATTTATGATTTTCTAAATGCTTTAAAGTGTATTACATGAGTTCCATAATTTATTGTACCTGCATTTGCTGTTCTTCCACATATTATCAAGTAATATGGACTATTTACTGGTATTATATTTTCAGCATTTATTTCTAAATGTGTTAATGTTCCTGCTCCACCTATAAGTGCACCTGCACCTGTATTATTTGTTAAAACTATTTGTGACGATAAAGTAGTAAATGATCCAGGTACTGTACCTACTCCTGGCGCCACATTCGAATATCCTAACACAATTGTTCCATTATTATTATTATCAATATTATTCAAGGCTCCTTGACCATAAATTTCCAAATCATATGAATTCCAATTACTTGGTATATTTATTTCTATATATGTTCCAACTGTTCCTGGATTAGTATTTGTTATACTATATATACTTCCATTTGTTTCTCTTCCTGAAATTATATAACTAGGAAATGACCATATTGGTATTGTATTACTACCTTGAGATATTAATACTTCACCACTTATACCATATGATGGTGGATCTCCTAATCCTAATGAACTATTTAATTCTATATTATTTATTTGTATTTTTGAAGAACTTAATTTTATTGTTTGACTACTACTTATATCAAATGAATTACCTGATCCCATGTAGGTACCATTATTAAACCATATTCCCGATACATCCACTATATTATTATTACACATATCCAATATTCCATTTATTCTTGTATTTCCTGAAATATCCAAATTTATTGGTCCATCAAACACTTGAACACCACCTGATACATTTATTACTATATTTCCGGTTGCAGTTGTTTTTCCTATTCCCACATTCCCTTGATCATAATAAATATTTGATGATAATGGCTCAACTGTCCATAAATTTGGTCCTGTGGGTCCTGTTGGCCCCTGAATTCCTATACCTGTTGGTCCTGTCGGTCCTGATGCACCATCTGATCCTATTGTTCCCGTTGGACCTGTATTTCCTTGACCAGCATACCCACTTCCTAAATATTCCTCTAACAATAAATTATTACTTCCTGATGCATCTCCTATTATTCCTGCAAAACCACCACTCCCTTCTAATTGATAAAATAATCTATATTGTACATTTCCTGTAAATCCTGGTGTATGCAAATAATTAAAATTATATATTCCCTGATATGGTACTGATGCTATATTTGTTCCTAATAAAGTATCATATCCTACTAATCCATATGAACCACTACCACCATCATTATATACTACACCTAACGTCAATCTATCATTTGCATTATTTGAGCACTGATATTTTACAGTCCAATCTATTTTTATTTTACTTACTACTTCATTTACACTTATATCCAAAAAATATCCATTTGTTCCAGCATCATAACAATTTAAACATATATCAAACACATCGTTTGTTGATGGTACAGATGCTGTTGTTGTTGTTAAGTTATGTTCTATACTATTATTTTTTACTTTGTATTGAATATTTACACCTGGATTCCCTTGCACACCAGTTGGACCTGTACAACCAGTTGGACCTGTTGGACCTAATGAACCTTGAATTCCCGTAGGTCCTGTTGGACCCGTTGGACCTTCAAAACCTCTAGGACCAGCAGTTCCTTCTAAATTTACAAATCCCTTTATTACATTCCCAGCTGTCCAGGTTCCTATACTTCCTCCTTGACTTACATAAGCTGTACTTATATCAAATATTTGTATACTTCCTGTTGATATATTATAACTTGATACATATCCCGTAAATGCATTTACTGTCGGATTTGATTGATCTGTTACTACTACTCGTTGGCCAGGTGTATATGATAAATTTGTTTCTACATATCCGACAGTTGCTCCTGATATTACTGGTATTGGGAAAAATGGCTGATAAGAAATTGCTCCTATTGTTCTATATGTTGTAAATGTTGCATATTGATCACCATCTATTCCATTTTGACCTGTAGGACCTGTTTTACCATCTTCACCGTCAGTACCATTCTTTCCTGAAATTCCTGTTGGACCTCTATCACCTTTATCTCCTTTTGGACCAACAGGACCCACAGGACCTATAGTTCCACTTGCACCTGCTGGACCTGTAGCACCTATTGGTTTACAACATGATATATATTGATTATATTTCTTGTAATTACTATAAGACATTATATAATAATTTAATAATTTATTTAATTTATAATTTAACTAAATTACTTATAATTATTTCCTATTATTTATATTATTAAATGGCTAGTTTTTCGAAAACAAATTTTAACAGACAATTTGCCAATAAATATATAGAAAATGATTTTTATTTACCACATAGAGATACTTCTTATTTTACATATATTGTTGTTTTATGTGATGGTAATATCCAAGGCGATCTTCATTTTCCTCAGTCTAATACTTCTATTAATTGTGTTAATAATAGAATGATCTTTTTTCCTAGTCATTATTTATATTCTGTTAATAAAGTTAATGGTGATGGTATTAGATATGGTATTAGTCATTTTTGGTTCATTAACGGATTCCCTTAGTTCATTAAATTAAAATTTATATTTATTATTTTAATTTAATTTTTTTACACATATTTTGAACAAGAAACTAAAATATTCCCTTGACCATCTACTAATATTGTCATTAATGCTATTTCTGCTAAGCCACCATCTACTGTAATATCATCTTCAAAATTCACTTTTGCATTAGTAATTCCTCCTGCAGTTGATCCTCTAATTGTTAATATTATTCCTCCTACTGGTGCTAATTCTAATAAATATTTTCCACGATTTTCAAAATTGGTAAGAGTTAACGACTCTATTGATTGTGGACCAGGTATAGAGACATTTGCTACTCCTAATTTTTTATTTCTACATTCCACATTTATTTCAGTAGAAGTGGGAAAAATAACACTTTGATTTAAATTTTCAGGTATTATATTTGTTGAATTGTAACTTCCTGAACCATCAGAGACATATATTAAAGCATTTTCACTATTGAAATATAAATTAGTTGCTAAATATACATTTTGATTGAATTTTATAGTTTGACCAGTATTTATATCCAAAGTTCATGTATCCCCTGTTCCATTATCTAATAATATTTTTTTGTTTATTTTTAATGTATCTGTTGCTGGAAAAGGAGTTCTTCTACTTCTGTAGTCCATTTGTAATCTATTTCGTCCATTATATAATAACAGATATTTTATAATGAGTTATATTTAAGTATAAGCGATTTCTCCTGTTGTAGGGTTGTAATAGAGTTGGACGAACCCACTTTCCGTTCCAAAATTACGAATAGGTTTCACGACGAACCCTGCTCCTATATATGTTCCATCATTAAACCATATTCCTGATACATCTATTATTCGATTATTACACATATCTAACACTCCATTTATTCTTGTATTTCCACTTATATCTAGATTTATTGAGCCATCAAATACTTGAACTGTATTTTGCGATACATCTACTGTTATTGTTCCTGCTACTGGCTCTTTTCCTATTCCTACATTTCCTTGATCAAAATAAATATTGGTTGTTGTTCCTGCTTGTACTTGCCATAATGAATCCTGAGGACCTGTTGGTCCTGTTTGACCTAATCCTGCTACACCACTTGAATTATATTCTTCTAATATTAAACAATTGGCTGCGCTTGGATCTCCTATTAAACCATTTTGATATGTACTTGTTGATTGTAATTGATAAAATACACTATAGCTTATATCATTTAATGTATTTGGTGAATCCAAAAAGTTAAAAAAGTAAACTCCTTGATATGGTGCAGTTGCAATATCTGTTCCTAATAATGTATCTTGACCCACTAACGTATAAACACCGTTTTCTTCTCTTACTACACCTATTGTTAATCTGTTTTCAGCATCTTGAGAGCACTGATATTTCAATTTATATTGGATTTTTACATTACTTTGCCCCGATTGTGGTTTTATACTTTTAATATATCCTGCTGATGCAGCATCATACCCTGAAAAATCTAAACCAGTATAAGGTGATGATGGCGATGGTATTGATGCCGTGGAATTTATGAATCCTGAATTTTTATATACATATTGAACTGTAATGGATGGTGTTCCTATACCTGTTGGTCCTGATGTACCAGTTGGTCCGGTTCCACCTACACCTGTTGGTCCAGTTGGTCCCGAAGGTCCTGTATTACCTTTTACTACATATCCTATCATATAATCCGTATTAAATGCTCCTATATTTGTACTTAATCCATTTCCTAAAGGACTAACTGTTAATACTTTTGTTCCGGTACCTGATGATTGGAAAGTAACTTTGAAAAATGCAAAATCTGTATAATCTAATGTATTATGTAATTTAATAATTGATCCAAAGCCTATTTCATTTAACCATGTAGTAAGATCTGCACCTAGTTTGTCAGTAGTATTTATTGTTATTGTGTTTATATTTGCATATGTTGCATTATTTACTGTAAAATGACCATTTGCAATAGCTGTTGCTCTGTATTCCCACACGGATGAATTACCATCTTGACCTGGTTGACCAGTAGGTCCTGTAGGTCCACTAGGTCCTGTAGGTCCACTAGGTCCAGTAGGTCCTGTTGGTCCAGTTGGTCCGGTTGGTCCCGTAGGTCCAGTTGGTCCAGTTGGTCCAGTTGGTCCCGTAGGTCCACTAGGTCCTGTGGGTCCAGTAACACCTGTTGGTCCAGTTTGACCCAATCCTGCTACACCACTTGAATTATATTCTTCTAATATTAAACATGTGGCTGCACTTGCATCTGCGATTAAACCAACTGGGAATGTTGTATTATTTTCCAATTGATAAAATACTGTATAACTTATATCATTTAATGTGTTTGGTGAATCCATAAAATTAAACATGTAACTATCTGTAAAATCTGTTCCCGTTTTAGTTCCCATCAATACATCTTTACCGACTAATGTATTTGTATTTAATTCAGTTCTTACAACACCGATTGTTAATCGTTCATTAACAGCTGTACTGCTCTTGTATTTTAATTTATATTGCACTTTTACATTACTTTGTCCTGATTTAGGTTGTATGTTTAAACTATAACCTGCGGATGCTGCACTATATCCCGATATATCAACACCTGTAAAAGGAGCACTTGATGATTTAATTGTAGTCGTAGATGTTGAAAATCCAGTTGTTTTGTATTTATATTGGATGGTTATAGATGGTGTTCCTATACCTGTTGGGCCAGTTGGTCCAGTTGGACCTGTTCCTCCTAATCCAGTTACACCTGTAGGTCCTGTACCACCTGTATTACCTTTTACTACATATCCTATCATATATTCTTGGTTTAATGCAGGAGCTAGCTTTAATCCCCTACCTAAGAAACTTACTTGATAATTTTCTGTAATAATACCTTGAGTGAAACTAATAATCTTAAAAAATGCAAAATCTGTATAATCTGATGTATTATGTAATTTTATGATAGATCCTACATTTATTTCTCGTAACCATGTAGTTAAATTAGCTCCATACACATCTACGTGATTGATGGAAATATCTGTTAAACCAGCATATGTCACACCATTTACTGTAAAATGACCAGTTGCTGCTGTTGTTCTATATTCCCATACGGATGAATTACCATCTTGACCTGGTTGACCAGTAGGTCCTGTAGGTCCAGTTGGTCCAGTTGGTCCAGTCGGTCCAGTAGGTCCGGATGGTCCCGTAGGTCCTGTTGGTCCCGTAGGTCCTGTTGGTCCAGTAGGTCCACTAGGTCCAGTAGGTCCCGTAGGTCCAGTTGGTCCAGTTGGTCCCGTAGGTCCGGTAGGTCCAGTCGGTCCCGTAGGTCCAGTAGGTCCGGTAGGTCCTGTCGGTCCGGTAGGTCCAGTAGGGCCAGTTGGTCCCGTAGGACCAGTTGGTCCCGTAGGTCCAGTAGGTCCAGTTGGTCCGGTAGGTCCAGTAGGGCCGGTAGGTCCTGTAGGTCCAGTAGGTCCAGTAGGTCCAGTAGGTCCAGTAGGTCCCGTAGGTCCCGTAGGTCCAGTAGGGCCAGTTGGTCCCGTAGGGCCAGTTGGTCCCGTAGGTCCAGTAGGTCCCGTAGGGCCAGTCGGTCCAGTTGGTCCAGTTGGTCCAGTCGGTCCAGTCGGTCCAGTCGGTCCAGTAGGTCCAGTAGGTCCTGTCGGTCCGGTAGGTCCAGTAGGGCCAGTTGGTCCCGTAGGACCAGTAGGTCCCGTAGGACCAGTCGGTCCAGTAGGTCCCGTAGGTCCAGTAGGGCCAGTAGGTCCCGTAGGTCCTGTAGGCCCAGTAGGTCCACTAGGTCCTGTAGGTCCAGTAATACCATCCATTACATAACTAAAACTATATAAACCATTAAATAAGGCAGTTGCACTAGTTCCTACACCCAATAAACTTCCGAAATTTAATTCTACACCATTTGTTACTATAGATGTACCAACAACATCATAAAAAGCATAATCTGTATAATCATCTATACGATGTAATTTTATAATAAAACCTTGATCAATAAAACGTAACCATTCGGTCATGTTGGCACTTAAATCATCAATATTACTTATTTTTATTTTAGTTATATCACTATAGGTAAGTTCACGATTAGGTACAGTATCTTTACCTGTTTTAAAATAACCATTTGATATATCTGTTGCATATGCGTATGCAGTATCAAATTTCCATACACTACCATTACCATCTAAACCTATTTGTCCTGTTGGTCCTGTGGGTCCACTTGTTCCAGTTGGTCCTGTTGATCCTAAACCAGCAACACCACTTGAATTATATTCTTCTAATATTAAACAGGTGGCTGCACTTGGATCTCCTATTAAACCATTTTGATATGCACTTGTTGATTCTAATTGATAAAATACACTATAACTAATATCATTTTGTGTAGCTGGTGAATCCAAGAAATTAAATAAATAACTACCTTGATATGGTGCAGATGCAATATCCGTTCCTAATAATGTATCTTTTCCTACTAAAGTAAATGTACCATTTTCTTCTCTTACTACACCTAATGTTAATCTATTATTTGCATCTTGAGAGCACTGATATTTTAATTTATATTGAATTTTTACATTACTCATATTTGATTTGGGTTTTATACTTTTAATATATCCTGCTGATGCAGCATCATACCCTGAAAAATCTAAACCATTATAAGGTGCTGATGGTGATGGTGTTGATGCAGTTGAATTTATGAATCCTGAATTTTTATATACATATTGAACTGTAATGGATGGTGTTCCTATACCTGTTGGGCCAGTTGGTCCAGTTGGACCTGTTCCTCCTAATCCAGTTACACCTGTAGGTCCTGTACCACCTGTATTACCTTTTACTACATATCCTATCATATATTCT